TGTTGGCATTTTTAGTGATGATCACCATATCACTGTGGGCCCTGTTCACATATTATGCCAAAGAGTGGATCAAAAACAAGTTCAAATGATGAGGGCATGGCCAAACACTCATGTGGTCATTGTGAAGGTGTCTCAGTGACGCTTAAATGCACAAAAAACAGGCTGATCATTGCCACTCAACGCACAGCATCCACCTACAGTCTACAGTTGCATGGAGCATCTCATCACTGTGTGTCAGAACCATGGAATCCTTGGTCAGAACACTATGGTCAATCAACATCTGAATCACCTGTGTGTGTGAAAACACTGATCAAAGACATTTCGTCAACACCTGATCAACTGCGTGATGCATGGCCAGACATTTGGCATCTACGCAGGCGTGATCGTGTGGGTCAGATACTGAGTTTGGCAGTGGCCAGAGTGAGAGATCGATGGAACACTCATGATGTCAGCATCAGAGATCAATGGCTTGAGCATGACATCACCCTCACTGAATCAGACTGTGAAGCGGCCAGACTGAGCATTGATGATCAACTGAGTCAGCAGGATGTGTGGCCCTGTGATCACATCATCTACACAGAAGACCTTGTGGGTGCTGTGGCGCCAGACTCTGATGCATGGTTGATTGAGCCTCATTCACGTGTGCAGTCTGTGCCTTCTGTGGATCTAGGCGGTGCAAGGAGTGTGATTCGCAATCTCACTCAGTGTGAGCAATGGTGTGCACCAGCATAACTATCAGCATGGCAGGCTCCAGAAACAACAATCCCAACAGAGGTGCCATTCAAAAGAAGTTTCATCAAGAACGTGAAATTGTGCCCATCAAGATGATGCCTGGCGGCACCATTGCGGCTCGCTACAAGGATGATGAATTTTCCATCATTCGAGATGCCAATCACAAACCAATCCCTTTTAAACTGTTCACATCAAATTCATAGACAAAGGCTTACATACACACGATGACCACGCGACAAATTGCAATATTCATAATGTATGCCTGCATCATGTGGTGGATGTTGACATCATGTGTGAAGATGTCCTACTACAATGATTCTGGTGAAATGGATGCTGAGATTGTGATTAGGCCGTCTGAAGAGGCAGTGCAAGACACCATTGATTCAGGAGAAATCACCCCTGGAGTGAGTGCTGAGATTTCAATACCAATTGCTATTGACTAGCAACCTGAAGTGTCACAGGCGCAGGCACCACAACCACATGATGAGCAGGACCCACCGTTGGAACAGTGACAGGCGTGTGAACAAGTAATACATATACCGTTTGACATGTTAATATTTAACCACATCACAGGCATAGCCACAGTCTTTGGCAGTGAATTGATTGAGTGGTTTGGATGATCTAGTCACACGACCCACACAGAACTCCAAGGGCAGATCTTCAGCCATCACTGTGTGTTGACGGCACCATGCAGTGAATTCAGCAGATTGATACACTTCACGTCTGGCCATGGTTTGCGGTATGCACAGAGCACCAAATGTGCCCCATTGGCCTTGAACATCGTCTTCTCTGGGGTCATCATGCTCCAGAAAGGCCTGCATCACTGATTTGCCTCGAATGGATGTGTTGAGATACACTGCCTGTGGATCATCTGTGGGCCATCCCAAGCATTGTGATCTAAGATCAGTGAGATCCAGCCATTGCCCTGAGCGAGTGTTGTCCCAACGTGCAGGCCAAATCAGCAGGTCTGTGTGATGTGGAAACTGTTGGTTGGCCCATGTGCGGTGTGGTGTGTGAACATATCGTTCAAGATCATGCACAGATTCATTGATGTGATCCACCACAGCCAACCATTCTTCAAAGGAACGATCATCAGGTGTGTGTTGTTCTGCTGTGGTGAAATCTCTGTGCAGTCGATTGAGGCATTCATGAGTGAACTCCAGTTCACCTGCATCACAGTGATAACCCCATGCCTGCATCTGTGCATAGGCATCGCGAATGATGTCAAATCGATCTGCCACCATCTGTTGATCAGGTAGCACAGGCAGATTAAACACAGGGTCCTGTGCCAGTGAATAGGGTTGACCTGCATACAGTGAACACCATGCATCTGCCAATTCCTTGGTGACAAATTCAATGTCTATCTGTTCTTGTGTGGCAGAAATTATTGCAATATGAGTCATTATGTATATTTAGAACTCGGACCCAGAAAATGATTCATTTTTGATGATGACCTCATCGTGCGATGCCTCTAAAAATGGTCCAATTACCATCACATCATCACAATCAAATGATTCAATTTTGTAGGCATTTGCAGTCAAGAAAAAAGGGGACAGTTGCCTGCCCCCTCACACAACAAACACTCCTATCATCTAGGAGTCTCTTTAATTCAATCTTTTTTATGAACGTCTAGATGCACCAACACCCCGGCCACAATTATTGCCAGCATCATCATGCTCGCAAATTGCACAGGCCATCCCACGGCCCACACAGATTGAATAAACTGCATCATATCAATTGTTTCAATTTCTTTTTGGCGGCAGTGCCTCTGTAGCAGAGTGCATAGTGTTCTTCACAGTAGGGCACACCAGTCTGCACCGTTTTGTGACCACAGTAGAAATTATCTTCTTGATCTTTGCCACCAAAGACATACTGGCACTGACGCCCTTCAATGATGTCAGTGGAGTATTGATCCCTTGGCTTGAGATTGTAAATGATTGCTCGTAATTTTTTGTCCATTATGAAAAGATCCCCCTTCTTTCAATATCTTTGCCTTCTTCTCTTTCACTCTTGCTTGGTTCAGTCCATATTAGGGGGCCTTTGACAGCCATCCATCCATGTATCTTCAGAACCTTTGCCATATTCTCCACGGCCTCTAATCTGTTAGTTCTTGTAGGAAAACCATCATCGGACAGGTCTAACTTGATCTTGTTGAACAAGTCCATCAACTGATCTATTTCTTTTTTGTTCATACTAGTGTCCTCTCTTCATACAAGTGACGTCTGCCACTACTTTCCATGAATCTGGTCTCATCTTAATAAGTTCTGCCAACTTGATGGCCATTCTCAAACTAAGTTCATTGATCCTATTCATGTTGTCTGCCATGTAGTCCATGATCTGTTGTTCCACTGACTTGACATCATCAAAGTTGTATTCATTCAACATACCTTGATCAATCACTGACTTGATCCTCAACATCTTGTCTTCTGCAGAGTCAATGGTAAGATCAATGTAGTGACATCTTGACATCAGTGCAGATAGATGATCCTGCAGTTTCTTGGATCTCACAGAATCAAACTTCACATTGGTGATGAATATCACAGCACCTTCAAATTCAAACTTGTCAGGTATGCCTTCTCTGTCCAACACTCTGGATTCTGTGTTCCATTGTATCATTCTCTTCTTGCCTGAGTCCAATGCGGCTTTCAGTATGTTCAAAGATAGATCATCGAATAAAACTGTGTCACAATCGTCAAACACTATCACAGAGCCTTTGGCAGAATACTCATACAATTTTTTGTAGAGTCCAATGGCAGATGTAGCACCTTTCACCACTTCCCATCTCTGTTTGTTTTGTAGTGTGTTGAACAAGTTGGCCTTTTGCAGTTGATTGGTCACGCCATAACTTTTGCCAACACCTGGAGGGCCTGATAGTATCAATGCTCTCACTGTGCCTTCTGAGCATCCTCCAGCCATGTCATCCAGGATATCAAATCTCTGTTGGATGTCTGCCAATCTTTCTGCTTCAGTCTTTTGTTGTTTACGTGGAGCAGGGATTGTAGATGTCTTGTTGCTTTCAAATTCATCTTTGGAAATGATCTGAATGGATTCAGGTGACTTCACCTTGATGCGACAGTTTCTTGGCTCAATGCCAGGCACTTCTGTTTGTGAACCATCCACTGTGACGTATAGTTGTCCTTTTGGATTCCTTGATAATGAGCCAACCAGTGGAAATACTTCGTCAGCAATAACATGGCGTCCGTAATCGCCGTTTTTAATACGGATGAATTGTTGTGTGTTTGTTGTCATGTTTTTAGTTTACTTCTCCTTTGGAATGTGTCAACTGATGAACACAAGAAACAGTAGAAAAATAAGAAAGGAAAATTATGAACAAAAATAATATTAGACCATTGTTCCTTGTGTTCATACTATTATAATATTACCATATGGTAATCTGTCAACCAATGCAAACGGCTGATTATTAAGGGTTTTTTTGAAATAAAACGCAGGCGAACTAGCATTCATGACGAAAGTCCGCCCACGAGTTTCATTGATTGGAGGTCGAATGAAACTGTTAATTTAGAGTCATCGACGGTATCTGATCTGTTGATACTGTGATTACGAACTCTCCGTCCTCCACTTTGAAACCAACTGATGCTTCTTCCATGCCCACAGGCAGTTTCTTCCTGTTGTAGAGATATTCTCCTATGGCCTGCGAAAGATCGTCGGCACTCATTTTAATTTTTACATCTGCCATCATATACTCCTTACTGTGTTGGTAATCCATTCTAACAGTTGCACAGAATATGCCTGCACGGTGGGAAGCATCTCCTGTCCAATGGGTGTGGTGGCCACAAAATAACCTATGGCAAAACCAATGATCAATTTCATTAGATCACCTGCCTCATCTGTTCTAAATTTTCTGCTTCTGCTTCATGCAGTTGTCTTTCAAGTTCTTTGATTGAATTATTGAGATCATGCAGTTGGTCTTCCAGAATGGCTAACCAATTGCCTCCAGCCAACTCAATGTCTGTTTCTAGTTCTGTTCTTTCATCATACAATGCTCTCAACATATTATTGCATCGCTCTACGGTTCTACTGTTCATATTGTATCCTCCTCAATGTGTCTTTGACCATTTGATGTGACTCTTCATGCCACGATTCATCCCAAGTGCCTGCTTCTGTTTTCTGTTGAATGGCATAAACTGTTTGAGCAGTTTGCAGAACTTGTCCAGCAGTGATGTTGCCATCATTGCCACCTGATAGGGCCATCCAAAAGCCTGTGACTATTCCTGTGATGTTCATATTAATATTTTAACACCGTTTCCAAATGTGTCAATCATCCTTGGTTTTCTTTTTCGAACGGTTGAATTCGTCGTTGTAAGCCTGTGCATGATGATCCAACCATTGTATACCAGAAGCGTCGGACTTTCTATCATAGTCACCTTGTTGAGCATCAACAGAATTTCGTATCGTGCCATATTCTTTTGAATCAGGAATTGTTTCCCACCATGCACCATGAAAGTCTTTGCCATCATCATAACCATCGGAACCACCATCCACTAATTCAATATATTCTTGCCCTGATTGATCATATCCTTTTGAGTCGAATCTAAAAGGCACTTTAACTTTTCTATCTTCTGGTATTATTTCGCCTGCTCTGGGCCATCTTTCTTCAGCAGTAGGAAATCTATCTGTTTCTTGTATTTCATCTTCTTCATATGGTTCAACATCCCCTCTACACTCTTGCCACATCATGTCTTGATGAATCTCAATTGCTTCCCACAAATTCTCATGATATTCTTCTGGCATTTCCTCGTCTTCATTTTCTTGTAGATATGGCTGTATAAAGTTGAATCTATCGCCTAATTTTTTAAAACAATCCTTGCCTTCTTCAATATCCATATAGTAATCCTCATAGCCTCGAGGTCCCCATCCTGCCACGCCATAGAAACAAGGTGCTTCATCTTCATAGGTGCATTGTGCCAACAGATTTGGATCCTCTTTTCTCAATTCAGACACAATCCAGTTGAATCCTTTTTCAGGCCAGCCCCATGCAGACGTGCAGTGAATTCGATCAAGGTCATACTCTTCGAAGAAGCACCATTTGGGTCCTATGTGGTCATGATACCATTCATAGTCTGGATGCTCTGGGGCGTGTTCCATTAGTTCATGAAAGTTTTCTAATTGCCCTCTGCCTTGTTGCATTTCGTTCCATCTCAGCATCATGGCCAACTTTTCTTTGGCCTTGGCATTAATTCTTAAAAAATATAGATGTGAACCAACATGATTAGCCATTTGTTTTATTGTAAACCAAAATATTTGTTCCTATCACTTTAGTCACTTTATCTTGGAGTCTCCATTTATCGATATTATTAATATAAAAGTCTTCCACCTGTTCAAAATCGTCAAACATCCATTTGGTTATTTCTGTGCCCAAGCCAGTGATGATCATGCCTTTACGGATGGTCTTGCCACTGGCTTGACTGTTGTCATTACTTGTCTGTGGCTTTTGATCCATGTGTCATCATTTCATCAAATAGTCTTTCAAACACACGTCCTGCCTCATTGTCCCTACTCTTAATTCTCAACATCATTTCGTCGATTCTTTGTTCCAAGTAATCAACCTCCATCATTAGATAATCAATGTCTCCTTCGAGATTGTTCATGCGTTCTTTTTTTTGTATAGAGTTCTTGGTGATTGAAGCAGAGCCTAGAAAAACAGTGATAGCCAATATCACAATCGAGGCACCAAACAATACACTGCCGAAATCCATTGTTCTTAGTGTTTTGGTCATTGCAAACTCCTTTGGTTGCGGGTTAATAAAATTGTTCCTCCTATGCATAGGATACACTATATCTTGTATCTGTCAATCACATCAAATGAGTCAAAAGGATTATTGATATCAATACCAACGTGATCAATCCAAATAGTTTTTCAAAATTCAATTTTTTCTCACTCCACAATTCTGTTCATTTGGTTTTTCGTCCCATTCAATCTTCTTGGCTTCTTCTTTTTTGCTCCTTGATACTTTGATACCAAAAGAAAAAGTGTGGTCTTCTTCACATTTAAGACATTTGTCTTGTTCATCATCAATGTATGATTCACATTTGGGACAAGTTTTCATCTTATCTTGCTGGCCACTTTCTTGGAGTGCCAACAGTTGGCATGACGTGAAAATCCAATACATTCGCAGGTCAGTCCTTGTTCTGTGACATGGACATGATGTGTCTTGCCTGGCGATGATTTAGATTCAAAAGGATAAGTGACACCCACAAAAGGATGTCCTTTCAAATTAACACCTGGGATATCAATGTATCTGGTTTTGAATTTGATGTATTTGTTCACGCCACTTCTAACAAGTTTTCACCACCTAAATCAAAGTAATCATGATCATGTCCTCTAATGGCCAAGTCTGTGGCATTACATTCTTGAATATGAAGAGTGGTTTGATAATATTTTGGTTGACCTTTGTCCTTGCCATAGTCCCATTCAGGATGTTCCATGTCCATTGTGGTCACATAGATCTTGGCACTTTTGTAAAGACTAAAATTTTTAAGATACTTTGCCACATCGCCACATACTCTATCCTCCAGTTGCTGTCTTGTGTCTGTGGGTTGAGCCACAGTCAATACATGAAACATGAGATGATCCACTTCACACCATTTTTTCTTGCCATAGTCCCAAGTCACATAAGTTGAGGCTCTGGCCACATTGACGTCATCGTGATAGTTTTGTGCCACAAGATGTTTCTTGATCATTCTTGCGTGTAGTCTTGCTGACCTTTCATCCATTCTTGGATCTTTGTCTTTGTGATACCACTGCATTATGCCACCTTCCTTTCCTTCATTCTTTCAAGATGTCTCTTGAGCATTTCAATATGCTCATGGATGGCGTCTGCTTCTAATGGCTTCATTGTCTGATTGTTGTAGTCAGCATAGAACCATTCGCCTCTGGCCTTGCCCAAGTAGTCAGTCTTGCCTGTGTCCACCTTCATGAGATAGATGTATTCTTCGCCTGAGTTGAAGCCATTTGCCAAGTAGTCTGCTTCGTCTTTGTAGACTCTTGCCTCTTGATCTTTTTCACCTCTGTCTCTCATGTAGTAGACATTCTGATATTCATAAGTCTCGCAATCCCTATCATCAAAATCAATCTTGGTGCCAATGAACTGACCCCACTTGGATGAGTTGCCCAATTCAATTGCTTCACCGACTTTCTGAGAATCGGTCCAGTGATCTTCTAGATTGTATCCAAGTCCACCAGGATAACCATCCCAATGTTGATATGAGGCAATGATTGTGCCATCTTCTTTTTGTAATCCTATTCTTGCTCTTGTTGCCATTTACGACCTCCTTGTGTAAAATGTTTTCTTAATACTATTATAAAACCAATCAACAATCTGTCAACTAGTCTGCCCTACTTTCCATGTAAGCATCCATGCCATACTTTCTCAACACGGCCACAAATGCATCACAACCCATTTCTTTCAAGTCCATTGACTGTGTGAAAGACTCACGGACATCACCCATGAAGTCATAGTAGGATATGGAGTATCCACCATTCCAACCTTTGTCACCAATTTTTCTTTCTTTCAACCATTTCACAAATGATCCTTTTGCAGGACGAATCTTAACATTGGCAAAACCACAATACATTGGCTCTTCATGTTCAGCGAGGTAATCATGCACCGCTTTCTTGCCAGCCTCACTAGCCTCGATCCATATTCTACCTGGTTCAACGCCTCCAGCATTAAACTGAAGTAATTCTTTGTTCTTTTCTAAAGTATCTAACATAAACGACCTCCTTGTTGTTTTTGTTGTTAATATTATAATATATTCTGATGGTAATGTGTCAACCTACTAAAAAGTCGCATAAAATATGACTTTTTATTAATATATTTCGTGGACTTTATAATTTTCATGAAGTATTTGGATATCTAAATCACTTTTTTCAATTTCTGATTTGATATAATCAATGATAGTCTTTACTCCTGTCTGATCAAACTCTGTTCCTTTAGGACCTAGGTAATTGTCGTCTAGCCATTCTCTCTTTTTCTTTGCTTCGTGTGGTTTCCATCGAACATCAAAAAATTGTCTTTTGCAATCCTTCTCCAACGATCTAATATGATGTTCATTGCCGCTCCAGGTTATAGGCATATACATCCAATCACCGGAGTGATCAATATAGTGCCATTGTCTACCATCTAGGTCTGTGGCTATGCCAAACCCAGGCCTACCTATCCTATTGATTATGGTATATAGGTTATAATTTTTATTCATCGCCACCCTGCTTATAACTATCATCCCAATAGTCAACAAGGTCTGGGTATCTATTCAATATTTCTGCAGGCAATTTCTGTTTACCACCGTTTGCCTTGTATAATTGCAATAAGGCACAGGCATATCCTTTGTCCGGAGCAGTCTTCACCTTTACATTGTTGATATCTAAATAATATTTTTGATAGACATTCTTGTAAGATAAAGCAAATTCACTTAAATCATCAAAATAAGTTTTAACCAACCCTGCAATCTCTTTCAAAAATTTGTTGTCATAACTGAATCCTTCTGCATCACCAAAGTCTTTAAATATGAACCACAAAGATACATGGATTGTCTTATGATGGAAATATTCATTGTGCCATCTAGATGCCTCTGCCACTGCCGTCTTATCCATTAAATTGTATGTTCCAAAGTTAGTGAAAGCCCCAGGAAGATGAGCCAATGAATTTTCTGCTGGAACAGGAAAACTTAAATTTTCTTCAACAGCCGAAAGTCTTTCTTCTGCTTCAACTTCGTCTTCAAAAGTTCTATCTCCATCAACTCTTACTGAAAGAACTTTACCTCTCAAAATATTAAATGGTGTCTGTTTTTCTTGCCCTGCACCATTCCAAAGATTAAAGGCTCTTCTAGCAATGGCATCATTGTCTGTTTCTATATAAGCCATTTCCAATTCAAAGTCTTGCCAAGCACCTGTATATCCTTTTACTCGTCCTTCTTCTATTAAAGTAGCCACAACCGTTGTGGTATGTTGACCATTAATATTCTTAATTGTTCCATCTGACATCACTTGAACATAAGGTGTTTGTATGTAATATTCACCAAACTTCTGATAATGACATATTCTATTTGAACAAGCCTCAGTCACTAAGAGTCTTTGTATGTCCTCATCAATCATAGTGTCACCTAATCTAAACTTTTTAATCTTAGGGAGTAAGTCCACATTCATAAACTTGTTATTATCTTTCCAATTTCTCATTTGGGCCTTCCATAGGTTAGACCTTCTCAATTGTTTAACTCTATCTGCTAATGGCACCAGTTTCTTTTTTGTATTCTGCAATGGATTCAAAATTTCTAATTTTGAGTCCTCTCTGTCTCGCAGTTTTGGATTGAAAGGATAACTTAATTCCTCAACCTGTTTGTTCTCTTCTGTCATCTCAACATTTCTCCCCACCAATGCCCACTTTGACGCACAGCAAGGTCAATGGCCTCTTGTTTGCCTTCAGGAGTATTAGGTGTTTCATATCTTGCTTTCCAATCCCATGTTTCAGAATGAAAGTCATATCTTGGCCTAGGAAACTTGTAGCCATTTAATCTGACTTGCCACCCATCGTATTCTTCTATTTCACCATCTTGATGCTGGAAGGTTATGCCTCCATATTCTGCTGATGTTTTGATTGATGCAGATGATCTTAACTCCATCAATTCTGAATGTTTAGGATCTTTCACTTGTCCAAAATGCCCCATATATTTTGTTTCCCACCATGGCGTACCTTGGCGGTTCCATAGCCAAGAAGCCATAGGATCGAGTTGCCAATTTTGTGTGCCCCAAACACCAAGTTCACAAGTCTCACGTTTAATAACCTATGATCTCTTTCCATGTGTTGCCATCTACTGGATGATACTGGCCACCTTTGAATACTTCCAAATCACTTTTGTGAAACTCTAGTCTGCAATCATCAGTTTCTGCGTGATCATCTTCAATCACAACCTTGTTGCCAAGATCTTCAACCACAATGCCTGTGATGTATGGTTCTGTGATAGTCTTAACTCTGTCTCCTTTAAGCCACATCATACATTCTCTCCTGTTCTGTGTCATTCCAATATTCACTGATCTCACGCCATTCCAAGGCTAATTCACCATCAGACATATTGTCATAACCTTTGAAGCCATGTTCAAATCTGTGTGCCACAAATCCAAAGTCATTTGCTCCAGCACCTTTCATCATCAGCCTTACATCGTCTGCAACCAAACGATCGATGAGTTGTTGACGAGTCAGACCGTCTGATGTAATGATATCACTCATAAATCCACCGCCTTCAATCTTTCATCTGCTTCCTGTTGAGTCTGTTCAGGCAAGTCTTCAAAATAGTCCATCAGTATCTGATAGGCCACTTTCCATTTGTTTTCTGATGAGTATCCTTCTCCTGGATCCACATATTCTTCATGTTCTTTAAGCATACACGACCTCCTTTGTGTTGTCTAACCATATTTTAGCATCATTCTTCGCTTCGTCAATCATGCCATTGTCGTAAACAAATGACATCAAATCATAGTGTTCATCCAGATAAGCACCCCCTATGGCAAATGACCCTAATTCAACGCCATTCAGCATACACTGAACATTAACCACTGACCATTCTGCTGAACCATTCTCAACCTGTTGTTCCATGTAGTCAACATCATAGTATGATTTGCCTGTGTCTGGATTGATGGAATCATCAAACATGTCTCTGATGCGGACTTCCTCTGGTATTGTTTGAATGATGATGTCAAAGGGTGCATGGTATTGACGCTCTCTGTTGTCCCATCTAAGCATGGTCTTCCTCCTCTTCTTGGACATCCACTGTTATGGTATATGAAATACCTGTGATGCCCTTTGAGTCTTTGAATGCGTCCTGTTCTTGGACAGTTTCCCATATCAGTTCAGAGACATATTCTTGATCCCTTTTGCTGAAGTTTTCGTTGATGCCAACTATCTGTTTAATCATGCTAATAATCCTTCCTCTGAAAATTCTGACCATGTGCTTTCAAACTTTTCGTCAGTGATGTCAAATGCATACTGATCCCATGGTTCAGTGTCTGTGGCCTTCAAACAAGATACAATCACCTTGTAGCCACCGGAATACCACTCGAGTGTTTCTTTAATCAATTGAACTTCTTCTTTGCTAGAAGTATCTGCGAACAGACATCCGTTTGTCCATTCTAGTCTTGGAGTGCAATCAAAGCCAAAATGTTCGATGAACTCTTCTTTTATTGTAATGTTTGCTCTTCTTTCAAATCCCATATCAACGACCTCCTTGTTGTTGTCTTATTATTATAATATTACCAATCTACAATCTGTCAACTAGGCAGACTGTAAAAATTCCTCCGCCTGCTGTGGTGTTATTGGATCTTTACCCATTCCAACCAAATCCTGATTGGTTTGATCAATCAGAGCCTGATGAGCATTTGCAAGAGTAGGAGCATATCCCCATCTACGAGCCAATCTGGCCATTTCAGGAGAGCAATAACCTTTGCTCTCCAATATTGTGAGCGGAGCCTCTTGATTGGCTCTCTCCAAGTATTCTTCACAAGTGAAGTTTTTGATCAAAAAGTTCATAAACTTTGTGGCAGATGATTTAGGAACATACTTGAAACGAGCGATAAAATGTCTATCAACTCCATCATCATATGTCAAATATCCACCTGAGTAAGAAAAGTTCTCTTTGATGAATGTGTTTGTTGTTGTCATACTATTATAGTATTACCATATGGTAATCTGTCAACCACCACGAGAACTGTTGATTTTAGCGATGTTTTGGGATAATTTCCAATGCTCTAGCCAATGCTTCTGCTTCAGATAGGCCAGATTCTATTAGTTCATCAAACCGTTTGGCTCGTTCCTGGGGAAGACGCCTTGTAGGCACCTGCTCCCCTTTGAACCAATTGGATCGTCTGTTAGGATCTTTGTAATGTGTTTTTGACTTTGCCACTATTTGTTATAAAGAGAAACACGTTCAGCATCTGCCTTGACACAATCTCTCATGAATGTCAGTTGTGTTCTAGGACCTCTGAAACGCCTTTTCAGTTTCAACATCTGCACCAACTGTTCAATGGTTTCTTCATTGCCACTGATTGGGATCTGTTTGGCCACTGCCTTTTCTAATGGGTGTGCCTTGTGTTGCTCTAATAGTGTTCTACATTTTCTTGGTAAGAACCAAAACTTCAATGTATCAACTTTTCCGTTTATTGCCATTCTTAGCCTCCTTTATCATTTGATCCACCATCTTAATCATCCTATTGATCTGCTCATCGGTGGAGTGAGGAGCATCTGGATTCTTGATAGCAGACTTTAATATCTTAAGATCTGCTTTCAAAACTTCTAGTAGGTTAAGCAAGATTCAACTCCTTCTTACCATCTTCATACCATTCTTGAACTTCTTCAAGTTCGTTTTCACGGTCCGTAATCCTTTGTTCAAGTATACTATAATGAGCATTAATGCTTTCGCCATCTTCGTGATCTGTGAAGAACTCATCCTCTTGCTCTTCAACACTATAAGTTCTATCGTCACCATCTGACCACACCCCCATGAAGTCAACACCTGGTTCATAGTATGTGGCATAGATTGAAAAGTCCTTGCCTTTTGCAGTCATCTGATCTAACAATGCATCATAGAATCTAGTTGGCGGTGACCATGCAGTTTCAAAACTAACTTGGATGCTGGATAATTTCGGATTTAGCCAATCAATGGATATGTCATCAATACAAGGTTCTGTGGCATCCCACTTGGTCCCCCAGTTTTTTATATTCCAATCATACCAATTGTCTGCACCATGTTCCTTTATTAGTTGAGCAGAATTTTCCTTCTGCCAATCAGGCTTAGCCGATTCAGAACCAGATACCGAGTCTTTTAATGCATCAGGCATAGGAACCAAAGACTGAAACAAACCATCTTCTTCTACAGCCTTTCTAATCTTTTCAATTTTTGAAGGACTGCCTATGAATTCAACTGTGTTGGAACACCAATTAGGCATGACCCACCTCCTGTGTATGCTCTCCATATATCATGCCAAGATTCTGTAAGACTTCTTCTGGGGCACTAATAATCATATCACCATAGGTCTCAACCATGTGTGTTTCAAATGTCTGATAGTCTATGTGATTGTTTGATTCTCTAATAGCAATTTCATAGAATTCATCTTCTTGATCCATTGCCCAGGATTTTACTTCTCCCATTTGCGACCTCCTTGTCGATTAATTAATATTATAATAATTCCTTTTTCCAATCTGTCAAGTCCCCGTAAAAGAACGAATAATTGGGGTTTTTTTCAGATTTTTCAATGACTTTGATGTAATGATTAGTGGCCTCATACCAACCATAATAACTTGTATTGGTATTGAGTTCGTCACCATCCATAGCACTTTCCATCACTGATTTCTGTTGCTCCAGAAAGACTTTGAAGTGGCGAAGTGTTTGTTTGTCAACTTTCATACTCCTATTGTAAAGCCAGTTGGTATTGTGTCAACCAACAGTGGAGTCAATTAATGCGTCAGCCAAAGCACGAGGTTTGAATTCAAGATACGAAGGAAAATTATAACCAAGATACACAGAGGGCATCACTGTGTCTTGATGATGCAGACGTGGTTTGACAAGATTGAGAAAGTGCGGTTCATCAAACTGAATGCCTTGGTGTTCTGCACCAACGATCTTGATCATTTGATCTCTCACAATCACACCATCCTTGACAATGGTGTCATTGAGTTTGCCTTGTATGAACATTCTCACAAGGCTGGTTTGATTTGGTATGGTCACAGTGATGCTTCCTTGGTCAGGCAATGTTTTGTTGATGAGAATTTTTTTGTCTGCAGATATCATCACAATGGGAGACAAATCATAATCAATGTGCACCACAAACTCGCCAGATGTGATCACGCTTCTGCTCTCTTCAAGGTTGATCTATACATCATATAACTTGCATTGTGTTCCAACAACATCTTGTCCAGGATGTGTTTTCTCTGTTGTCTGGTTTGTTTGTTGACCAAAGCATTGTGCCAATCCATTGGACGAGAATGATCAACTGTGACTATACGTTCCAAAGGAGAATTTCTATTGATGCCTGTGATGGATACGTTATGTGATAGAATGGTATTTTTGCGTTGAAGCAAAGGAATCAACTTGCGATATTGATCAAAGTCTTGATCAGTTTCAGTGGGATAACCTACCAACCAAACAGCCACTGAGATGATGCTTTGATGTTGATTGCATCTTTCAATAAAACTTGTGATGTCTTGCCATCCATACAATTTTTTCATGTGTGTCAACACAGAGTCGCTCACGTGATCAAAACCAACTGACAGGTGTCCTTTGGTGGCGGCAATCAACTCAAACATCTTATCTCCAAATTGATTGATAGGTTTGACTGCAAACTGTGAACTCCAAGTGATGTCATGGCGATTGTGTTGATCCTTCCAGTCATAAAATCTTTCTAACAGTTCAATGAATTTAGAATTACTTGCATTGATGGTGTTGTCTGGAAAAGATATGTGACTGACCTGACCATTCTTGTCGTAATGGTTGATCTCTTTGATCACATCAAGTGGTTCTCGCATCACAAATTTTGGCCAAGTGTGCCAAACATCACAGAAGGTGCATTGTTTGACACAACCTTGAGTGAAATGTATCTTGATACCACGTTGTCCTTCATGACGATAATCATAGTGATAATAATTAGGTATATTAATTTTTCTGTCTAGATCATCTTGCAGTGATTGTGGTGGCAAAAATCCAAGATGAGGAAAGGCATCGTGTGCGAAATATTGTTTGCCACGCTGTGAAAATCCACTAGAAACCCAATCTGCCATGGTTTTGACTGTTTCGCCTAGGAACATCACGTCACTTAAGCCTATGGCCAAGGTCCAGTCTGCCCATTCACTCTGATTGCCTTCTTCTCCAGGTGCTCTCACACCTTGTCCTCCTGCGCCTAACAACACCTCCTTGCCGTGCCTGAGTCTCAGCATTGAGTGTACCAAAGTTAACCAGGCTCTGCTTTCAACCGTGAACACACAAGACAACACAATGTCCTCTGGTGCAATCACATCAATCACTTCAGCAACAGAGGATCTCACATCTTCGATTGGCAGTAATGACTTGCCTAAAATGCCATAATCCTCTATGATGTTCCAATGTTCTGTGTCATGGAATCGTTTGGTGATGGCATGATTGATATCCAACACCTTGACTGGTTGATTCAATTCTGTGAGGATGTGTTCGATTTCTTTGAGACCCCATGAGAAGGTGTCATCTAATCTGGGCAGTTGTAGAAGCCATATGGTCATCGTGTTATTTAGGCATGATTTGACCACACTGAGGACAGATGTCAGAATCTGACACAATGGCACCACAATCTATACAAGATTGAACAAAAGGTAAGGTCATACAAGTAATTATCGCTGTCTATGAAGGCCAAGATATAAGTGGTCTAAGTCTTTTGGCCACTCGGTCTTCATAGGTGTATCGTTGCAGTCTAGCCATCACTGATCTGTTGTGATCACAGATTTCTTGTAATTGTTGATGATCGTGTGCTCCGCTGACAAATTCAAACATCGCATCCACTGCCTTCTCTGTGCGGCTTTGCCAATCAGGTTCTTGATCATATGATTCATCAATCAAAGGATTAAAGGTTCTAAAACCAATCCTTCTAAGTCTTGCCAGAGTGTTCTGTGCGGCCACCACCACAAAGGCCATACCTGCGGCGATTGGTTTGGCAATCTTTTCGTCAAATTCAAAATATTCCAAGTTGGCGGTGGGGCACAGTTCAACCAGATTGGTCAGATGCCATTCAGCCAAACTATGGCCATGATTGTGAAAAGGGTGTGGATTATAGTTTGACAACCTTTTGTAGTGTCTAAATCTCTGCCTTTCATCTCTGGTCAGACTTGTGTGATCAATGCCTGCAGGCTGTCTGAACATAAAAGGATACAGTTCAGGTCTGTGATGGCCTTGATGAGTGGCCTCATCATAACAAAACCATTCTGAGCCTGTGAATCCTGTCATGTGTTTGTCTGCTATGACATCCAATATCTTGTGCCTGTGGCGATCTGCTCGTGTCATGGTGCAACACCAACCCCTGCGTTCTGCAATAGAAGGCACAGAATCCAACCATTGTGTGTGATAGAACGACCAAGTCAACAGAGTATTGACGTGGCCAGATTGTGGAGGAGTCAACCAAGCGTCACCATACACTATTTCAAAGTCTTTGTGATAGTCTGCATATAGAAAATCTCTAGTGGCATCAAATCCAAAACCTATTTTTTTGTTCTCGATGTAAAGAACTCTGCATCTGCCTCCATGAAGGTCCTGATGATTGCTCACTTCGATTCTACATCCTAATCTTAGTGTGACAGGTAGGCATTTGACATCACCTATAATGTGTTCACAAGGCTTTGGCAGCCTTTGGTTGATCAGAATGAGTTGTCGTTCATCCAACGAGTCTATGTCAATGCCTGTGAGTGTTTTCATTCAATAGTAATTAGTGGCCGAAGTTTTTTGGCAATCCTTGACAAGTAATCATGCCGTCTGATGCGACGGAAAGTCTGTTGATTGTGATCACACACAGATTGAATATGTTCAAGATTGTTTGGAGATTGAACAAATTCAAACATAGCCGCCACAGCCATTTCTGTTCTGATCTTCCAATTAGGTTCTTGATCATAGGATTCATCTATCCACGGATGGAACGTGCAGAATCCCATTTTACGCAGACGATATAAAAATCCTTGACTAGCAACCATCACAAACGGCATACCTGCTGATATTGGTTTGTAGATTTTTTCAGTGGGGTCAAAATATCTTGTGGTCGTTTCGGGCACCAACTCAACCAGAGTCTGTGCGTGCCATGGTCCTAATGATTTGTGATCTGCATCGCCAGATATCACTGGAAATGTTTTCAATAATTCCATATTGCCCGAGCCAAGCAGATTTTGTAGACTTTTGCGATGAGGTTTGCGAAACATATGTTTGAATAGATCTTTGAAGTTGTGGCCTTGATCATAACAAAACCATTCCGAGCCTGTGAATTGATTTTGGTACTTGGTTATCAACAGTTCACTGATATAATCTCTGTGTTGATCTTTACGGAACATGGTGCAACACCACCCTTGCCTTTGAGCCAGTGATATCTGTTCCTGCATCACTCCAGTCTTCCAAAGATAAGGCGAATAAAGATGATCAATATGATTGGAGTATTTGGCGTGAAGTGAAGATTCTCCAATACACAGTAGATATTCATTTGGATTTTTTTCAAAATCTAAGGTTGAATCGGGCCCCCAATTTACTTTTTTGCCATCAATTAGTATGGCAGGAGCGTTGCCATCGTGCCATTGTGGTTTGTCAGACAGTTCTATTCTACAACCCAATCTGAATGTGACAGGAAATGCTTGGATATCACCAAATACATTTTGTTTAGGCCGTGGTAGTTTTTGATTGATAAGGATTTGCTCTCTAAGAGACAAATTAGTTGTATCTATCTTATTGATATCCATCAAGAAAAAGTTATGAGCCTTTTCAATTTTTTTGCAGTTCTTTTAAGGTTATTGTGTTTTCCAATCTTGACCATGATGTTTTGATTGTGTTTGCATATTTCTGCAACCTGTTCTAGTTGTTGTGGAGATTTTGAAAAATCAAACATGGCGTCCACTGCCATTTCTGTGCGTTTACGCCAATTGTCTTGTGTATCATATGATTCGTTGATGTAGGGATGGAAAGTTTTCAAACCCATTTTACGCAGACGGTATAGAAATCTATGACTGGCAACCACCACAAACGGCATACCTGCTCTGAGAGGTTTTGCCATTTTTTCAGATGGGTCAAACCAATCAACTGTTGCTTCTGATACTAATTCAATCAAACTTGTCCTATGCCATGGACCTAATAAATGTCCTAGGTCTCCACCTGCGGAATTTTTGATGCCTCCTAGGAATTGATTTGTGTGTGATTGGTGCTTATCAAATGTGTCTGTGAACGTGCGATCACTCCAGTTTCTTGATGGTTGGTTATCTATACCATCACAAGATTCAATGAAAGCGGCTTTACCTCCTTGAGGACTTCTGAACATCAAATCAATGATCTCTTTTTGACTTTCATCGATACCATCATAGCATAGCCATTCATTACCTTGGAATTTGTTCATATGTTTGGATTTTATAATATCAATTATACAATCTCTCGTGGGACGTCTTTTTGACACCGTGCAACACCAGCCTTGTCTTTGCTCAATTGGTATATCTAATAAATTTTTTTCACTAAATCCAAAAAATGTTGAAGGATAAAAACTGTCAACGTGATTTTTATATCTCCCACCCAAACTTGAGTCACCTATACAAAAGTGATCTCCACCTATGTCAATAAAATCTTGTGTGGCATCACTGGCGTCATTTGAAAAACTAGGATATGATATTTTTTTACCATCCAATAAAAAACAATTTTCTTTTTTCAACCATTGCCTGAGATCATTTTCAGGCAAAATTTTTATTTGACATCCCATTAGCAAGGTCATAGGCAAAACTGACATATCGCCTATGATTTCTTGATCTGGTTTTGGCAATCTTAAATTGAGTTTAAGTCTTTGCACGTCAGTCAATTTGATAAGATCTATGCTGTCTAGGTTCATAAAAAATACTTATAGATGACAAAGGCCCGGAAGATTAGTTCCGAGCCTTGCTTTCATTGATTGGAGGTCGAATGAAATTTGTTGCTTAGTCCTTGCGGGACTTCGACCCATTGCGTTTGCCATCATCGAATAAAACCAAACAGTTTAATACAATAATGGCTCCTAAGAGTAGTGTGGCTCCTATGGCTTCAAGCCACCACATAAGGATTTAATTTCTTCCCATCTTGTCTGGAACCAAGTTTTTAATCGGATCATCATCTGCAATCGCTTTAGTTCCTTCTTGTCGTCTTCTGGGTTGTGGTATACTTCCATCGTCACTCCTATGCACTAATTTATCTGTCCATCCATGTTCATGCTCCAAAAGTCTTGCAAGTTTAGGATTGAACTTGGACACTTCATCAAAAAACTTTTGATTTTTTTGTATAATGATAGCCATGATTATATTTTAATTGTATTCTTTGTTTTTGTCAATTGATTGTCTCAAAGTTTGTTCAAATTCAGACCATGGCTTCAATTCAATTTTATTACAGTATGAATGTTTTCGGTCTGTGTGAAAATGTAAAGTGACTCCTATCTTCTGCAAGAAGTCCACAATCAATTCTGGCTTGATTTTGAAGTCACCGCCTTTGTGATTGTGATGAGGATGCCATGCTTGTTGCACTCTATCATTGAATGTCACTGTGATGCAACCTTGATCTCGATATGTGCCTGAAACATAGCCATAAGACAGTTTGTCTGAGTCCACAGTATAAACACCTTCGTCCTTAGTAGGATTCTTGTTCGAATTTTTCTTGGGCATATTTTTCTGCTTCCTCTTCTGATAGACCAAGGTCAAGGCCTTCATCATAATATCTTTCCATCAATTCATCGTTGCCAGGATGACTCATGCTTCTTCAATCTGTCTAAAGTAGGCCCACTTGCTGTCGCCTGCTCTTGTGATGTAAGTGACTGCACCTTGATAACCTAGTTCAGTGTCATATTCAACTGCCTTGGGGCCAAGTTCACCTGCTGGATCGCCTTGTGTGACTCCGATTGAGATAGAAGTGATGGTGCCCTCTAGGGGCCCCACCTTGATGTCGTCGTTGATTTTAATCAGCATTATGCCACTTTCCTTAATGCACCTGCTGGCACTCTCCAAATAGATCCACCATGCATGGTGCAATCGACGTTGAGATATTTGATTGCCTTCTTGACGACTTTGCCTTTCATGGACATGCCATGTTTGCCATCAAACTCCACATAGTCACCTATCTGCATTTCTCTGGCATTCTGTTTGTGAAGATAAGTTCTTCTCAACTTCACGGCTTCAACGACTAAGTCTAAGTCATCTCTGCTCATCTCGTGAATGGCTGTGATAAGTTCGCCTCTTTTAAAGTTGTATTTTTGTATCATACACGACCTCCTTTGTCTTTGTTTGATAATACTATTATATTTCCTGTTGGTAATCTGTCAACCATGTTAAATGTCTTGTTTTTCAACACATCTGTAGGCCCAAACTCCTCCTACATCTATGGTATCTGCCACAATTTCTTGTCTGTTGACATCACAGATGTCCTTACTGTGATAAATGTCTGCGCCTTGCATTCGGCCACAGGCCTCATCCATACAGTAGTCGACCACCACGTGCCATGACTCTAATTCACTGATGTATGGTTTTTCCCATGACAATTGAACTGCATTAAAGTCGTTGTAGGTTTCGGCGTGTTGTTTGAAGTCCCATAACAAGGTGTAGGCATATATTATCGTGGCCATACCAAACAAGGCCCAGAACCAAGTGGCCCATTTCACTGTTTGATAAAAAAAAGTTTTCTTATTATCCTTCATTTACAATCTCCACGATCCAATCATTGTTGGAAACATGACCTTTGTAGTTCACACCATATTCATTCATGGCATTCAATCCATAGTCATCATTCCATATATTACCTCTAGCACCTGACTTGGCAGGAGCATTCCAGCCAGCGGGCATCAACACATCACCATTGGTCCTGTCGATGAAGCCATGCACTCTGCGTGAGTAGGATCCACCATCCAAGTAGATCATTTTGATGTATCTCTTGCCTGTGTTGTATTCTATTCTGGCGTTTCTTTCTGCAAGGTGTTTATATCTTAATTTGTGTTCATTCATGATGATCACAATGCCTTCTTGTAGTTTTGCCAATCTATCAGCAAATACTGGATTGTCGTCACCCTTCACAAATTGTGTGAAAGTGTCTGTTTGTTTAGTCTTATAACTCATTGTCATGTTCAACCTCCTGGTTTATACATATTATAATAAGTCCATGTTCAAATTCGTCAACCCCTGTTGACATATTATTATAAGACTTCATAATACAGATATGGAAACAATAGCATTTATAGGAACATTAATATTAATTGAGGCAGTATCCATCACAGTCACAGGCATCAGAATCCTTTCAGAATGGGGATTCACTGTGATCAGTTGATCAATAATTAAAGTATGGCAGAGACTTTTATATTATGGCCTACTATGACGGATGATGAGATTCTGCAGGGCATTACATCCACCACCAAATATGTGGTAGTGATTGATCATACCAACACTGAAACCACAGGAGGTCCCCGTGCCAAACAGTATCTCCAAGGTCAGCCTCATCTGCTGGATCAGTTGGTCAAACAATATCCTAATTGTGTGTTCTTTCTTGATCACTACAGGACATCTCTTGATGACTGTGACAATGTGATCTGGATTCCGCTGACATTTATGTGGCCTGCAACCATGATAAAAGACCGCCAGGATGTGCCTGTTGATTGGCAATCCTCGAGACGATTCACTGTTAATCATCTTGGTGGTAGGAATAGAATCAATCGCATCTTGTTGGAGCATTGGTTGGCAAAAAATTATCCGCTGGACCAGTTGACTTACACCAAACCTGAAGAAAGTGATCTATCTATGATTAAACCAGTGATTGATTATTCTTCGTATGCCAATAGAAGTCACGTGTCACCTCGCAAGAATCTTCCCGTGCAATGGAATGATCTAATCCGCAAACCCATCACCAACAAGCCAAGATCTTGGCGCATTGTTGCAAGTGACAATGGTGGTTGCAATTACATTGAGAGAGATTCTGTTGAGAGACGACTGCAAGAAGATGACGTCATCATATCACAACCAGAGGAATTTCCTTATAGGAGATTTGATACTGGCATAAATTTATTGATACCACAGTATAAATTGACATCCTATCTATCTCTGCAAACTGAACCGCAAGACATCACTCTCAACACAGATGTTGGAGAAAAAACTTGGGAATCATTTGCAGGTGGGACTTTGGTTCTACAGTTTGGCAATTATAAAGTTTTTGATCTATATCACCAATTGGGATTAGAAACCTTTGCCAATTGTTTTCACACTGATCATCTGGATTCACTTGATAGATATTATCAAACCATAGGTGGTTGTGAACTGAACAAAGAATTAATCACAGACCATGAGGCAATTGAAACTCTTTGGCGTGAAAATGTATCTGCCATACAACACAATCATCACCTGGCCATGGACATCAATCATTGGTTGGAACTGTTCAAACCTCAATTGAAAATCTTATCAGAGGCCTTGACACTGACCACCAACAGACCCACAATCTTTTGGACCTATCACGTGGTTGACAGATTCAAACATGAATTTAAACTGTAGATACCATGGAGGTCGATGTGAAGCATATTCACAGGGCACCTCACGCCTTGCCAATAGACAGGAGGACTAAAAATGAGTAATAAAATATTACGACGATGGAGTAATAAAATATTACTGCCAGATTTGAAAATATATTGGGACCTCTATCTGGCCATAGCAATTTTCATATCCCTATCAATCATGTGTGTGATCAGTGTATGGCATATGTCCTGAAGCCATACTGAAGCCATACTGAAGCCATACTGAAGCCATACTGAAGCCATACTGACAAGTAATACTGACGTGTGTCCTGAAGCCAATAAATATATTGATGAAAGTCTATGAACTGTTCGAAGGTGTTGAAGAAGCATCCAGAGGTGTGTTTGCCCGTGATAGACAGGGCACTTCTGCCCCCAAGATCAAAAGAAAGTTTCGTTGCACATCAGGACCACGCAAAGGCCGTATTGTGGCAGACCCTGCCACCTGCAACAAACCCATTGATGTTGCTAAAAGAATTGCGGCGAAGATGACCAGAAAGAGAAAAGCAGGTCAGGCATCATTCAAACGAGCAAGAACAATGAGAACATCACCTGTCACAAAAATTCTGAAGAAAGTTAATCCGCTGAGAAGAGCCAAAGCAAGAAAAATCAAAGGCATCAAACGAACCTAATAGCGGGGCCACAAGCAAAAACAATAATCACAATAGCGGGGTCTGTTAAATACACATATGCGTTTGTCAGAAGTAATAGGTCCAGCACCAGCCAAGGTGTGTAGATCATCCAAACCGGATTCAGCACTGCCTAAATCCTGGTTGTCATCATGCAAGAGTCAAGGACTAAGATCACGCACAGGCGAAAAGTCACAGAAGATTGGATCTAAACGAGTCAAAGTGGGCGGCAAAAAAATTAAAGGCAAGAAGTATGGTGGCCCTCTCAAAGACTATTCTTAATTAAATTGTTTGGAAATTTTGTTGGCGTACAAACCCATCGAGTGATCAAACACACCATCAAAGGGTTGACCTTTTTGCAGTGCTCGCCAACGTCCACGAAGTTTGTCTTTCATTCTCTGCCAGTATGACATCTTACGCACATTACCATAATGATTGATGTAATGCAGTTCGCCCACGTGTTTGAATCCCATGATGGCAAACGGTACACCAGGCACAACATCATTGTTGTTTCTAAATCTGTGTGCTTCAATGTCGCAGTTTTTCCATGCTTTGTGGAATGACCATCCACCCACTCTAGGTGAACCATATGTGTACAATTTAACATTATTGCTGAGTTCATGTGATATGTACAGTGCAAACAGATGTGCCATGGCTCCACCTAATGAATGTCCACACACAGAAATCTGTTTGTTGTTCATTTTGTTTTTGGTGGCAACTTTGATTGCCCAATCTAAATTTTTTTCCACTTCGTCTTTGAAACCATCATGACACCAGCATATGTCTTTGAATTTGGTTTTATATGCTTTGAGATCTGCTTTGATATCATTCATCGATGTAGGCTGTGTGCCTCTGCACACAATGATCACTCTGCTTGTGTTCCAACATACAGCGACATCTGAACCTTCTACTGACGAAAATTCGCTGAATAAACCATACTCTCGCTTGACTTTGCCCATGAATTCTTCTGCTGGAAGATACACCAGTTCACTCAGCTTGCAATGAAGTGTATAATCATGTAACATCACAAATATTTATTAGGAAGTAAATACTATGATGAAACGCACCACTCGTTCAATTCTTGAAGAAATAAGCATGTCATCTCCTGGATCAACTCGTAAGAACATTGTAGAGAACAAAAGTCAACATGTATTAGAGTCAGCAATCAATATCGTCAACGAATTTTACAGTGTATATGACAAGGACGAGGCAATGGATCTACATAAAAAATTCATCAACTCCATTAAATCACTAGATTCAAAAAAGTTTTATCGCAGTCTCGCTCGCAAAGATGAGAATTAAGCAATTTTTAACAGAAGACGTCAACACACATCTCTATCACATTGAAGAAGAAATAATTCGCAACGGATTAGTAGGCGCCAAATCAGCAGTAAGATATCTTATGGGGCTGGTGGACATGCTAGGAGGCAATGCAGATGCTGATGTGAGAGCCACAGTGAAGTGGGATGGTGCACCTGCCATTGTGTGTGGCAAAGATCCGCTTAACGGAAAGTTTTTTGTGGGCACTAAATCAGTGTTCAATGCTCGCACACCAAAAATAAATTACACATTTGATGACATTGATAAGAATCATCAAGGTGGACTTGCAAAAGTTCTCAAGTATGCTCATAGGTATCTTAGCGGCCTAAACATTCAAGGTGTGGTGCAAGGCGACCTTATGTATATTCCTGGCATGTTAAAGCCTGAGAGAATAGACGACGAAGCGTTTTTAACATTTACTCCTAACACAATTACATATGCTGTGCAAAAAGGAAGTAAATTGTATGATCAAATCACCAAGTCTAAAATTGGCATTGTGTTTCACACCAAGTATGATGGTGATACAATGGACACACTGTCAGCATCCTTTGGAGTTGACGTTAGTGAATTTGGTCAAGACAGTAATGTATGGTATGACGATGCCTACTTCAAAGACTTCACTGGCACAGCAACTTTCAAACAGAGTGAAAGTTTGTCACTGAAAACTGCAATTCAAAAAATTGATCAATTGGTAGACGAAGTGCCCATGCCTCTGTGGATGAAATTATCCACCAGCAAAGATTTTGTTCAATACATGTTGCAGTTCATCAATTCACAAATCAAAAAAGGTGGAGTTACACAAGATCCAAAACAAATGATGCAACAATACATCAACTACTATCGTGACATACAAGCACAAGCCAAGGATAAACTCAAGACAGACACAGCCAAACTGAAACGTGACCAAGCAGTGGCAGTGATGGGCAAATTGTTTGCTGAGAATGAACGCGGAGTTTCTGCTATCATTCGTATTCATAATGCAACCATGCAGATCAAAAACAAAATTATCAAACAAATCAATGATGTGCAGTCTACCAAACAATTTCTCAAAACAGATCAAGGCTATCAAGTGACCAACCCAGAAGGCTATGTGGCCATTGATAATGATGGGCAAGCAGTCAAGATTGTAGACAGACTAACATTTTCCAAAGCCAACTTCTCTGCCCAAAAACTGTGGGCACAAGAGAAATAACCATTAAACTACATTGTGTCTAAGATTTGTAATCAACCATTCGATACCTGCAACATACATGTAAGTGGGGAGGTATATTCATGTCTGTGCCACAGATGGATGCCTGTGTGCATTGGAAATATTTTTGACAAAGACTTTTTTAAGGTATGGCATAGCAACAAAGTTAAGGACATTAGGCAAGGGATTAATCAAGGAGACTTTTCTCGTTGCTCAGCTGAAGAGTGTCCCAATCTACACAACCTGCCCGACAAAACACAGGATTTGATTGCCCAACCTTTGCCCAACAGAATAATGTTGACCATTGACCAAAGTTGTAATCTTGCCTGTCCATCCTGTAGACTGCAACCCGTCATTGACAAACAGGGTGCTGATGCAAGACGCATATTGAATCATGTGTTTGGATTCTATGTAAAACACGATCTGCCTGTGGAAATATTTTGTGATGGATATGGGGATATCTTTGCCAGTAGGTCCTATCTTGATTTTTTTCAAGAAACTGCACTGCCCACCAATGTGCAATTGACCATCACCACCAATGGTACAACCATACATCAGTATCACAACCTCATCAATAAAATCAAAGCAAACATCCATTCCATGGTGATCAGTTTGGATGCTGGCACAGCCAACACCTATCAAGTGATTAGAAACAGCAACTTTGATCAAGTGATAGACAACTGTGAATGGCTACGACAAAATGATATAGTCACACACGGACAGTTTGTGTTGCAACGCAACAATCAAAATGAGATTGTAAAATATTACGAACTAGGACACAGGCTAGGATTCAAAACTATTTCGATGCAACTACTTGATAGATGGGGCCATCACACAGAGCAATGGTGGAATAATAATCAAGTGGCAGTTGATCAAAAGTTATTGAATGAATTAAATTTTTTATCTAACAACAATGTGCAGATGTGTGGAGGCATCAAGCATCTGTTAAACACCAATCATCATAGTCTTGCCTAGTGTTTATTTCTCCTTGAATAGGAGTGGTTTCTTTTGCAAATACTCTAAAGCCACGTTCTAGCCAACGCAGTTGTTCCAACCGTTCTATCTGTTCAAACTTGCCTTGAGGCAATCTTTTGTATTGACGCAGTGCATTCATTCTGTAGGCATAGATGCCTGCATGGTGAAACCCATAGGGCACAGCCATTCTGCCAAACCATTTGCATTCATACACATCATGTTTCACTTTATGATGTTCAACTCCTATGCATTTCACAGAGTTGGGATTGGTTTGTTCTTGATCAGCCATGTCATAGATGAGTGTGCCTACATCAAATTGTTTGACCAATGAATGGCACTCAACAATTTGTTCTGGTGTGATGTAGGGCATGTCACCTTGCACATTGATCACATAGTTGTAATTGGTTTGATACACTGCTTCTGCACAACGATCTGTGCCTGTGGGTGTGTCTGATTTTGTCATCACTACTTGTCCTCTGAAGGCATCTACTTCACGAGCAATGTCTTCATGGTCAGTGGCAACAATAACATCAAAACCTGTTTGGACACACTGGCGCCACACTGTTTCAATCAGTGTGATGCCATTGCGTTTCAGTAAGGGTTTTTGAGGCAGTCTGGTTGACTGCATTCTAGCAGGTATTACTAAGACAGTGTCCACTTGCCAATTATACATGATCTAAGATTAAAATGCAACTAAATACATCTAGTTGAGTAAACAATTCTAGATATCCAGTTTACTGACCCCCCTTAGGACAATTGAAAAATAGAAAAGGAGATCTCAAATGCCCGCAACTAAATCAAGATCAACTAACGTGATCAGAAGACAGTCTTTCACAGGTAAGACTTTAACTTTTATTGAAGTAATATTCAACGCTGACTTTGCCTCTTCAGCAACAACACCTGAATCAGATGGTTCAACATTTCAAACAGTGACCAATGTTATCAACTCAGCAGCTGGTAATGGTGGCACACTATTGGCAATAAACTACTACCTAGCTAGAACAGCAACTTCAGAAGATGCTTTAATCAACACAAACGTCACAGCAGGCGTAGACATTGATGTGTATCAATACATTGTTGAAGGTGAAGCTTTGTTTGATGCTCCAGCATCAGCAGGTGCAAGCACAGGTGATGACTCAACTGTTAAATCAGGATCAGAAGCAGACATCGAAACAGCAATCTTAGCTGCAATTTCCGGCTCCGATGACTCATCAGGCACAGTTGGTGTGAAGATAGCAAAACTTCCTGCAGATGGTTCAGCTCCATTAGCTGGCGCTAACTCAGAAATTATTGGTATGTTCGACGGAAGAGGCGACGCCTAATAACATTTGATAAACAAATTAAAAGGGGGTATATCCCCCTTTTTTTATGACTACATAAAGATTTTTCACCACTGCACAGACATCTACAACCAAATATGGTAGTTTATTAACTGATCTTACCTGCGGCAAATATACAAGTTGACTGGAGGTCAACCACAAAGGAGACAAGATGGAGATTGTAAAATCTATCAAAGGATGGGCATCAGCACTAGCAGATGTTGGTGTATCATTAGTTGCTCTGGGCATTGTCCTAGAGATATTGTTCAACGGACAAGGTATTCCGTTTTGGCCAAATATATCTGTGATTGATAATATCACAGGAGTATTGGCTGGACTATCAGCACAAGGCTTATTAGGCTTGGTGGCAGTTTGGGTTTTGTATAACATTTACAAATCTAAGTAAGGAGACTTAATGAAACATCTAAAAAACAAATGGGTATGGGCGGCAGTGGCAGTTATTGTTGTTGTTGGCTACATGTCCGGCATATTCACTCCTGCCGACGTACCGGTCGAAGCAGTGGCTGAATAATCTATGGGGGCAGTGGCACCATTGCCCCTAACTTTTACCAAAATTCCACATAAATACTTGCAAAGTCCACGGAGCGTGGGCATAAGGAGATAAACAAAATGGCAATTACAAGAAACAACTTTAGTCATACTACTAACGTAGAACATGGCTATCCTGAGTATAGCATTTTCATCGTTGATTTTATCAGCGCCATGAACGCAGAAACAGGTGATCCAGACACATCATCAGCAGTGGCTGGTCTTGAAATAGTAAGAAGAACAATTGAGCAATTCGGCAACATTCTTGCTGAAGGTCCTTTAACAGACACAAACACTCAAAAGACTTACATTATGAGATCAGACACAGCCCCAACTGCGGCGGCTCTACAAACTGCAATCAGAGCACTCAACGGAAATGGTTCAATTACAGCAACTATTTCAAGTGCAACTGTGACAGCAACAGATCTAGGTATCTTAACAGCGGCAGCTGTATAATAAGATACATTATACTTCAAAGCGGTTCTTTATTCAGGACCGCTTTACTCTTCCAACAACATCATATAAAATACTAACATGCATCAGCACATTGTGGGTTACAGTCTTGTGGATATTTCACAGACGTCTGCCCTACAAATACAAAACTACAATTCACTGATCCAAACTATTGCCCTGCGTGGTAATCCTCTCAGTCTGCATGTGAATGCGGCAGGCAATCAGCCTATGTCTGAATATGATTTTGGTGAAGAATTTGGTGGTAATCAAAACATATGGGTGGTGTCGTTTGTGTGTGAACAGATAGATGTGTTTGCAAATAAATTCAGTAGTCTCGGAGGGTTGATTGAAGACTGTCATCAGGTGCCTGTCATTTGCAATTTGATGGAGTCTGTGGTCATCAAGCCTTCTGTGTTTGACACAAAGAATCCAAAGACCAAAAACATATATTTTAATATTCAGGACCTATGACCACTAAATACACATGTATAGGCACAACATAGGCATCATAGGCACCACTGAGCGTGGAAAGGACGCTATGATATAATGGAACGAACAGCAGTTCAATATGCAAGTGAAAAGAAAAGTTTAGAAGCACACGTTGACCTTTGTTCTGAACGCTACTACCGTTTGGAGACAAGAATAGAAGGTGTTGAAGCAGCAGTGCATGGATTGAAAGACACCATGTTGGAAGAATCCAAACGCACATCAAAAATCATCATTGGGTCAGCCGCAACAGTGACAGGTGGATTATTGTCCACAGTGGTTGCTATTGTCATGATGTTATAGTATGAAAATCTTTGAAATTTTTGCAGAAGAAGTCCTAGACGAAAAACAAATCTGGGGACGCAAAGGCACTTCAGTGGTAAGGAAGTATCGTTGCACATCTGGACAAAGAAAAGGCAGGATAGTTGCTAAACCTGATCAATGTTTTAAACCAATCAACATCAAAGCCAGAATAAGAATGAGACGTCTAAGATCACAAAAAGGTGCTGTCATGGTAAGAAGAGCCAAACGCACCAAAAGAACAAATCCAGCATCACGCAGATTAAGAATCCTCAACAGAAAAAGATAAAGTGAATATAAAGTTCAAATACTATTCCATCGGACTTGATAGTCTTGAAGTAAAAATGTTAGAAAACATTGTGGATGAAAATTTTACTCTTGACATGATTGCTCTAGACGACTGGCACATTATTGATTTACTTTGGCGAAAACATATAGTAATATACGATAAACTAAGGGAAAGGAAACCTGAGATACAACCATGGTGCAGGTCAAACGTATTGAGAGCTTTATCAAGCGAGCAGTCCACAAACTAACTCGTTCTGGAAACACAGTAAAATACATTCCAAAAAGCATTAAGAACGGTGTGGTGATAGGCGATTGTGCTGTGTTATTAAACAAGCAACAAACCTATGATGTTTTTTCCAAACAAAGACAACCAATCAAAAGAGACATTGCAAATAGGAAAGTTGCTATTTGTATTGCTACCCTAATGAATCAGTTCACAGAACCACATCGTGATACATTAGACAAGCTATTACATCTAGACAAAGAATATGCAGTAAATTATGCAGAGTGCTTACGGCATAAGCACAAACCTATATCAAATCAAGATGCATTAGAGTATCTACAAGATAGACTTGAAATCATTGTAGGCAAAATTGATGATTTATATAAAGCCATGACACTATGAAATCGCATAGACATCTTAATAAATAATCGCATACCATGATAATAGACAACATAGATTATTTTTCAAGCTCTAAATTGAGTAAGATTATCGAAGAAAGATTTGGGCAATCCATTAATCTTAATGAACTAGAAGATACCACACTTGAAACCTTTAAAGGGTCGGTTCAAAATTCAGTGAAAAATTTTGAATCTGCTATGGCTTTCAATACAGGTGCATCCAATCCAAAATATGTAGAGAACAAATTATTGTTAGATGCTATTATCAAAGAACAAGAAATGCGTATCAAAAAAGTTCAAGGCGATGAAATTGAAATAGAAGATCCTGCCAAGCCAGGTGTTACAACAAAAGTAAACACCAAAGAAGTTGATGTAGACACAGATGCACAAGGCAATGTAGAAGTAAAAGCCAAAGACCCAAACAAACAAGATAAAGCACCACAATTAAAAGTAGGTGCCAAGGTAAACATGGGCGAAGACATCAATGATGATGTAAAAAATTTTATGAAATATCTTGATAGCCAAGGATATACAGTCACCAGTCAAGGCGGTGGTCCAAAAGGCATATCCATTGAGTATCAAGACCGTGAAGGCAAAGCACACACAGTTGAATTTAAAACAGGCGGAGTCACTGAAGCAGACAAAGAAGGTGCAGGCGACCTTGAAGATGTGGTTGCACCTGAATTCAAAAAACTTGTTCATGACATGCAACAGGGTATGAGCAAACAAGAACTTGAAAAAAAATATCCTAAACAAAAAGATTCAATTGAACAATTATCAAAAGATTTAGCCGCTGTGGTTGAAGCAATAAGACAAACAATCACAGGACAAGTGGCTGAGCAACAGGTTAGACTAGGAGCCAAAGAAATGGCAGCTCTAAGACTGTTAGTAGGCAATCAGAATTTTTCTGAAGCCAAAAGGGCATTAGAACTTGCTAAGTCAGGACGTTCTGTGCCAGCACCATTGATGAAAGGCTTCATGCCAATCATTGATAAACTAGACACATTCATCAGAGGAGGAGCGTCAGCCGTGACTAGATTTAATAACTTACAGAAAATTGTAGGACGCAATGAGTCCGACGATTATGCATCAACATTGAAATCTCTATTAGAGAATGAAATGGAAACATCAGAAATTCTACTTGCATCACAAGACATAGTAGATACCATCACAGACATGTATGAGAAGATTGCAGAAATAAAATCTTCACAAGTGCTTGAACTAGTGGACAGAATGTCCAATGAACTAGGGCAAGAACAAGCACAGTCATATCAAAATCAAATTGATCCAGCTCTTGAAGCATTGGAACAAGCACTCAGCACAGCAAGACAAGGTGCTCAGGATTCTGTTGCAATAGTGAAAGGTGAAGCACCAACTCCAATGGCAGGCGATGATGACCTTGACATGGGCGGTGACATGGACATTGACACAGGCGATGGCATGGGTGATGCAGACATAGAAGGTGGAGACGACTTTGGCGCATCTGAACCTGCTGCCGGTGGCGACGAGCTAGCTGGTCGTGCAGAGAGATAATGCTAATAATTGAAGTTGAAAACTACGTTCATCAACTAGCATCCATACTACAATACTTCAAACAGGAAGCAGATGCTCGCAAGCAAGGCGCTGTGGTTCCTATTGATGCTCTGTCAGACTTCATGGATGATCAAGGTATAGACATCAATCCAGACATCATCAAGTCATTGATGAATGATCCTACAATAAAAAATCTTATCAAATCGTTTGACGGAGAAAAGATCACCATTGACACTGTGGTTGAACCCACAGATGACAATGCCATGGACATCAACGGTTCAGACGAAGTCAGCAAAATGGCAAAAAGAGCCTTGCGTAAACGTTCTTAATACTGTATAATAATCCTAATGATTAGAAAACTTCTGCCAGAAGAAGAACACCACTTTGAAAAAGATCCAGTCCGACCACACATACCTGCTTTTTTTAGAGTAACAGAACCCAACGAAACTTATATCTTTTCATTTGAAGACAAGGTTGATGCTGTGATTTGTGTGTCTTATCTTGATGCTGTTCCACAAAATGAACAAGACCTACAACTTGGTTGTTGCACAACTAATGCTTCTGTGGCAACTTTTTATACAGTGTGGAGTTACACTAAAGGAGCAGGAACCAACATAATTCTTGAAGTGAAAGATCACATTGAAAAGTTTAAACCATGGGTCAATAGATTCGTCACTCTATCACCTTGCACAGAAATGGCGAGTCGCTTTCATCTCAAAAATGGAGCTGTGTTGTTAAACAAATATAAGGACTATCAAAATTTTGAATACAAGTAATCAATCACCACCACCTTTTGTTGAAAAGTTTGAGTACCACAAATTAGAACAGATCAACGAATCTGGACGCAGAGTGTATCAAACACCCAATGGTGATAGAGTGCCATCTGTGACCACAATACTAGGCAAAACCAAAGACATGACACATCTCAATGAATGGAAAAAACGTGTGGGTGAACAACAAGCACAACGCATTGTCAAAGAAGCATCAGGCATTGGTTCTGCCATGCACAACAATTTAGAAAGATTCTTGTGTGGCGAACAAAGGATGCCTGGCTCTAACCTTGTTCATGTTCAAGCAAACAAAATGGCAGACCAAATCATACAAAATGCACTTGTTGATGTAGATGAAGTTTGGGGCATTGAACAAGCATTATATTTTCCAGGACTTTACTCAGGCACCACTGATGTAGTTGGGCAGTATAAAGGACAACCTGCAATCATGGACTTCAAACAAACCAATAAACCAAAGAAAAAGGAATGGGTAGAAGATTACTTCTTACAGTTAGTTGCTTACGCAGAAGCACACAACGAAGTGTATGGCACACAGATTCGCGAAGGACACATATTCATGTGTTCAAGAGATCTAAATTATCAACAATTTGATTTAGAACCTTCACATTACGATTATTGGCTAGAGCAATGGCTTGCTCGTGTAGAACAATACTATAAACTCTAAGTCTATAAATACTACAAATGGCAATCACTCAAATATCACGAATTCAGCACAGACGAGGCTTGAGAGAGTCACTACCCCAATTGGCGGCAGGTGAAATTGGATTTTCAATAGACACACAAGAATTATTCATAGGTAATGGCACTGTATCAGAGGGTGCTCCACAAACTGGCAACACTAAAATTTTAACAGAAGATGACAACATATTATCTACTGCTAACACATTTACATTCAGAGGCAACACAGATTCGCCTGTGGTGACAGGTGTTGACAACAATTCACCTATTGTTAGAACACTTCAAAAGAAACTAGACGATTTTGCCAATGTCAAAGACTTTGGTGCTGTAGGAGATGGACAAACTGACGACACAGCGGCCATCAACAGAGCCATTGCAAATTTAGTAACTGTAGAAACTACAGGCAAACAAAAAAGAAGATTATATTTTCCAGGTGGCACTTATATTGTTACTGGTCCAATCCTGTTGTATCCGTTTTCAAATCTAGTGGGAGACGGCATGGAGTCAACCATTATTAGTCAAACTGATGCCACAGAAGAATGTGTGATGAGAACTTGTGATTCAAATGGTAACACATCGACTAGCATAGGCGACGATGGAGCCAGTGTGCCTGAAGGTGTTGCAATCAAAGACATTCAACTAAAAACTAGTTCTGACAATCATATTTTTATCATTGATAGTGCTGTTGACTTGCATGTGCAGAATGTTCATTTCAAAGGAAACTTCACTAACCAAGATGGCCAAACAAACAGCAAGGCCTGTGTTGATATTAGAGGAACCCTAGCAAACAAATCTTCAAGATTGTTTTTTGTTAGTTGTGCATTTGAAAAAAGTGAATTCGGCATCAACTCAGACTTTGATTGCCAAGACATTCAAGTGACTGGTTCAGAATTTCAAAATTTACACAGAGGCATGAACTTGGGCGAAGGTGCTGATGGCTCCACTGGCGGCAAAGTTACAGGCCCAACAGGTGTGTTGGCACAAGGAAATAGATTTAACAGTATTGATGGCGAAGGTGTGTTTATACACAGTAATGGTGGCAGACCTGAAGGCAACATTATTGCTGGTAATTCTTTTAGAGACGTTGGCGCAAATTCAGATGATTCTTCTGATCTACCTTCTATCAACTTTGAACATGCTAATAACTTTGCATATGGAAACTACTTTCACAGAACTGACTTGTTATCTAACTTTGCAGGTTCGCTCTATCATGAAACACCTATTAGAAACACACTGACACTGGATGATAATGCATCAACATTTACGAACGCAGTTGAACCATTTTCAAGTGCAACAATACAAATAGACAATCAAAGAGAAGTTCATTTTGACATTGACTATGCAATCACTAGAGGCACAGCAAAACGCAGAGGCACATTAAGGGTTGAGTCCACTCCGACCAATGTTGTGTTCTCGGATGAGTTTGTTGAGAATACAGCCACAGGTGTAACGCTAAAGGTTGATGCCGCAGGCATACTGCAATACAAAACAACTTCAACTGGCACGGCAGCCAGCATGAAGTATCGCATTCAAAACTTTATCTAGATCTTAATTATCCACACTGATTCACAAAATTATCGTTTACTAAAGAGCCTTTTCATCATATAATAAGTATCACGCTTAATCCATAGCACAAATTAAAATAACATGAACAAACCAATTGAAACAAACATTATTAAAAGAGATGGCTCCAAAGAACCATTAGACATAAACAAGATGCACTTCGTTGTTGAGCAAGCTTGTGAGGGTCTAACAGGCGTGAGTGCTTCTCAAATCGAAATGAATTCTCACATACAATTCACCAACAACATGACCTCCAAAGACATACAGGACATATTAATACGTTCTGCAAACGATCTCATTACACTTGAAAATCCCAACTATCAATTTGCGGCGGCAAGACTGTTGTTATGGAACGTCTACAAAGAAGTATTTGGTCAGTTTCAGCCTAAACATTTTGTTAATGTTATTATTCAAAATGTAAAACGCGGTGTGTATGACAAACAAGTCGTTGAAAATTATACAAAAACTGAGTTGAAAAAACTCAACACATGGATTAAACATGACAGAGATCTTGACTTTACATATGCAGGATTAAGACAAGTGGTGGACAAATATCTTGTGCAGGATAGAAGCACAGGCGAAGTGTATGAAACTCCACAATACATGTATATGATGATTGCGGCTACATTGTTTGCCAACTATCCAAAAGAAACAAGAATGCAATACATCAAAAAATATTATGATGCAATATCAACATATCAAATTAATATTCCAACACCTGTGATGGGTGGAGTAAGAACACCTATCAAACAGTTTGCATCTTGTGTGTTGGTTGATGTTGATGATACATTGCCTTCAATATTTTCATCCAACTCTGCTGTTGGATACTACATTGCACAGAGAGCGGGCATTGGATTAAACCTTGGAAGGATAAGAGCCATTAATTCTAAAATTAGAGGTGGCGAAGTTGCACACACAGGAGTGATTCCATTCTTAAAAGTGTTTGAAGCAACTGTGCGTTCATGCACACAGAATGGCATCCGTGGCGGATCAGCCACTGTGCATTTTCCAATATGGCATCAAGAGATAGAAGACATTCTTGTGTTGAAGAATAACAAAGGCACAGAAGACAATCGTGTGCGTAAGTTGGATTACTCAATTCAGATATCAAAAATATTCTATGAACGTGTGTTACAGGATGGAGACATCACATTGTTCTCGCCACATGATGTGCCTGAACTTTATGAAACATTTGGACATGACAACAAAAAGTTTGATGAACTTTATGTGAAATATGAAAATGATCGCAAGACACCCAAAAAGAAAATAAAAGCAATGGATTTATTTTCTGCGTTGTTGAAAGAAAGAGCAGAGACAGGCAGAATATATGTTATGAATATTGATCATGCAAATTCACATTCATCATTCAAAGATCCTGTGCGTATGTCTAACCTATGTCAAGAAATTACTCTACCGACTGTGCCTATTCAACACGTTGATGACAACGAAGGCGAAATTGCACTGTGTATTTTGTCTGCTATTAATGTGGGCACACTTAAAAACTTTGAGGACTTAGAAAACTTATGCGACTTATCTGTAAGAGCATTGGATCAAATCATTGATTATCAAGGTTACCCAATCAAAGCGGCAGAACGATCAACCAAAGCAAGAAGATCACTTGGTGTTGGTTATATTGGTTTGGCACACTTTCTAGCAAAGAACAAAGTGAAATATGCAGACAAAGAAGCATTACCTTTGGTGCATGAACTTACAGAATGTTTTCAATACTATCTACTAAAAGCATCAATGAATCTTGCCAAAGAACGTGGTGCTTGTGAATATTATGAAAGAACCAAGTATTCAGATGGCTTATTGCCAATTGACACATACAAGAAAGATGTTGATGATCTTGGTAAATTCAAATATACCTGTGATTGGGAATGGTTAAGAAGTCAAATTAAACAGCATGGCATTAGACACTCTACTCTGTCTGCACAGATGCCTTCCGAATCTTCAAGTGTAGTATCAAATGCAACCAATGGCATTGAACCACCACGTGCATTGCTATCAACCAAAAAAAGCAAAAAAGGTCCACTCAAACAAGTGGTGCCACAATTCCAAACACTAAAAAATTATTACACACTGTTATGGGACATGCCTTCCAATGAAGGTTACATTAATATAGTAAGCGTCATGCAAAAGTTTTTTGATCAAGCCATATCTGGCAACTGGTCATACAATCCATTACACTATGAAAACAATGAAGTTCCAATGAGTGTGATGATCAAAGACTTATTAACCACATACAAGTTAGGTTGGAAAACTTCTTATTACCAAAACACATATGACTACAAAGGTGAAGAAGACACTGTGCAACCACAAGGCATACAAGACACTGTGCAAGAAGATAATGTTCAACAGATAAATGAGTCTGTGACTGAACAAGAAGAAGATGAAACATGCGATGCCTGTGCAATATAGGTTGACTAAAATTCACAAGGAAGTATAATTAACACAATGAGCAAAACAGTATTCAACAGAAATGAAGTAGACTTTACAAAACAGCCTATGTTTTTTGGTGAAGATCAAAACACACAAAGATATGATCAATTCAAATATCCAGAAATGGATAAACTTAATCAACGAATGCTTGGTTACTTTTGGAGACCAGAAGAAATATCTCTGCAGAAAGATCGTGCAGACTTTCAAACATTCCGTCCTGAACAAAAACACATATTCACTTCAAACTTAAAATATCAAACACTGCTTGACAGTGTGCAAGGCAGAGGTCCTTGTTTAAGTTTCTTACCTTACTGCTCATTACCCGAACTTGAAGGTTGCATTATCACTTGGGACTTTATGGAAACTATCCATTCACGTTCTTACACATACATTATGAAGAATGTGTATGCTGACCCATCAGAAGTGTTTGACACAATATTAAATGACGAACAGATTGTTAAACGTGCTATATCTGTCACAGAAAACTATGATAGATTCTCAGCACTAGCACAAGACTACTTTGTCAAAGGCAAAGGCGACATTAAGGAAGTCAAGAAACAATTATATCTTGCTATGGTCAATGTTAACATATTAGAAGGATTAAGATTTTATGTTTCATTTGCCTGCACATTTGCATTTGGAGAACTTAAACTTATGGAAGGTTCTGCAAAGATTATATCATTCATTGCAAGAGATGAAGCAACACATTTAAACTTGTCCACACAGATTATTAAGAAGTGGCAAGAAGGCGATGATCCTGAAATGAAAAAGATCACTGAAGAATGCAAAGATGAAGTTGTTAACATGTATAAATTATGTGTTGAAGAAGAAAAAGCATGGGCCAAGCATTTGATGAAAGAGGGCACCATCATAGGACTTAACGAAAAACTATTAGGTGACTATGTTGAATTTGTTGCTAACAAGAGAATAAAGTCCATAGGATTTGATCCTATATTTGATCGTCCACTTAATGCAAACCCACTACCATGGACACAGCATTGGTTATCGTCAGCAGGACTGCAAGTTGCTCCACAAGAAACTGAAGTTGAATCATACATCATTGGCGGAGTCAAACAAGACGTCAACAAAGACACATTGGCAGGTTTCAAACTTTAATGCTTATCGACGCAGGATTTAAGTCAAATGACATTATCGCTATGCGAATACAAGGCGGTGACGAAGTTATTGCAAAGTTTTTATCACAAGATGACAAGACAGTGAAAGTGTCAAAACCACTGGCACTTGCAATGACACAACAAGGCATTGGCATGCAACAGTATCTTGTGATGGGTGACATGACCAAGGACTTTGTGTTCAACAAAGCATCTGTGGTTACCATGCAAAAAGCCAACAAGCAAGCCGCTGACAATTACATTCAAGGCACCACAGGTATACAGCCTGCTTCATCAGTGCCACCCTTACAAACCAAGTAGACAAAAGTTCAAAATTAGCATAAAATAATTGTGCTGACGTTTGATACTATACTGGACCCGGGATCAACCCCGGCGCCTCCACCAACAGACTCCCTTCCGGGGGCGAGTGGATTGACAGATAGAGTAGTTGGCAAATTACAATCGCTGAGGAAACTCTAGCACTTGCGGCCTAATTAATTAGGTTGGCGGGGTTTGGCCTACCTAGCAACAGAACAGGCCATTGAGTAATGTTTGATATACAACAATTAGAATCCATTGAGTTTGAACTGGCCAACAAGTGTAATGCAAAATGTCCACAGTGTCCAAGATACACTAAAGGTAGATTACTACAAGGACTCAACAAAGATGAACTGTCACTACAAGACATCAAACAGTCTATTGATACTACAATCATATCAGGACTTAGAAGTGTTATATTCAAAGGGACCACAGGTGATCCTATCATTGCTAAAGACTTTTTGAACATTGTCCAACATTTCAAACAGCACAATCCAAAGATAAAAGTGTGGATAGCAACCAATGGTGGCTTACATAATGATGCATATTGGCAACGCCTGGCTGAAATATTAAACTCCCATGACAAGGTTGTGTTTGGCATAGATGGATTGGCTGATACACATAGCATGTATAGGATAGGAACTGACTATGACAAAGTTTTGGCAAATGCAAAAACATTCATTGGCCATGGTGGCAATGCACACTGGCAGTTTATTAAATTCCAACACAATCAACATCAATGGCACGACTGTGAACAACTATCACAGCAACTTGCATTTTCAAACTTCATAACCTTGCACTCAGATAGAAATTTTGTAGAAACCAGCCTATATCCAGCAGATGATCAAACTGTTAGAGTGCCTACAGGCTGTGTGTCTTGCATGAGTGTGAACAAAAAAGAACTATTTGTGTATGCTGATGGCTCTGTGTATCCTTGTTGTTATCTGGGTGGACTCCATGCATGGTCCACGGGAGTTGAAACAGAGACAGACTATTCAATGTTGCTCAAAATGACTGATCCAACTCGTATGAAAATACCTCATCATACGTTGGAACACATTGTGCAGTCATCACAGTTCCAAAATTTCGCTCAGGTGCTGACAACTCCATTGCGTCTGTGCAAAAAACACTGTTCTTAATTAAATACTCACATATGTTTCAGCGGATTAAATTATTATTTGTAAAATTGGGCAGACCTCTGTCATATGATCCCAGCAAACACTACATGAGAGGAACCCACAATGGCAGATAAAGAAGACGGCAAACTTGAATTGTCCATCAGAATTTTAGGAAATGAATTAATTGCAATTAAGATGGAAGTGAATGATTTCAAAATGAAATGGTTGATTGTTGGAATAGGAGCACTAGTAGGACTTGGCTTTGCTGTGTCATCATTTGGTCCTGGCCTAATGCATACGTTTGGAGCAATGTAATGTATGAGTACAAGTGTAATATTGTTAAAATAGTTGATGGCGACACAGTTGATGTAGATATTGATCTAGGATTTGGTGTGTGGCTGAAAGATGAACGTGTGAGAGTTATGGGCATAGACACACCAGAATCAAGAACACGTGATAAAGTTGAAAAGAAGTTTGGACTAGCGGCCAAAGAAAAACTAAAGTCATTGCTTGGCAAGACAGGCGTTCTTAAAACACAAGTCAACAAAAATGGTGAAGACATGAAAGGCAAGTTTGGACGTATTTTAGGAGACTTTGTTGTAGGCTCAAGAATGGCTACTGAAATAATGTGTGAAGAAGGTTTTGCTGTTCCATATTTTGGCGGATCCAAAGAAGAAGTTCAAGCATTGCATGAAAAAAATCGCAAGATCCTTGTTGATAAAGGCATCGTCGCACTGTAGTTGACAAATACCAAATATATCATACAATAGCAGTATGATGAGAATACTATTAGTGGTGGTAGCATTCTGGCTAGGTATGATGTGGTGTAAAATTGGCAGTGCCTTTGACTACAATATCATAGACAAAACAAAAAATCCAGAAGCATACTGCATGGCGCAAAACATATTGTTTGAAGCGTCAGTGGAACCTATGGCAGGTAAAATTGCTGTAGGGTTAGTGGTGTTGAATCGAGTAAACGACAATCGTTATCCCAACACAATATGTGAAGTAATCAAACAAGGCCCAATGTATGAATCTTGGAAGACACGCAAAGACACAGATCTTGCAGATGAAGACAGAATTTACTATCCTGTAAAAAACAGATGTCAATTCTCTTGGTATTGTGATGGCAAGTCTGATGACATATATCCTACAGAAAATTGGTATAAGGCACAAATTGTTGGATTGCAATTACTGGATGGAAAATACAGAGGCATACTAGAAGGCGCCACTCACTATCATGCAACATGGGTCAGTCCAGCATGGAGACATGATCTTACATTCATAGGGCAAGTGGGCGATCACTTGTTTTACAGATGGGAAAACTAATTGCAATCATCAGCAGTGTTTGGCTTATCGGCTGTGCAAACACAAGTTATTACTCACTTACAGGACACTCGGGTCAATCTGAACAAATAGAACGCACACTTCAGCATGCTTTAGAATACAACAAAGACGGCATTGCATCACATTGGCACGACAAAAACACAGGCAAAAGTGGCACCATCAAACCAGTGTATGCTTCATACAAATACAAAGGTCCTTGCAGACACTTCGAAATTGCATATTTTGATCCAACAAAATATTACCATGGCATAGCCTGTAGACGAGATCAAGTTTGGCGAATACACTAAATAAATAAAACGAAGGAAACATACAGACAATGCCAAGTTATTTTTCAGTTAAGGGTGATACAAGAAAACCAGCTTACTTTAGAGTGAGCATAGACATGTCTGCATTTGACACTAATACAGACGGCGTAACAGGCGGCGCTGTGTCACCAAATGGTAACTTTCCTACTTCAGATAGACCATATATCACAAACTTATCAACTCTAGCCACAAACGTCACAAGAGCAACAACTAATGCCCTTGCTGATCGTAGAGAACGTGGATTGATGAGATTTGAAAAAATGGTTCAGCACTTACAGTCTGACACACTGGTGGACATACTTGACATTGAGATTCAAGAAGCAAACGGTGATGCACAAGCGACATTGCTTGAATTTACGATCAGTGTTGAATCACCTGATCATATCAACATAACAACCACTGATGGTATCCCAGATGGTTCTACAAGAGCACTTGCAGGAAATGTTGATACAGCAGGAACAAACACTCAAGCAAACAGATTCAGAGCATTAATTGCCAGCGGTATTAACGGTGGCGGAACTGATGTTGACTTTTCAAGCACAAACACATATAGTGAACTAAGAACTCGTTATCTTGCCGCAACAACTGACACAGTGGTGGCATCAGTCGAATGTGGTAATCCAACAGCATACGGTGAAATATATGAGGCTATTGTTGTTAACCAACTAACTGGCACACTTGCAATTAGTGGTGGTGATGATTCAACACAAATCCTCAAAACTAGCCAAAACTAATTCATATTAATCTTTTAGCAGAACGTTATCACATAAACATTTATATGGGTTCACCTAAATACATCTATACTTCTCCTGATGGAGGACACACAGTTTATCAACACAAGTTTGGCTCTGATAAAAAAGTAAAGATATCAGAAGATGACTATGCGTTAAGTGTGTTGAAAGCACAAGACGATGAAAAAATGTGTGGCTGGGAAGCAGTGCAAATAAGGAAAAAACATCCTGCATTACAAGAAGCATGGGACAAGTATAAAACACTTTGGCAATTGTGTGTAGATGATGAAGATTAAATAATAAACTATGTTCTTGATAATACTTGCATTGATTTGTGCCTTGACCATATCTGGCGTTGCAATTTTCTATTCTGTGATAGGACTAGGAGCCATATTTGCGGCAGCCAAAGTGCCAATTTACATCATGGGTGGTGTGTTGGAAGTGGCCAAATTGGTCACAGCATCGTGGCTATATCAAAACTGGAACAACATTCCTTTCCTACTTAAAACTTATTTGACCACAGCAGTGGGCATTTTAATGATCATTACATCCTTAGGAATATTTGGCTTTTTAAGTAAAGCACATGTTGAACAGTCAACGCCAGCGGCAGAAACTGTGGCAAAGATTGACAGGATTAATGAACAGATCCTAAGACAGGAAAGCACCATTACTAATCTTACAAGCAAGATTGATAGACTGCAAGGTGGTGGAGCCACAGCCAACGTGGATGATCAAATTGATAGAGAACAAAAGATCATAGATAATGCAGACGAGAAGATTGCAGGCGAAGTTACTCTGATACAAAAGAAAATAGACAATGTGCAAAAACAGATAGATGACATACAAACTGATGCAGATAAAAAAATTGATATTGCAAGAATAGATGCTAAAGATTCAATTGCACAACTAAGGAAAGATGCAGACAGCATTGTTGTAGCAGAACAGGACAAACTAAACAAACTAGATCAAGCAGTGAGTGATGTGTTAAACTCCAACAAATCATTTTTCAATGAAGAAAAAGCGGCAGCTGAACTCAAAGAAACACAAAAGTCAGAACGCAACACCATTGATGTCAAAATCAATCAAACACAGAAGAAACTTGCAGGCGATGTTGCACAAATAAACTCCCAAACTGAAACCAAAATCACAGACATACAAGCATCAGCAGACAGCCAAATAAACCAATTAAGGGCGAAAATTGACGGTTTTAATGCTGAAATAAGCACCTTACAAGCCTCTGTTGCTGACGAAGTAGCACTTGCCAAGCAAAGAATAAATGAGATTAATACTGCGGCGATTACAGCAGGAGAGAATGCAGACGACCAAATTGCACAATATGAAATACAAATCAACAGTGCGTATGATAAAATAGATGGACTAAACTCAGATAAGTTTGTGGCAGAATCAAAGATCAGAGATCTAGAAGCAGAAGTTGGACCAATCAAATATATTGCACAGTTTTTTGATGCTGATGGCGAAGTTGATCTAGAACGTGCTGTGACATGGTTAATCATTACTATCATGTTTGTGTTTGATCCTTTGGCTGTGTTGCTGTTGATTGCAGTGAACATGAGTCTTAAGGCTAGATATGGATGGTCATTTGAAGGCAAAGGTGATCTTGATGCAATGACAGAAAAAGATTACAAAAAACTTAATCTAAATCAACCCAATCATATCACTAGATTAGAACGACAGGTTTACAACAAAGTAAAAGGAGAATAAAATGGCTGATGACAAACAAAAGCAAATAGATGAACTGTATGCAAAATATCAAAAGACATTACAACTGTTAGATGATGCATTAGATCAACTTGCTGAAAAACCAAAAGAAGTCGAAGTTGAAAAGATAGTAGAAGTAGAAGCAGATATTGATCTTGCTACTCCAGATGCTATTGCAGAACTAGAACGTAAGGTAGAACAAAAAGTAGCTGCCAATGCAGAATCAGAAGAATAAAATAGGCATTGATGCACTTTGGAAGAAGTACCAACACACACTTGAACAGTTGGCAGACGCACTAGAACGACTGGAACAACGTCCAAAAACAGTTGAACAGATAGTAGAAGTGCCTGTGACTGAGTTTGTTGAGGTGCCCAAAATTGTTGAAGTGGAAGTGGTGAAAGAACTTACACCTGAACAAAAAGCGTTTTACGAAAATAAGATATCAGATCTTGAATCCCAAATTGCCCAACTTAAATCACCAAACATTGATTATTGGGGTAGGCCAAAAAATATATCAAAAAAATCAATTGATGACTTAACTGCTGAGCAAAAAATAGAACAAAGATATCAAAGACTAGTTGAAGAAGTCAGAGCAGGCAAACTAGACTTGCAAACATTAACTCATGCCGAAGCTGAAATTGTTCAAAAATTGATCAATGAATAAAATAATTTTTGTCTCACAACCTGATACAATTCAAGGTGCAACCTACGGCTTAAAAAATTATACAAATGCACACATCAAAAAAATTTTAACACAGTGTGAAAATACAATTGCATTTTATCTTATCGAACAAGATTCAACAGATAAATGGTTGCAAAAAGTAAGTAAACAAAGTAAAATAATATTTGATTGTTCACAATCGTCAATTGAATACATAATTCAGAATGCCAAGTAAAAAAACTTATACAGAAAAATGTTCTTTTTGTGGAAAAGACAAATCAGAAGTAAACAAACTAATTGCATCTGATCAATCTTCAATATGCGACGAATGTGTTGAAAAATGTGGCAATATACTACATGACAATGCAGGGAAAAAAGAATACGATGTTACAGACATTGATCCTCACACAATCACTGAATACTTGAATGTAAATGTTGTAGGCCAAGAAGATGCAAAACAGCAGATTGCTGTGAGTGTATATCTACATTACAAAAGGTTGGCCAATCCAGACATACTTGAAAAATCAAATGTTTGTTTGATAGGCCCTACTGGTTCAGGCAAAACATTAATTGCTAAAACAGTGGCAAAATATTTAGATGTGCCTTTCTACATCGCAGATGCAACCACACTCACTGAATCAGGTTACGTTGGTGATGATGTTGAAACTGTTATTGCAAGCCTAGTTGAGTCAGCGGATGGAGATATTGAAAGAGCACAACGTGGCATTGTGTTTTTAGATGAGATTGATAAGGTTGCCCGAAAGTCTGAAAATGTTTCAATCACAAGAGATGTGTCAGGAGAAGGCGTGCAACAAGCACTTTTGAAAATAATTGAAGGAACCAAGTTAAAAGTGCAAATGAAACGTAATAGAAAACATCCACAAGGTGAATCCATTGAAGTTGATACATCCAACATACTGTTCATTTGTTCAGGCGCATTTGTTGGCATTGACACCATTAGATCACATGATGCTGGTGTTGGATTTATACATCAAGGCAATTCATCTATTCCACAAAAGACTATAACAACTGACCATTTGATCAAGTATGGACTTATTCCAGAGTTTGTAGGTAGAATAGGCAACATCATCGAATTGCAAAAACTAACTGCTGACGAGTTGTTGAGCATCATATATGATTCTAAAATATCGCCATTCTTACAATACCAAAGAGTATTTGAAACAGAAGACATATTACTTGACATAGACAAAACTGCCAGTAAACTTATTGCAAATAATTGTTACAACTCGGATATAGGAGCAAGAGGCATCAAAAACTATTTTGATAGATCTCTCAAACAAACTATATATGATATCAAACAATTGAAAAACAAAGGATTACTAGGAATCAAAATTACCAAAGACACAGTTGACAAATGTGCATTGCCCAAGTATAATTTTAAATAATGAAACCATTCAAACCAAGATCTGAATTCAAACAGATGAATATATCTGTTGATGCCAAAGGTGATGATGTAATGAAAGCATGGCGCAAAATGAAAAAGAAATTAGCCAATGCTCGCATACTAGAAGAAGTAAAAGAACGTAGATACTATGTCAAACCATCAATAGTCAAAAGAGAAACAGCTAAACGTCTCAAGCGACAGGCTCTTAAAAACAAGAGAAAAGATATGGAACGAGACGGATTACTCTAATTGAACATTTCCATAGTTGGAGATAGTTTTGGTTGTGGAGAATGGCGTTACAGAAAACAAGGCAATCTCAAATCATTGTATGTTGCTCACACTGGCACACAACACTATCTTAGCCGTGCAAATCACTCAGTGCAAAATTTTGCTGAAGGTGGAGCATCACCTGATGACATTCTGCATCAAATAGTTGTAAACAAAATAAAAGATCAAATATTAGTTGTGTTTGCCACTGACAGTCTACGTGGACAAAATATGAAATATTTGGTGCGTGAAGGTGAATCACTGTATGAACTACACAGACTGTTGTTTATACGTTGGTTGACCAATTTAAAAAAAATCACACAACAACAAAAATGCGATGTCTTACTGATAGGCGGGCACGCAAATTTATATCCGTTTGATCATATTTCCAACATACAAATTTGCACTGGCAGTTGGCTCAGTGACATATTAGGACCTGTGGGTGAACTATCTGGCATAGACACAGCTTCATTAGAAATGCTCAACACTGAATCACTCACAGACAGTGACAAACACTTTGTCATAGATGCAATTACACAACGTGAAAAAAGAATGGAAATTACCAAACACCAACAACACTTGATGCCTGACCAATTACATCCTAGTCATGAATGCCACCAGACATTGACACAAAAAATTCTTCAAATAGTTGGTTGACATTTTTCAAACACACACTATATTATAAATATAGTTGTAGAATGCTTAGGGTTCTACATTAAGAGAACTTGCTTTATAAGGAGGAACATACAATGACAAGAACATCTCTATCACTTTTTAACAAACTAAGACCATACTCAATTGGCTTTGACAATGCATTTGATCAATGGGACAGATTTTTCACAGATGACTTTAATTTAACATCTGCTGTAACATCTTCATTCCCAGCATATGATATCATTAAAAAGAATGATCATCAATATCAAATACAATTGGCACTGGCTGGATTTGCTAAGGACGACATTGAAGTTGAAGTAAAAGAAAACTCACTTTTAATCCGCTCTAAAGATAAAACAGACCAGGAAGTTGAGACAGACGATGGCAGTGTAATTCACAGAGGGATCGCCAAGCGACACTTTGAAAGAACATTTACCATTGCTGATGACACAGTGGTCAAAGGTGCTGAATTAAAGGATGGCCTACTATCTGTTGAATTGGAAAGAATTATTCCAGAAGAGAAGAAAGCCAGACTGATCAACATCAAATAATGATAGAGGGGGTGGCAACACCCCCTTTTATATTGACATACAATTGAAAGAGTTTATAATTTAAATACAATGATGACACAAAGCGATATACAAGTAGAAGAGAAAGTAAAAGTAACACTAAAAGAGCCTAGCAAATGGGCTGTAATTTATATAAATGATGAAAAAACTCCTATGGATTTTGTAGTCAATACTTTGATCAAACACTTTCAATACAATCAAGAACAAGCCAATAAGATGACCACCACCATTCACAATGATGGCAAAGGTGTGGTAGCATTGTACTCATTTGAAATTGCAGAACAAAAAGCCACAGAAGTCAAAGTTGATGCTGTTCAGCATGGTTACCCACTAGAAGTCAAAGTAGAAGCCAGTTAAAATAAATTATAGTATGAAAGATTCTTTCTGCTATCAACCCTGGAACGGATTGTTTGTGAACCACGATGGCAATCTGCGACCCTGTTGCAAATATCGTCCAGAACTAGATCCCCTGGCTAAAGCCATCAACATCAAAGAACCAAATGCCATTGAAAGATTTCAGAACAGCCATTACATTAAAAATTTACAGATGAAATTTCAACTAAAACAAAAACCAAAAGGTTGTGTGTTGTGTTGGAAAGATGAAGATGCTGGTTATCCAAGTCAAAGACAATTGCACAATGAAAGATGGCAAGCAGAATTTGAAAGATATGATCTGGATTCACAAAAACTAAACCTACTGTCTATACCAATTGGAAATTTATGTAATCTCAAGTGCAGAATATGTTCACCTGTAAATTCAAGCAAATGGATTAAAGAGTGGAAAGATTTATACGGGAAAGAATTTGCAAAGAGTGATTGGGCAAATAATCCAGAGATTTGGAAAGATCTTGTGAATCATTCTAAAGATATGTTAGAAATACACATACACGGAGGTGAGCCATTCTTGTTGGACAATGACATCCACATGCAGTTTCTGGAATCACTTGTGAGCACGGGTGCTGATCAAGTGAGAATACATTATTCCACGAATGCCACAACATTTCCAAGTGAATCTGTGAGATCAATATGGAAAAAATTTAAACACATTGATGTACAACCCAGCATAGATGATATTGGTAAGAGATTCGAGTACAATCGAAAAGGCGCTGACTGGTCAGTGGTTGAAGAAAACTTGTTAAGATACAACGCCCTGGTCGCACCCAATTTCCAATTGAGCATTGCCTGTGTGGTGTCTATCTTTACCATCAGATATCTTGAAGAAATATTTGACTACTATCACACAAATAAATTACCAAAACCATGGTTAGGTAGATTACACAATCCTGACTTTTACCAATGTAGTGTAATACCAACCACACCCAGACAGAAACTGCAACAACAACTAGAAAAGAGTGAATGGCAAGATGTGAGAAATGTCAGCCGATGGTTATCAGACAACAACAGCCATCTGTTGCCAAAATTCCGCAAGATTACCAAAAAACAAGATGCATACAGAAATGAAAAGTTTGAAGATGTGTTTCCAGAACTTGTTGATATGCTTGGATTCTAGCAGGGGTTGACTTATACACAGTCTGAGTGTATTATAATATTAACTATTAACTTACATTTGAAAGGTAACAAATACAAATGGCAAGAACTAAGCAATACGTGGTATACACAAGAGAGTTTACAAAAGGTAACGTAAACTCAAAAGTTGGTGTTTTCATCGACGAAGCTAAAACTGCAATGGACAAGAATGGTAACATCAACGGTGGTGTTATTAAACACAAGAACCTTGCAATGACAAGAAAAACTCCTACAACACAACTCATTAACAGAGGTTATGACTTCAACGTAAGAGTATTAGCAAAGAGTGATTTAGCAGGTGCTAAGTCATTAAGATCTGCAACAATTGGATTATTAGCATCTGCTGGTAAAACAATTATCAATCAAGCAGTAGCTTAATATAATTTGCTTTCAAGGGCGGTGTTTCGGCATCGCCCTTTTTTTATGGCTACTTGGTTGTGGCCACAAACACTCCATTCCAATCTTTTGGTAATTTTTGTGTGGTCATGTATTCGCAACGTTCAATCCACATGTCATAATATTTGTCCATCTGTGAATCAAACTCTCCTTTGAGTCTGTTGCATAATCTAATAGCATCTTTGAATTTTTGTTTGCCATACAGTTCATGCATTTCATCATGCGTTGCTTTGGCTTGTGTATATGACTTGTCCAACACCGTGTAGATATCTAGTCCAACTGTTTTACCTTTCACAGCAAGATCGTCTAGTTTCAAATAGAAGAAATCGTTTTTTGTCCTTGCTACAGTTTCAGGCCCAATGATCAATAACACCCCATATGACTTGCACTGTGATTCTAATCTTGCAGTTGTGGACACAGCATCGCCTAACACATCATATGAATGTCTTTCAGTTGATCCCATTTCACCAATATAACCAAGGCCTGTGTTAATACCAGCACCCATACCAACAGGTGGTCTACCTTCTGCTGTGATCTTGTTGTTAAATTGTTCAACTGCTTTCAACATATTCAAACCAGTTTGCACAGCAGTGCGTGGATGATCAGCATCATCAATTGGTGCGTTGTGGATGTGCATACTTGCATCTCCAATATACTTGATAATCATGCCATCTGCATCAAGCACTGGTTTGGTTATGGCGTCCATGTATCCATTCATCACTTGAGTCAAACCTTTCACATCATCGCCGAACGATTCACCAAGTGGTGTAAAACCACGTAGATCTGAAAAACATATTGACACTTCTTTTTTAACACCTTCTTTGATAAGTGCTGGATTTTCCTGTAGCATCTTAACCACTGTGGGCGATGCATAACCACCAAACTGTTTTTTTATGGCTTGCTTCTGCATGTATTCAGAAACAAAACGATTGAACACAGCATGAAGTCCTACTAACACAGTTGTGATTACAGGCCATGAAAAATCAAACAGCAACAGTCTTGTTGAATATATGTGAACAGAACCATACACTGTGCCCACACCAATTAATACAATAAGTCCTGCCACCACACCATAGTGAAAGAATCTTGCGGCAATGATCAATAACAGTCCAATCACAAACAGATATGCAAGTTCGTATGTGTCTGCTAGATCGGATCTAACAATGTTGTCACCATTAATGATAGTTTGCAAGGATACAGCCACTGGTGTGTGGGCATATTCTGTGCCTGTGGGTGCGGCAATGGTGGATCCAATGCCTTCTGCTGTGAGTCCAATCACAACAATTTTGCCTTGCACATGCTCTTGTGTGGCTTCCATGATACTAACAGAAGGAAACTGTTTGTTCCAACGTAACCAAATTCTAGCATTGGCATCAGTTGTGATAACATTATAACCTGGCACCCTCACTGCCTGCACTCCTGTTGGGCCTGCTTTGACTTGATAGGATGGTGCCTGTGTGGCCACACGAATTGTTTCAATGGCTAATGCAGGATATGTTTCTCCTGACACTGTCATGATGAGTGGCATACGTCTTACAACTCCATCTCTTTCAGGAGCAATGTTTAATACACCAACACCATCTGCTGATTGACCTAATTTAGGTATAGGACCCAACATGCCTGGCCATTGAAAAAGATATGGTATTGGATCACCTATTTTGGCAATGCCTCTTGGCACTGCATTTTTATTTGTTTGTGTGGTTCCTGTTTGTGCAATGATGACTCCATTGCCTTGCAGTGTTTGTGCAAGCACATCGTCCATGCCTGCTCTGTCTTCTTCTGAAAACAGTATGGGCATCACAATTAACCCAGCACCTTGACTCCGCAAATGATTGATCACATCAGCAAGATAATCCCTTGGCCATGGCCATTGTCCAAAGCCTTCTATTGCCTTTTCGTCAAATTCAACAATGACAATGTCTTGTGACATCTCCTTAGCATCTGTTGACTGAAGATAGTCAAAGGATTTTAGTCTAGCAGTTTCAGTAAGTCCACCATCTTGAAATCTCAACCCTACTAACACAGCAAGGGTTATCAAAACAGTTAGCCAATGTGTTAGAAGTTTGGTCACTTTTTATTTTTTACTTTGTCAGCAATCTCTTTGTTGGATTTGTTTTGCAGTTCTTCGATCATTTTAAGTTTGGTGTTGAGTCTGATTAGATCATTGTCCAACATTCTAATTCTGTCTATGAGTGCAATTAATGTGGTGTTGGCCGCACCTAGCACAGGTTTTATCTCAGTGGTCACCCACTGCCAAATGTAAAACACAAAGTATCCAAGACCCATTGCGGCAATGATTGGAAATCCATATTGATTGATTGCTTCTACTATTGGTCCACTCATTTTTTATCCAACACATACTTTATATTACAGTATCCACAGATGGCCTCACCTTTTTTGGCTAGGTTGTAATACACTCTAGGATGATCGTGATCTTCACCATCACAGTATAACTGTTCTTCTTTTACATGCACTATTTTCATTTCGATCCTATGTAGCCTGCTATGATGCCAATTAGTCCTGTGAGAGCCATTTTCATCAGTGTGATCACTGACTCGTCAACTGGTCTATTTTCTTGTAGTGCCACGTAATAGTCACCAATGATGATCACGCCCAACAAAGTTAATACGCCTACCACTAATGCTACCACTATTAGGTCTTTCAAATTCTTAATCACGTCTTGCATCCTCCTTGCCTTCATTGGCAGCTATTCTTTCTACGTTTGGTTTTACTCCTAACACATGACTCATTTTAGCATCAATCTGCACTAAGTCGTTGTTCATGGTTTGCACTCGATTGTCTAGTGCTGTGATGATATTTTTAAGTCCATTTACACCGCCAGTAACTCCTGCCAGTATGAACTTGATTGTGAGAAACACAAAATATCCTGCGGCGATGGCTCCTGCTATGGGAAATCCAACTTCGCCTACTATTTTTAAAAACTCCATATGTGTGTATTTAACTTTTGCACAACTGTTCATAAGTGTCTGCACATCATTTGGGTTCAAAAACCATTAAATACAAGCATGTTAAAAACCTTGGTTATTACACTGGCTATTATTATGACTTCTGCACATGCTGATCAGTTGCATCATGAATTTGGAAATCCTTCTTTCAGCAAGCAGGGATATTCTTCTCATGTGTTATCAATTGAACAATTGCAGTATAGCAGAAAGAATGATCTCAAAGATGAAAGAAAATCTGCGGCAGCTGCGGCTGAAAGATTAGCAAACAACACAACCATAAACAAATTTATTAAGAATGTTGAATCAAGAATATATGCAAACCTGTCCAAACAATTGGTGGACAACATGTTTGGAACATCATGCACAGGCACATGTCCGACTTCAGGCACAGCAAACGTTGAAGGATCAACAATTTATTGGGTCAAGGACACATCAACCGAAATAATAACACTAACAATTACAGACCCCAACAACAATGTAACCACAATGTCTGTTCCACTAGGAGACTTTAATTTTTAACATGAAAAATTTTATTATAATAGGCATGCTTTTGATATTGACATCTTGTGCTACCACACAGAACACAGTTAAAAGTGGTGATGATCCTTTCATCGAAGGCACACCCACAATGCAAATTTTACAATCATTGCCTCCACTTGTTGAACAACCAGTGATAACCATTGCTGTATATAAGTTTCCTGATCTTACAGGACAGCGTAAGCCAAGCACAAAGTTTAGTCAACTGTCTATGGCAGTTTCACAAGGTGCAGATGTCTGGGTGATTTCAGCACTCAAGGCAGTGGGCGAAGGCACATGGTTCAGAGTGGTTGAACGAAAAGGTTTAGACAGTTTGGTCAAAGAAAGACAGTTGATAAGATCAACTAGAGAACTGTATGATGGAAGTCAAGAAGTAGGAAATGTTTTAAAACCGCTTGTGTTTGCAGGACTACTTGTTGAAGGAGGCATCATTGGATATGATGCAAATGTGGCTTCTGGTGGTGATGGTGCTAGATATTTCGGCATCGGCCTGTCAGAAGAATACAGAATAGATCAAGTCACAGTCAGCATGAGATTAGTTGCTGTGCAAACTGGAGAAGTTTTACTAACAGCAGAAGCAACAAAAACAATTGCAAGCCATAAGACGTCGGCTGATGTGTTTAGGTTTTTAGACATGAGCACAAAAGCATTTGAAGTTGAGACCGGTGTTGCTACAAATGAACCAGTAAATTATGCGGTACGCAGTGCAATTGAATATTGTGTGCTGGAATTATTAAAACTGGGTGATAAAGAAGGGTTATGGAAAATTAAATATTTTTAGGGGATACACAAATAAATGACAAAACTAATAACATTAATACTATCGTTTTTGTTTGTAACATCTGCAAACGCCAATGATATCTATGTGACACAATCAGGTGCTACTTTGGATTTGGACATCACACAAGATGGTCAAAACAACCAAGTGGGTAACTCGACTACTGCATCAACTGTCACTGGAGCTACCACAACAATTGATATTGATCAAGTTGGTAACTCTAACATATTAAAGTTTGATATCAATGGTGCTTCGTATACTGGTACATTTAATGTTACAGGAAACAGCAATGATATTGATATCATGTGTGACAGCACAGGAAATAACAGTTCTTGTGGCACTGTAACAGCTAATGTGACCATGGTAGGAAACAGCAATGATATTGATTTAGATATTGGCGAAACATCAGATGCATCAAACACAACTGCAACAATTACATCTGCAGGTGATGATGACTCAAACGTTATTGCGGCAACCATCGACGGTACCAGTGCTATATTAACAATCACAGTTGACGGTGACACTAACAACTGGTTGGTTGACATTGATGGCAACGGTGATGTAAATGGACACACTTTAATACACACACATACAGGTGGCATCGCAGATGTGGACATTGTACAGAGTGGCATCAACGATCAAATGATTACACTAACAACATCAGGTGATAACGCGGATATAGACATTAGTCAAACAGACTAATGAACTTTCTTTTTTATTTGCTGTGCAGTTTTGTGCTGACAGTAAACTCATGGGCCAGTATAGGGAATGTCATACTGCACGAAGGCACTGGTGCTGTGGAGCGTACTGATGGCGAAGAAGCAGTCACTGAAATTGACCTTGATGTGTTTTCATACGACACAGTCCGAACTGGCAAAGGCAAGACTGCCATTGAATTTGTTGATGAAACCAGAGTAGATATCACCCAACATTCAAAACTTGTTATTGATGAATTTGTGTATGATCCTGCCAGTGGCACAGGCAAGTTGTCGCTTAAAGCAGGTCTTGGCACTGTGCGTTATGCATCAGGACAAATTGCCAAAAACTCCAAACAGAATGTATTGATACAAACTCCAACAGCAACCATAGGAGTTAGAGGCACTGATTTTGCCATGACAGTGGACGAAATAGGAAGTAGCACAATTATATTATTGCCAAGTTGCAACACAGATGGAAAATGTTATGTGGGGGAAATATCAGTTGAATCAGATGCTGGTCAAGTCATAATGAACCAGGCATTCCAGGCTACAGTTGTTGATACTGTTGCAAGTGTGCCCATGCGGCCAGTGATTCTTAGTTTAGAAGAAGATATGATCAACAATTTGTTAATTATTAGCAAGCCAAAAGAAATCCAAGAACAACAGGACAATTCATCCTATAATGCTGTGGCCAATGCACTTGACATTGACTTTTTGGAATTTGATGATCTTAATGTCGATGCTTTAGAAGAAGAAATTGAAAATTGGGCAACGGGATTGGATATTGATTTTTTAGAACAAAACTTTCTTGTGGATATTCTAAAACAAATCAACGAAGAACTGGCCAAACAGATGAGAAGTGAATTTGACAAAAAAGTCGAAGGACAGCGGTTTGGAAAAGATCCAACAACAGGAATTATACTGCTAGACGAAGATCCACATTTTGTGTGGAGCAGAGAAGATGCGGCAGGCAACTTTATTGAATTAAGGCTGGACAAAGAAAACACTTATATATTAAATGTGCAACAACAAGATTACGAAATAATAGATTACACCATTAACGGACAGGAAAATGAAATTAGCATTCTTCAAAATCAGTAGCATCTTGTTTTTGCTTTGTTCAAGTGCATATGCAGGAAGTTTAAATTATGAAGTATTTGCAATTAGTCATTATGCACCTTATGTAGAGTCACCTTGTTTTAACAACTATACATATCTCTCTACCTGTAATAATTCTAGTCCAAGTTATGTAGGTCTATCACAAGGAACTGGTACTACTGACAGTTTAAATTACAACTGGAATAGTGGAAATATAGTTCTTCATAATAATAATTATGGTGCTAATCAGAGAATGGTAGTTATCACCGGTTATTGGCAACATCCAGGAACCACAGGTCAAACATCAACAGTTTATTTTGCTGGTCGTAATGATGATGGACTTATTGTAAACATCAATAATACTAAAGTAATATCTGACTGGGCTCAACAAGGACCAACATATTGGAACTCTAGTGGTTCATTTTCTGGTGTTGGTGGTCAATGGTACCCAATACAAATTAACTGGTATGAATGGGGTGGTTCTGCTAATATGGATATACATTATAGTTTATCTAATTTAAGTTTAAACTCTACAAGTGGTTGGTTAGATATGCCTAACTCTGGTTTTGCAACCACTGACCAAAACACAGTTAATGTTACAATCACATCTTCACAAACCACAGCAGTGAACACAGCCAAAGGCACATCAGACAGCGGGATTAAAATGAATGTGCAAGGCAACAACAACACAATTAATATTGAACAAGCAGGCAATGATAATTTTGTTGTTGGCAGTGATTGGTCCAGTGATTCACAAATCACAGGCAACGACAACACACTCAATATTGATCAAGGCAATGTGACTACATCTGGAAGCAGTGGTAGGAACGGCATAGGACTAGACATCACAGGCAATACCAACACACTGAATCTATCCCAAGGTGACTATGCCACTGATGTAGGAGATCACAGAATGCTGATTGATATTGATGGATCAACCAACACATTGACTTTACAACAACGCAATGATGGTACAACATCTTCAGAGCACTTCATGAGTGTGGATTTAGATTCTTCTTCTAATGTGATCACCATGCAACAGTTAAACGATGGGGATAAGTTTTTGTTTGTGGACATAGACAATGGCAACAACACTGTTGATATCAATCAGTCAGGCACAGGTGAACACTATTTAGATCTAACACTTGGTACAGGCAGTTATGCACATGATGTGGATATCAGTCAAACTGGCACTGGTAACCATGCGGCTCGTGTTGATCTAGATGGCTATTCCACTGATTTTGATCTGTCACAGCAAGGATCCACTGATCAAGATTACAGCATTGACATGACCTGTGGCACACAAGCAGGTTGCACTCTTTCTACCACCCAGGGCAATTAGCCATTTATAAATATCTTAAAATTAGACCAAGCTAACTTTTTGGGAAGAGTAAATGACAGAATTAACAAATGGCATATGGAATACATTTAAAAATGTAGCAGGCACATCAAGCATATCTCTTGCAGTAATATTTTTTATTGGGCACATTATCATTGCAATGATAGTGGTTAGTATTATGACTGGAGCAAGTTTATGGGAAGCTGGTACTGTGGCCATTGTCGAACCAGCCATTAATTCAGTTTGGTTCTATGTGTTGCACAAAATTTGGACATCTAATACCAAAAAATCCTAATCTTGTTGTGTGATGATGTTCTTTGAAGGAATGTTACGTTTTCGCACAATCATGTAATTTGCATAGTCCACAGTGTTTTCAAAAGTCTGTGATAACTTTTTCTTAAAAACATATGTATGTTTGCCTTTTGCCATGTCAGCATTTAAATTGTTGACCTCATAAAAATTATAATCAAATTCATGTGACAGTTGATCAAACTTCGTATGATTTTCAAATGTCAAGTAACTGAGTTGTGCATATACGTCCAACTGATCAACTAGATCCTTGTCAATTGTAAATCGTGTGTCAATGAACTCTTTGATGCAATTTTGTATATCAGTTTCAATCTTTTTATTAATAATATTCCATTCAAGTATATTAAACTCACCACTTAGGCTAAGGTCAATTTGTTCCAAAGTGGGTTGGTTTATATCACTGTAGGACATCTTGATTTGCTCAACGCTTTGCTGATAACAATTGTGCATAAAATCATGTTGCAACAAAAATTCAATCAGACCATTGTAAAAAGTTGCATAAGGTATCCCGCTGTGTTTGTGCAAAAATTTGCTCTGCTCAGAACTTAGGCCAGTGTGATGCAGAGCATAAATCCAATTGGTGTGCATTGCACAGTCAATCATATCATCATACGTCATTGTGTTTGTGCTTTTGACAAAGGTTGCGTATTCAGTGTGTTGCATATTGTCTTCAGTAAACTTGATGGGCCTTGTAAATTTTTCCATACCATACTGATGCAATTGATTTTGATTCATGTGTGCATTTTCCAACAGCATGGCTTGATGTGTGTAAAAATCTTGATGAATGTCTAGATCAAATAACTTGTAGTATGTCTGCCTCCAAGATTTTTTTGTTTCCATAGGCAATCCCAAAATTAAATCAACAGCCACTGGTAATTGTTTTTCAAAACAAGCCATGGACATTTCTTCGATATTGTTGAGTTCAAAATTTTTCCTTTCAACAGCATCCAACACATCATCGTGTAGACTCTGTAAACTGACTGTCACACTGTTTGCAATGCCTTGATCCTTGAATTCTTGAGCAATGTCCAACACATGCTTCTTGGCATTTTTTGTCCAATTGGTTGTGACTGCTTTTGGCCATCCAGTGATTGATCTATATTTGCCAAATAGTCGTGTGATGGCTAAATCTCTTTCTTTGAAAATGCCATAGTTGGCATCTGCTATGTTAACAAAGTCTATTTTTTTATCACTCATCCATTTGATTTCTTGTTCCACTTTGTCCAGCAAAAACTTTTTGATCTTGCTTAATGTGAGGCTACCCCAATCACAGTATGTGCATTTGTAAGGACAACCTCTGTTGGTTTCCATTATGGCTGTCCAAGTGATATCAGGGTGTTTGTGAAACAAATGATCAAACACGCCCTTGATGTAGGGTGAAGGCAAGGACTCAAGATCAGTTATTCTTTGTGATATGGGTGTAACCAGTCTTTGACCCCGTTTGTTGATTACCAATCCAGGAATTGTTTCCAAACTTTTTTTAGTAATCAAGCATTCAAGAATTCTTTCAAAACTAACTTCGCCTTCCTGCACCACCACACAGTCAAGCCAAGGTTTATTGACAAATATGTCTTGATCACTGTGTTCTGGTTCTGGGCCTCCGAAAACCACAACACACTCAGGAAACTTGCGTTTGATTGCTTTGGCTAAAGCATTGACATAATTGTAATTCCAAACATAGCAAGAAAAACCAATAACATCAATTTTATCATATTTGTCAACAAAGTGTTGAATATCTTCACGCACAGCAATCATGTCTAAAAGTTCAACATTTTCAACAATTGTTTGATTGTCTAGACATTTCGCCCACAAACAACCAACTGAATAAGGAAGATAATGAGCATTCAGATGAGATGGTCCCCAACTGAAACCAGGTTGTGCTAACACTAAATTAAGCATGATAAGTCAAATATTTATGGATTAAGATTTTCCAGGCAAAAAAACTGCAAAAAACAATGATTTTTTATATGGTTGACGCATTTAATAAAAGTGCTATTATACTATTACTGAACAACGCATTCTAATTAGTTGCAACTTTTTAGAGCTTGTGGCGGAATAATCCTTCGGCAGGGGGATAACGCACATGACCTTGTTTTAGATGGCCCAATGGCTAAGTTTGCAAGGGGATGGTTGGAAGTAGGCTCACATTTAAACTTCATAGAGATGATGTGATCTGCTAGCCGGACGTTGGGGGTGAGTTCATAGCAAGGCCCTCCAAGCAGTGTTGACAGTATCTTTTTTTCCTTATATACTCAAATTATGCATTTAATGATTGATTTAGAAACACTGGCAACATCGCCCAATGCGGCCATATTGACCATTGGAGCATGTAGATTTGATCCACATGCAACAGATATAGAGTCTACCTATTATGAAAGAATTATTCTTGAAACACAAGAAAGTTATGGCAGAGTGATCAATGAAGACACACTTGGTTGGTGGAGCCAACAAGACAAACAGATACAAGAAGATGCATTCGGTGAAGGTGATGATCGAATTGATCTTAAAGATGCAATGAAAAAATTATATACATTTGGCCTTGGCACTTCTAATGTGTGGAGTCATGGCGCAATTTTTGATGTTGTGATCATAGAAGATGTCTGTCGATCATTGCAACAAGCAGTCACTTGGAAGTTTTGGGAAGTGAGAGACACACGCACACTGTTTGATCTTGCTGATGTCAGTGTAAAGATAGAAGGCAAACACAATGCACTTACAGATGCTGTGGCACAAACTCAAGCAGTCCAACAATCTTATGCTAAATTAAAAGTATAATGCTTGGACAATCAGAATCAATACTAGTGCCTGGCGCAGTTGTTGAACATGTAGACTATCCAGAATGGGGTCAAGGACAGGTTCAATCCTGTATTAACGGCACTGTGACAATAAATTTTCAAAACACAGGCAAAAAAGTTTTAAAAGTTGATTATGAGAAATTTAAATTGTTATGAACAAAGATGAATACGTTGATTTGCTTGCCAATAAGCCATGGGCAGAAATGCAAAAACATTTTGATTCCCTAGATCCTGTAACAGTTAAATCAATTACACAACTATCTATTAATCCTCAACAATGGATTGACTTTACCATAGAAAATTTCCATAATGCAAAACAAGAATGGGAAATGCCAAAGGACCATTATCCTGCACATGCTAAACAATGGGCCAATATTAATAATTTGTTAGGCAGAAATGAACACAATACCTTTGAATTAAACTATGGCATACTTGGAGACACCAACGAACAACTGAAAGATCTTTTGGGTAAGGAGAACATTGCAAAACTTAATGTGGATCCGGCTTCAATATTAATAAGACTTTTAGTAAAATTTCCAGGACATGGTGTTGCATGGCATCAAGATGATGCAGGATCATATGCAAAAAAGTTTCCACACATCAATTTGGATCCGGTCACTAAAACAAATGAGCAAGGCCAACTCAAAAGACTGTGGTGGTCTGTTAATGAGTGGAGTGATGGTCATGCATTTCAAATATCAAAGACTGTGTTAACACATTGGAAAGCAGGACAAGTGTATCATATCCCATGGGGGCATGGCCATGCATCAAGCAATTTTGGCTACTGTCCACAGTTCACTGTGTCATTTACTGGATTAATTTTTAATTAACAATAATCTTTTTCTTGCATGAAACAGTCTACAGAGCATATAATAATGCAATAAGGAGATATATTAATATGTCAACAACGGATGAAATACAAAATCAAATGGAAGCTTACATGGCAGAAAATACTAAGTTTGCTGAAAAGGGTGTTAAAGCATCTGCAACAAGAGCCAGAAAGGCTTTACAAGAACTTGGCAAGTTGATCAAGACAAGAAGAAAAGAAATACTTGAAGAGAAGGCAGCTGCTTCGTCCAAGTAAATGAAAATATACAGTTTGGTTAGATAATGGAAGATAAAGAACTCGCATTTTTAAGGGTAACCGATCCTGAAAAATATAAAGATTATCTAGCCAAGCAAGAACTTAAGAAACGATTAGCATTTCCTAAACTACTATCCAACATTGATATCAATGGCACATTTGTAGCAAGGATGTATGAATCTTTTGGCGGAAGCAACTATGTTGTTGAACCAGATGGATCTCACTATCAAGGCAAAGTGCGTAGAAAAAAATTTTATAGAAGATACAAAGATGAATGTGGAAGATACAAGCCTGGTTTTTGGGGTTACTATTATCTGTGTGATGATGGTAGGTGGTTTGATGGAACAGGTTGGGCATGTGAAAAACCAACGGAACAACGTCAACCAGTTGACGAGACTGTAGAGGAGTAGTATAATATTAGCATGGATATGAGTTTAGTACCTGTTGTTATAGAACAGACATCAAAGGGCGAAAGGTCCTATGATATATTTTCACGTTTATTAAAAGAAAGAATTATATTTTTGACTGGAGGCATCAACGAACAAGTGTCCTCTATTGTGTCAGCACAATTACTATTTTTGGAATCACAGGCACCTGACAAAGACATTTTTATGTATATTAATTCGCCAGGCGGACTGGTCACAGCAGGTCTAGCCATGTATGACACAATGCAGTTTATCAAGTGTGACATATCAACACTAGTCATAGGACAAGCTTGTTCAGCAGGATCCCTACTGGCTATGGCAGGTACCAAAGGAAAACGATATGCACTGAAAAATTCACGCATCATGATTCATCAACCATCAGGAGGAGCATCAGGTCAAGCCACTGACATCCTTATCCATGCAGAAGAAATCACAAAGATCAAGAAAAAACTCAACCAAATGTATGCTGACCATACAGGGCAAACAATCGAAACTATTAATGATTCTATGGAACGTGATAAATTCATGTCTCCTGAAGAAGCATTAGAGTTTGGATTAGTTGATAAAATTATCGCTCACAGAGAAGACATCTAATCATACACTGCTTGAATCAATTCCTGTCTGTGTTCAGATGACAAAAATTTGTTTTCAACATTGTAATTTTTTATATTGTCCTGAAACAATTTACTGAGATAAGGAAATATAGGTGTCTGCAACGACAATATGAATTCACCATTAAAATATGCTCCATCTCTGTTGTGCAGGACTTCACCATTGTTTTGCATCACAAACTTGGAATGGTCCCAAAAGTATAAATTATTTTTTACTAAACTGATTTGATTGATTCTTATGTCTCGTATTTTGACAAATTGATCTTGTATGATTTTATTGTTCTGTAGTATTGTGTTGGAAGTTTGTTTGTGCTGTAATCCAATCACAATGTTGCACACACTATCTTTTGGCAACACACAATCGATCACAAAACTTTTGTCACCATTAAACTTTTCTTCATAGTATGTGGTTTGATTAATTTTTATAAATGTGTTAGGATCTCCGTTGCACAATACACCTTGCAGTTCAATTTCAAATCTATAGGAATACTCATCTGCTAGAGCAACACATTTATCAATCTCTGATTCAATGTTTTTTAATGTCAGCATGAAACTTTTTTACCTTTCCTATGTTTGTTGTAAAATAATTATGAATTTGGGTCATGTAGTCATATTCGTGATTGGTTGGAATATTGAGAGTTTCAACCAACTTATTCAATACCAGTCTCCTAAACACAATCTCTTTGTAATCTAGTTTTGGATTATTTTTATACCACCATAAACTATGATCATTGGGATGTGAATACATGCCGTCTTGTTCTGTCTTTTTACCCCATTCACTGTAATTTTCATTGCCATAAAATGTGTTGAAGTTTACAAGATTTATTGTACCGTTGCACCAATATGGTTGTAATTTTTTCAACATTTTCACTGTGGCTAAAAAATCTTGTCTAGTCTCAGATGGAAATGCAGGAAACAATAATATACCACAAGACACATCATGTGAGGAAAAATAATTGATTTCAGTGAGAATATCATCCACAGTGCAGTGTTTTTTCATTTCAGCCAAAACTTTGTTACTGCCAGACTCAATACCTATAGTAAGTCCTTCTGCTCCACTTTCATTCAACAGAGCATAATAATTTTCCGGATCAGGAATTTGATGTGCTGGTCTCACAATGTATTGTCCAGTCCATCTTAGATCGTCATACCCTTTCTTTGCTTTTAGTTCTGCTAAAGTTTCTACATAATCAATGAATGCACTGAGGCTGCCATTCACCAGCGAATCTGTAAAATAAATTGTTTTGGCTCCATAGTGTTCATAAAGATGCATCACTTCATCTGCTATTGATTTTCCTGACTTGAACGAAAATTTACCAAAGTTATGTGGGATGTCACAGAAAGTGCATTTTCTTACACATCCTTTACTGCCAGTCATTGGTAGTATTAATCCTTTGTGATAGTCGTAATTTTCTATGTCGAGATCCTCGAAGTCAGCATAAGGAGTATCAGTCCAATTGGCATCAATAATCCTTTTGTTCAATCCAGAATAATCCACTGTGTGATCTTTCAACCATTCTATCAATTTGTGTTCTGCATCACCGATAATATAGGTGTCACATAAGTTGTTGACTTTGAGTAACTCGCCAACTTCGGGTTGTGATTGTAGAGTTGCATCAAAGGCATCTAGATAATTTAGGGGATTGTGTAGACCATATCCACCAATAATAATTTTGATGTGTGCAAAATGCTGTTTGATAATTTTACAGATCAACACGCAAGATATGTTGTTGTATCTACTAAAACTGCTCACCCCAACTGTCTTAGGATTGTATTTTTTGACATCTTGTATTACTTTATGTGCCAACCAAGTACCACAATGACTGTTGGCAATTTCATCATAGGTCAGTGGCAAAGTGTTTCTAAACATTTTGGTTTGTTCATAAAACTTGTTTTTGTCTTTGTTGCATTGGTGATGAAAGTATTTTTGATTGTAATCTATGGTTTTACATGTGAATCCAGCCGCTTCGCTGATACTTTTTAACTGTGCTAGTGCCATTGGTGCAAAAGTTAAGTCTCTCACAGGGCCAGTGATTAATAGGAAATCAATCATTACGATTTGTTTGACAAAACAGTAAAATAAATATATAGTAACGTAACCATGTCAAAAAATACTTATACCACAATTTTTATGCTTTTTTGCATAGTGGCGTCTAGACTGCTTCCGCATCCACCAAACTTTACACCAGTGATTGCTGTGTTTATGATGACTGGTCTTGTCAGTGTACTGCCATGTTTAATTGCATACATTATTTCAGATGCAATAATTGGGTTTCATTCTTACATGCTGTGGGTATACGCCAGTCTATTTGCAATTGCATATTTTCAACGTGGTGCAATTTTTAGTGCAACACTGTTTTTTGTTGTGACTAATTTTGCTGTGTGGACCGGTGGATGGTATGGTTATACTCTGGAAGGTTTGATCACTTGTTATATGATGGCCATTCCGTTCTATGTGAACATGTTGATCAGCACATTGATCTTTGCACAAATGTTCGAATATCTGCAGAAGCACACTTTTGAAATACCAAAATTTAGATTTGCATAAAACAATCAAAGTTCTTGACAAACACATCTAAAACATATAAAATACAATAGTTCCTAAAAGCATAGTGGGAAAGCGACGTGAAATTCGTTCACATTACTTGATACGGTTATAGTCCGAATGCCACCTAGGGGTAGAACAAAGCAAGGAGACTTTATGAAAATACTAACGATAATCTTGACTTTTGTTTTTGGATCAATAGCAACTGCCAGTGCTCTTGATGTCACACTGTATATTGTGCCAAGTGACAAAAGTTTATTAACAACAAATGTGGACACAGTCAAAACACAGTCCTATAAGAACACTGTGACCATAGGTGAAGTGCTGGACAGCAATACTTCATTTCAAGCAATAAGATCTGGACCACGTGGACAACAAACCTCTGTGTTTACAAGAGGAACTAATTCCAACCACACACTGTTTATGATCAACGGATCACCAGTAACTGACCATTCTACAACTAACGGATTGTTTGATGCAGGTGTAGATTCAGTGACTTATGCAGGTTCAATTGATTTATACAAAGGATCGCAGAGCACACTTTGGGGACCTGGTGCAATTGGTGGTGCTATTAACATCAACACTGGAGGCACATTAGAAGACAGTGTAGAACTTAAGACTGGATCTAACAACACCGCAGGCCTTGGAGTAAACTATTTTACTGCACAACCATCAGGAATATACTCTATTAAAATGTATCAAGAATCATCCGATGGATATTCTATTGTAGAAGGCGGAGACAATGACGGATATCAGTATCAGACATTGAACTTTGATTCAACGCACTACACTGAAAATGCAAAAATTGGCACCACAGTGGTGTATAGAGATGCAAGTGCTGACCTTGATGCAGGTGGCACTGACGACACTGACTACACATCAGATTCAGATTTTTACTTTTTACAAGCAAGATACGAATCAGATGTTGTAAATTTTGTCATTGATAGAAACGTGCATGACCGTGAATATGTGAATGGCACAGAGATAGACACTTACGACAGTTCAACTAATCATATCAAACTATCCCATACCAATACATTTGGGCCAGTAGAATACACCGTTGGAACAGAAGGATCAGCCTACACAGCAAAATTTGACAACAAAGGATCTTACAATTCATCTGTGGACAAATCAGCACAAGCAAATGCATATTTTCTAAATGCAGATTACAAACTAGGTAATGTGTTGTTGAACACAGGAGTTAGACATGATACTAACAGTTTACATGATGATGTTAACACGTATCGACTTGGTGTTGGTTACAAATTAAATGACCACATGACAGCCATTGCAGGACACAACACAGGATTCCGTGCGCCTACACTGTATGAAATGTATGGTGCTGACAACTTCGGATATTCAGGCAATGCTAGTCTTGAAGAAGAACGTTCAGTGAACAACGAAATTGGATTGGTGTCAAAAGTCAAAAACGAATATGTCAGTATGGACAGCAAGTTTGTTGTGTTTTCCACAAAAATTGACAACATGATATCTTATTCAAACTCAACTTATAACAACACAACTGGAACCAGTTCTATGGAAGGTTGGGAGTTGCAGAACAAACAACAGTATGATGACACAACAATCAACTTTAGTGTAACGTCCGTGCATGCACAGGATTCAGATGATGTGCAATTAACTAGACGCCCGCAGTATTCTGCTGTGGTTGGTTTAGGTCATGATGTCACAGACAAGTTGAAAGTTTGGTATGATTGGAACTACTATGGTGAACACAAAGATATTCACCCAACCAATTGGTCAACTGTGACCAATAGTGAACAACACTACACAGACATCGGACTTTTGTATAAAGTGAGTGACGCCACTGAAGTAACTGCCACAATCAACAACGTGACTGATTTGGCATATGAAAGACCAATGGGATATACACAGCCTGGCAGAGAATTTGCTGTCAGTTTAAAATATCTATTTTAATGAAAAAACGCATCACCTTTGTAATAGGCAATGGTGAGAGCAGACAGCCGATAGATCTTGACTCTTGTAAAAAGCAAGGAGTCACTGTCGGCTGTAACGCAATCGTAAGAGACTTTCATCCAGACATAGTGTCAGCCGCTGATCAGCGAATGGTTGCTGAGGTATTATCATCTGACTACCCAGGACAGTTATACACTAGACCAAACTGGAATACTAAGTTCATGGTAAGTGCTTATCCAGAACTGCCATACAATGGAACTGAAAGAGAAGACAACCCTTGGCATTGGAATTCAGGTCCACATGCAATCAACATTGCTTGTGCATTTAAAAACTATGAATGGAACATGCAGACAACCAATCTTTGCTATCTGATCGGTTTCGATATGACACAACAAAACAACTACACTAATGTGTATGCCAATACAAATGGATATGATAACAAAGCAGTCGATCCTAAGTATTGGCATCATCAATTGGACAAACTGTTTGAAAGTTATCCACATGTCAATTTTGTTTGGATAGCACCTGCAGAATATCAATGTCCAAAACAGTGGCATAGACATGCAAATTTTTCAAGGGATACCACGCAAAATTTCAATAAATATTTGCATGACACGTGAACCACATATCACTGTGTATTATGATGACCAACTCAAAGGTCATGCATTCTATTATCGTAAACCCAATACCCACAAAGCAATTATATCCGATGGTGTTTATGATCGTCAGAAAGACTGTGAAGATTCTGCATGGTTTTGCCTGTTTGCAAAACAAGAAGAACTAGAAGGCACTGGATTCAATCGACGTGATCATTGCAAAACTGTATCCATTCATTGATCCCACATAGAGAACATTTACACTCTTCTATGAGATATCATTGGTTCACTGTAATAAATTCTTAAAGAAATTGTAACAATTGTGTAATTATATAAGCATATAATTTTAATATATATCTATGGATACTCCATACAATGAAAGGAAATTTATCATGAACAAGTTAGTAATCCTACTAGCTTCAGTTCTCCTTTCTTCCACACTACAGGCAAGAGATATCATTAACATTGTAGGTTCATCTACAGTGTATCCATACTCTACTGTTGTGGCAGAAAGACTGAGCGAAGCTGGTTCAAAAGCACCCACTGTGGCATCCACTGGATCAGGCGGTGGTATGAAAATGTTCTGTGCCGGTGTAGGCCTAGAACATCCAGACATCACAAATGCTTCAAGGGCTATGAAGTCCAAAGAAGCCAAATTGTGTTTAGACAATGGCGTTGACAGTGTTGTTGAAGTTATTGTAGGCAACGACGGCATTGTGTTTGCCAACTCACTGGAAGGTCCTGACATGAAAGTGACCACTAAACAGTTGTGGTTAGCAATGGCCAAAGAAGTGCCTGTGGACGGCAAACTAGTGCCTAATCCATACACAAAGTGGTCAGAAATTGATGCATCACTGCCAAACATGAAAATCGATATATTGGTGGCACCACCATCATCGGGCACCAGAGATGCTTGGGAATCATTAGTGATGAAAAAAGGCTGTAAAGAAGCTGGAGCCAAAGACCTACAAACAGAAAAAAACGGGTGCAAACACTTCAGAGAAGATGGTGCAACCACAGAGATGGGTGAGAACGACACACTCATTGTGAACAAACTTAAAGACAGTCCTGATAGATTTGGATTCTTTGGTTATTCATATCTGTTGGAAAATAAAGATGCCATCAAAGGATCTACAGTGAACGGAGTCAAGCCTTCATTGGAAACAATTCAATCATATGAATATCCAATAGCAAGACCTCTGTTTTACTACATCAAAAAAGATCATGTTGGCATCGTTCCTGGCATTGAGGAATATGCTAAATTGTTCATATCAGATGAAGCCACATCTATTGATGGTTTTCTTGGTTCACTCGGACTGGTGCCACTTGCAGAAGACAAGGCGGCAGAAGTCAAAGCAATTGTAGAAAACTTAACCACAATGGATTTAAAAGCCAAGGCTTCTAAATAATCATAACACTTAAACCAAAGGCATGCTGACACTATATAAAGCGGTATGCCTTTTCGCAGACACAATTTTTTGGTTGCGATTTGGTATACGTTTATTATATAATAAACCAAACTATAGAGGAGACTATACTACATGAAAAAACTAACAGCATTATTGATTGCTTTAGGTTTTGCAGGTGTAACACAAGCTGCCACAATTACCGGTAAAGTGGAACTTGACATTACAGAAAACGCAAGTAATGACTACATCTCAACTGAATCAATCAAGTTAGGAATCGCAGGCGACTCAGGTGTTGCTTTTGGTTCAATCGACGTTAAGACAAATGCTTCGGATCAATTTGTACTAGACGAATATCAAATAGGTGCAAATATAACTGCGACGACATCTGTATCATACGGCGATCAGGGCGACATCTTTATTGGTGGAGGTCTTGAAACGGTGGGAGCGAATACAATCGCAAACCCAAGTGATGCAGGCGAGAGCATTGTGTTAAACATCAGTGGTTTATCTGTAAGAGGTAAATTTTCTGACACAGACACAGACATCTCAGACTTTGATACTGTTCAGGCAAAATACAGCACAACAGTAAGCAAGTTCACTGTAGGTGCATCTGTGGATCACACAATTGCATCAGATGACAACATCTATGCAGGTTCAGTTGCGTTTGCACTCAACGAGTCAGCAAATGTTTCAACTGTGGTAACACAGGACGCATCACTTACTGATGAAGTTGCATATGAATCAATACTATCAATAGGCGGTTTATCTGCTTATGTTGATGGTAATGAAGCAGACTGGTCAAAGAACGTGGGTGCAGGATACAAAGGAACTTGGAAAGATCTAGGTTACTATGTTGAAGCAAACTACAATTTAGACTCAGAAGAAACAACTCCAGCAATGGGTGTTGAATTATCATTCTAAAAACCTAATACAATCGGGGGTTTTTGCCCCCGATTGACACATTTTCCAAATATCATATAATAAGTGTATGAATGAGCCATACACAATAATACAAGAACTGGAATCAGATAATTCACGATTGTTCAAAGAAGGAGTAATTGCCCGTGAAATGGAAGCAGGCAATGATCAGTTTTTTGAAGGATTAGGAATTGCACTAAACAAATTATATGTTTTCAATGTGCAAAAAGTAGACACATTAGAGCAAGACGGTCCAGGACTAGATAGAGAGTCTTTCTGGGATCTGCAACGCCAACTTAATAACAGAACAGTGACCGGACATGCGGCAAGAGATCTTATAGCAGACCGTATGAAACAAGCCACATGTGAGCAATGGAACAATTGGTATAGAAGAATATTGATTAAAGACTTGCGATGTGGTGTCACAGAAAAAACAATTAACAATGTTGCTAAAAAATTAAACATAGACAAATATAAGATTCCAACATTTGAAGTGATGCTGGCACATGACTCAGCCAACCATGCCAACAAGATGCATGGCGAAAAGTTTATTGATTACAAATTGGATGGTGTCAGAGTGCTTGCATTTTTTGATCCTGACAAAGACACAGTGGCCATGTATACTAGGAACGGCAAACAGTTGCACAACTTTGGTCACGTTGAACAAGAGATTAGAGAAAAAATTATGCCTGGCTTTGAAGTGCCAACTATATTGGACGGAGAAATGGTCAGCAAAAGTTTCCAAGCATTAATGAAGCAGGTGCATCGTAAAGAAAACGTTGAAGCCAGTGATGCCAAGTTTGCTGTGTTTGATATGATTGCACAGCACGAATTTATCAAAGGCAAAAGTATCCTTGGCTGTGCTGATAGAGATGCCATGGTGAATGCACTGTTTCAAGACAAGCAGTTTGATTATCTATTTCCTTTAGAGAAACATTTAGTAAATTTGGACACACCTGAAGGTTATAAAAAATATTTAAAGTTCAACAAAGATGCCATCGCAAATGGATTCGAAGGAGTAATGATTAAAGATGTTGATGCTCCATATGAATGCAAGAGATCACATCACATGTTGAAAGCAAAACCGTTCATTGAAGTAACACTGAATGTGTTGGACATAGAACCAGGCACAGGCAGAAATGAAGGCAGACTGGGTGCATTTGTGTGCAAAGGCACAGACGGAGACAAAACAATCGAAGTCAATGTAGGTTCTGGCTTTTCTGATGCCCAAAGAGACCAGTTTTGGAGCAACAGGGATAAAATAGTAAACCAACTTGTAGAAGTTAGGGGAGATGCTGTAACACAAAATCAAGATGGTTCATACAGCCTTAGATTTCCTAGATTTAAAACATTCAGGGGATTTGAGATAGGAGAAAAAATATGAAGCCATTTATTACAGCAGTGATAGTAAGTGTGGTGTTGGTTGTGATATTTGTAGTCTTTGAACCAGCTAGATTATTGTATCATGGCATGGATTGCGACGGCGGCATAGGCGGTGGTTGTGATAGAAGCACAGCGAAAGGAGTATGGTTATGGCTAGCGAAGTAATAATTTGTCCTTCATGTGAAGTAGACATCACAGAAGATGGTTGTAGTCTATGTGGCTGGGGCAAGAATGCCTAGAGACTTTGAACAACGCATCAGCCAACTTGAAGACAAAATTGATCAACTTCAATTGACAATGGACAAAATGGATGCTAAACTTGTAAAACACATTGCCTTTATTGATAAAACCTATGAAGGACTTAAAAGTCCAATAAAGACTGTGACAGGATTTTTTGGTAAAAAGTATGAGTAACAAGAAAGGACAACACAACATGCGAGAAATGATTTATGATGCATACAGTTCTGTAATGGAACACGACAAAAACCCTTTGCGGCATATCAAAGACTTTAACACAAGACACATGATCACACAAGTGTTGGCATGGATGTGGTGTATTGTATTTTCATTACTGGTAGGGAGTTGGACTGTGTTTGGCTACACCGCGGTGGCACACTTTGTATTTTTAGTTGCTGTGTTTATTACCGTGGGCACTTTCAAAGTTGCTGAAAAAAAACCTGAATTTTTTACTCGAGGCAAAATACTCAAGTATGAAGACATTCAAGGCAAATACGAAGACATCTGGTAAGCAAGGAGATTGATTGAGTAAAGAAGATAATCTAGAGTTTCAAGGCACAGTAATTGATCTGTTGCCAGAATCAAGGTGTATGGTAGAACTAGAAAATGGGCACAAGGTGTTGTGCTACACCGCAGGCAAGTTAAAAAAATTTAAAATTAGAATGTTAGTAGGTGATAAAGTCTCAATTGAGATGACTCCATATGATCTTACAAAAGGACGCATAACATACCGCGGAAAAAAACGTGGATAGTTTGGTGTTTCACATTGTTAATGCTGTTGCACTTGCAGGCAGTTTGACATCAATATACTATGTGTCAGGAAAAACTAATAAAGAAAGAAAATTTGGCATGTGGGTGTCGGTGTGGGCACAGCCATTCTTTTTCGCCATTGGCGTTTTAACAGGTGCTTGGGCAATTATGGCACTGGCGGCATGGCGATGGGCACATTCAATCAGAGGCATAATCAACAATCCAACATGACAGCAAAAATTATTAAGTTCAATAGTCCTAAAATAAAAAAGTCGGACAAAGGCTTCAGCGAATCAGACATGATGGTTTTTGATGCTGTAGAACTTTTGCTTGAATATGCCCATGAAGCAGGTTGTGATATCAATCCAATCATAGACAGCAGGGAACTAGGCGAAGTGATTAGATCATTGTTGGTATTTTTTGGTAAAATGAATGGCGTTGATATTGAACAATTAAATTGGGAACAAAACGCAGACATATCCAATCTTTACAGCGATAACGGCTTTTTAGCATCACTTGACAAAGACAAAGAATAAGTTATAATAATATTATGACTATGCATCTTGTAGGCCCTGCGTTAAGCATGAATTCAACACGCAAACGCAAAACAAAGGGTCTTACAGCCAGAGATAAACAAGCACAGGCAGACTATGCCAAGTATCTTGAATCCTTTGGTGTGACACCTAAAAAGCGAAATTACAAGCAAAATTTTGGTGCTTTTGCTGATTCAAACACATTTAACAATCCACGTAAAACTGTGTGTAATCCGTATTATTCTGCACCTAGTAAGGCGCCTGGAGTTGCTCAACCCAAACGTGATGATCGTGAGAGACTTGAAGTCAGCAGTCAATATTCTATTGCGCCTGCTTATAACAAAGGTCCTTATATGGTTATTGCAAAAGAAGATTTAAAAACAGCAGGAAAAAAAGTATGATCAGAAATGTTATAATTTCAATTGTCCTGTTTGTAATTGTGTTAACTATTCCTTACATTGCCAACGCAGGTGTTGTGCTGGATCCTAAGAATGATACTCCTTCTGGAGCATGGGTTGATCCTAACACAACAGAAGGTCATGGAGATTTTTTTGTTTCTAAAGATGGCCTACTGTGTGCCAACAGAATTTGGCAAGTCAATGTGAATGGACTTATGTCTCCATCAAGAAAATGTCGCCTACCAGACGGTTCTTGGCAAACTTTACTTTTCTAAATATAAATACCTTTGGTGACGCCACTTTCAAGTGACGTGGAGAGCACACACCGACGGCCTAGTAGCACAAGCGAATGGCGATGCAAATCGAAAAAACCGCCGGCTCCTATGATGTATATCTAACCTTTTAATTGACATAATTGTAATTAAAGTGTTACAATTAAAAAAAGGAGATATAATGTCTAAAGTAGAGCCCCTTAGTTTTGATCTAACCACAGGTCGCCATGATCCCAAAGAAACAGTTTTACCCGAAATCAGGGAACAGTATCCTTGGCATTGGGATCCTATGAAACAAGATCATGATGACGGCAAAGGATTAATAGGCAATTGGTCAAACAAATTGGATTGGGAAGGTTTGTCCAAATGGTGTATTGAAAAAGTAAACAAAATGAGACTACCTAACAAATGGTGGGACTACAATTACGAAACAGGTTTTATTTCACATGGTGGAGATGACGCAACCCATACTCCAATACGTGAACAGGCATTGTTGATGTTCAAAAACAACACATTCACAACAGGCAACACACAGTATTTTAAAATTGCAAATCAAGATTTTGAACATTGGGAACAACCTTTGAGAGATATGTTTCCTATGCTCAAACAAGATAAACTAGGTATAAGTTTGTTTGTACAGATCCCAGGCAGTATGCATTGGAGTCATGTTGACACATATTCGTCATTCATAAGACGCACAGGCGATACCAAGGCAAACTATACAAGACTAAGACGTTTCATGATATTTCCTAGAGATTGGGACTTTGGACATTTTTTCCATTATGGCAATCATTGTATGAATCAATGGAAGGCAGGAGATCTGTGGGATCTAACACCAGGTGTGTATCATGGATCAGCCAACTCAGGACCTACTCCTAAAATTACTATTCACTGGAGTGGAGAACTTGTAGACGATTGGGAAGGTTGGGATAAATGGCAATAGAAGGCCACTACTATCAAACACTGCTTGACGATGCTGGAGTTGATCTAAAACAACCAATCCAAATCGAAAAAAACACAACTCTGGATATTGATCCAAAGGCATTCGAATCTTTTACAGAAAAATATAGATCAGAAGCCACAGTCAAGTCCTTCCGTCCTAGACCTTTTCTAGATCATTACTCTAACCATATTGCCACGTGTGCCAATTGGGTGGGATACAACAAACACAACACAATAGAATCCAATTGGGGGTTGGATCCCAAGCACAATCGCATGCTGGTTGATATTGTTGGCAGTAAAAATTTAGAACAGTTGCAACTGGACCCCAACAAAACCTTGATACGATTGTTGGAATACAATCCAGGACATATTTTGCCACTGCATGTTGATGGCAAAGAAGGTTTCAAAAATATGTTTGCAACATCTCGCACACCAGACAGATTTTTTGTCGCTGTCAGCGAATGGGACTGGGGTCATTTCCTACAGGTACACGACAAAATGATATACGGTTGGAATCCTGGAGACACCTGGTTCATTCCAAATGATCTATGGCATTTGAGTGGCAATGCTGGATTCAAACCAAAACTAACACTTACCATCACAGGAGAAATCAATGGAAAAGAATAAAGACTACAAGATGAAAGACATAGTTGCGGCTGATGGCTGGGTGCCAACAGATCCTGAATATTATGTTAAAAATTCTAAAATGCCAGGACCAGGCCAAGAACTTGACCTTTGGACTTTTTTAGAACACAGACCTGACAAAGAATGGATTGCATTTGCAGAAGAAACAGGAGCAAACCTAACAGACGAGTGTGACCCAGAACCACACTATATTAGTAATGTGCCTATTGATCAAAACAAATTCATACAATTCATCAAAGACAACAAAGACACTTGTCAAAAAAAATATTATGAAGCAAGACCTTATCATACAGGAAGAAATGAGTTCACGTTGGAATTGCCTACCAAAGTTGGATACAACAAAGGCAACTGCTGTGAATACAACTGGGGACTTTATGGCGATTCCAATGACAAACTAAAGGAATTGTTAGGCAAAGAATATTTCGAAAGCATCAAGATCGATTACGACACAGCACTGATGAGACTATTGGCTTACATGCCAGGTCAAACCTTGCCGTGGCACTTTGACTATTTGGGTGGATGGTGTAGAATCAACAAGCATCTCAATCCTAATCCAGACACAAGAAAATGTGACATAGGTGACATGAAAAGATATCTTGTGATGATCACTGACTGGCATTGGGGACACATGTTGCAGATGGCCAATACATTTTGGCCAAAATGGAAATCAGGTGACGTGTGGGAGATACCAATGGAAGTGTATCATCTCAGTACAAATGCTGGCATGAGTCTCAAACTTTCAATGAGCATTACTGGAGCCAAATATGCTTGATTGGTTCAAGAAACACAGAAACATTTTTGAATGGATTGGCCTTGCAATTGCTTGCGTGGCCACTGTGTTGATTGTACATTATGTTGGTAACTTAGACATATGAATCTGTTGATAGGTGCAACAGGCTATCTTGGTGAACATCTCAAAGATGCATACAAACCAGTCACAGCAAGACACAGGTTTGAACATCAAGTGGTTGATTGGACCGATTCATATGATCAAGTGGACACTGTTTGGCTGGTTGCAAGAGCCTGCAGAAAACAACAACCACGCAGAGATTACATAACATTTTCAAAAGAAGTGGCTGGTGTGGTCACAATATGTCGTGCATTTCCAAATGCCCACATTGTCTACACCAGCACCAAAGTGGTGTATGGCATCACTGACAACGAAGTTAAACCTGTGTCCAGACAAGACATAGGCAAATATTTTGTCAATGCCAAAGACTACAAAAATCAAATCATTGATATACCTTTTGGTCCTACTGTGCAAGATGTTGATATTACATCTTTGTCAGAGCATCATCAATGGTATGCAATGACTAAACTTGCTTGTGAACAAATTGTTCGTCAGCAAACACACACCATATTGAGAATATGGGACATACAATAAGGAGAAAAAATGAAGACTAAAACAGGAGTAACATTAGCAATGTTGGTGGCATTATTGTTCTCAGGTGCATTAATGTTGCAATCTAAGACAAGTATTGCTGACACAACTTGTGGCGATATCACTGTTGCAGAAATGACATGGTCATCTGCGGCATTCTTAGGCCACTTGGACAAGTATATACTAGAAACAGTGTATGGTTGTAATATTCAAATGATTCAAGGCGGAACTGTAGGACTGGCCACCAGCCTTGCAGAAAAAAGCGAACCAGATGTTGCCAGCGAACTGTGGGCATCAACTGTGCAAGGCATTGTTGACGATGCGTTGGCAAGAGGCACAGGAGTTATTGCCAACGAAGAGCCAATCTCAGGTGGAGCTAGCGAAAATTGGTATGTGCTTCCTAAGACACTTGAAGCATATCCAGAACTTAAAACTGTTGAAGATGTGTTAGACAATCCTCAAATATTTGGCGGCAAAGTTTATGTCTGTCCAGTGGGGTGGGGTTGTGCAACCACAACAGTAAAAATCTTAGAAGCCTATGGAGCAGAAGAAAAAGGTTGGGAAATAGTTGATCCAGGTTCAGGTGTTGGCCTAGACGGTAGTATTGGCAAGGCAGGCAACAGTGACGATCACTGGTTTGGATTCTATTGGGAACCAGCAGGCATGGTTAGCAAGTACGATCTACAACCTATCCCAACAGGCAAAGGATTTGCAGGAACAGATCATTGGGTCAATTGTATCCAAAAGGAAGATTGTGATTCACCTAAAATTACAGATTTCAGTGTGCCAACTCTGTACACAATGGTATCAAGTGACATGTCACAAAATGGCGATGTCATGCAGTATCTAGGCACAAGATCCATTGACATCAACTTGTTCAACAGTTTGATCGTAAAAATGGATGAACAGCAAGAAACTGCTGAAGAATCTGTGGAATCGTTCCTCAAAGCATATCCTGATGTATGGATTAAATGGCTAGACCAAGATGGCATTGATGCCGTCAATGCAACTCTAAACTAGTCAAATGTCACAGGGCGTTGTTAGGTAAATATACAAGACAACGCCTTTTAGACGTGAAGCATTAAATGACCTCAATGCTTGAATGCGTGGGCCAGCTTCTATAAAGTAGCAATACTTTTAGTCGCAAGAAAAAACCTATAGGAGAACAAACTATGTACAAGTTTGAAACACAAACAAATGAAAAAGGTGAGATTGAAAATATCATCAATCACAAGCCTAATGGATACAATCCAACTACAGGAATCTATGCGTCAAGTTACATTTTTCAAGGCGAATGGGAAGATGAACTTAATGCTTTAGATTATAAAAAAAGAGTGATCAAGCACGACGAAGCAGCTCAAACAGATGAAGACAAAGGACTGGTATCTGCATATCTTTACAATGCTTTTAGAAGTGCTGATGGAAAATCAACCACAACTGAAATTAGTGGTCAATTTTGGGGCGAAGAAGATCCGTCAACCTGTCAATACACACCATCATATTACAATTCACCAAAGTTAAGAGCAATCCTTGACTGGTTTGAATGTGACAAGACAAGAATCAGAATATTCCAACAACAGCCTGGCGTTCACATGCCAATGCACACAGATTTTGACAATCAAAGAGGCGTTGAGAAGTTTGGTGAAACTCTAAGAATATTTGTCCAACTCACAGATCAACCTGGCGGTGCATGGTATAAATTCCAAACATCAGATTCTGATGTGTCTATCAACTTGCAAAAAGGACAATTCTTGGTCTTTAATCCAGATCTTACTGGACATCAGACACAGAATCTTACAGAAGTACCAAGAAATGCATTCATGTTGATTGTGAAAAGAAATGAATGGATTGACAACTTAGTTAAAAATGAAACCATGTCTTTTATTGATGTGAATGAACTTGCAAAAGAAAAGAAAATAGCATAAAATTATTTTATGTCCCGCTCTCATATATTGTTCAATCAATGGTATGAGTGCGGTGACAAGCATTTCCATAACATTTGGCAAGCATTTGATTATCAAAAGCAATCAGGCCATTTTCCAAGTTACCAGTTTGATCAAGAATATATTGACTCAATCAAAAATATCAGACGTCCTAAAAACCTAAATCATCAATACATCAAAAATCTCATAGTGGCAAGACTGAAACAGTTGCGTAAACAACACAAATATCTGCGACTTGCTCTGGGAGGAGGTACTGATAGTTTTTCAATTTTAAAATATTGTGTGGCTCATGACATCTACATTGATGAAGTGTTTTGCGAAATGACCAGCATCAATAAAAATTTGTTTAGGCCAAACATAGAATTTGAACCAGCACTGCGATATGCAGAACAACACATTGGCTCATGTATTGGCACCGTGATTCGATCACACCCAACAATCGATGAGTTAGAAACAGTGCTGACCGAAGGATGGTACAAGAATCCCAACATTGTGAAAGGAAATCATTTGCCAGGAAGATGGCACATCATAGGTTTGTATTATAAAAAAACAAATCTTCCACTAGAAGAAACTCTAACTATCACTGGCATAGACAAACCTTCTGTGGTGCGGGAAAACGATGTGTTGTATTGGTGCCAATTGGATTCTACCATCAGCGAAACAATGGGATGTGAAAATATATTGCCATTGTTTTTTGACAAAGAAAATCCCGAACTCACTGTGGCAATGACCTATGGTTTACTTGACACATCCGTTGTGTCGGGCAATCTAATAAATTACAGCAATCAACCTGCACACAAAAAATTGGATATGCTACACGCAATGGGACTGGAAAGCACAGGACATCATTTCATTGATTTTCACCTGCTTGGTAAAACGGCAATAGAACTAGAGAAACCAAAAAACAAAGTCGCCCACAGAGAATTGATCAAACTAGGACGCAAAGACATAGCAGATGCGTTTTTCAGTAGTGTGGATCAAATCATATCAGACTACAAAGATTTACCATATGCAATAGAAGTAAAAGGCCAAAGTGTGCAATCAGTCCGCAGATACACACAAAAAATCCCCATTTATCAAGACTTTTTTGGTGCTTGACACATTACCTTTCTATAGTATAATAACAGTATGAAACAACTAGTAATAATTGCCTTTACAATGATGCTTGGTGCTTGTTCATCAATAAATCCATTGAACAAGAACATCAACAAAGGCGTAGATGTTGATACAGTAAAACTGCGTGGTGGCAGTGAAGTTCCCGAGTGGTTCTTTGATTATCCAAAGGATGACGAATGGGTGTATGGAGTTGCCACAGGACATAGTGAAGACATGCAGTTCGCTATCGACAAAGGTATCCATGACGCCAAGGTCATGGTTGCAGATAAACTACAGAACTACATCAATGGTGACTTCAAAAGATACATTGAAGATTCTGGATCTGTAGTTTCAGGTAACACAGTGCAACAGACAACTAAAATGTCACAAGCAGTGATTGATGAGTTGGACATGGGTGGCTATGTTATAGTAAACAAAGTGGTGCTTAATGAAGGATCACACTATAGATCTTTCATATTAATGAAATTCGATAGGACGGATTGGTATCCACCCGCTCGTGTGGTGACTATCAATCAAGACGACGTCGAAGAAGCATTTGCTCAATCAGACATCATTGAGTAAATTAACCACCACAATCGTTGTGTGCCTTTGGTCACTGTCAGCATGGTCTGGCACTGCCATTGGCATACACGACTTTGGACCTAACATCACAGAAAATCAATCCTGTGAAATTGCTAAACTTAAGGCAACAAAACAATTGATTGAAAATGAAATAGGCCAAGTCATACAAGTCAACGACATTAAAACATGCACCAACGACAATTGCAATCTTAATTCATTTAAATGGATTGCATTTCCTGGAATTGTGCAGAACAGTAAGTTTGACACACACATTGAAGAACGTGATAGTAGACGATTTTGTATTGCTAAAGTGCAGGGCAGAGTGATTCCTATAGAAAGAATGTATGCTCCTGACCATAATTTTTCTGCTACATTTAACCAGAATGGTGAATACTACAACAATGACCACATGCGAATATCCATATATGGTGAAAGCGAACAGTATTATAAAATTTTTGTGTTGAATGACAGAGCAGTGAAAGTGTATCCTAACGATTATGAACAAGATCGTGCATATAAAGACTTGACTGTGCCTTCTTCAGACTATATCATTAGAACTGTGAAAGAAGAAAATCCAAATGAATTGGTCATGATTGTTTCACACAAAAGGCCTTTTGAAATGAACACAGTGTATAACATCAAAGATTTTGCTGACACCATGATGCAAATGAAACAGGATGGATACAGAATTAGAATATATAACATAACCATACAATGAAGTTTCAATCAACAAAAAAACTAGGGCCAATATCTGTAGGACACAGACAATGGCGTGACAAAGGACACTGTGCATGGGTGCATGGCTATGGTAGATACATTCAATTTACATTTGAAGGCGAACTAGATGAACGTCAGTGGGTCATGGATTTTGGTGATCTAAGAGATGTAAAACAATGGCTTGAAGAACAGTGGGATCACAGACTGCTTCTTGCATCAGATGATCCACATCTTGGACAGTTTAAAAACATGCATTCACTAGGCACCATGAGCATCAATATTATGGATGTAGACAAAGGCTGGGGTCCTGGCATAGAAGCATCTTGTAAATTTGTGCATGATCATGTGGCGCCTATGATTGATAAAAAAACAGATGGCCGTGTTAAACTAACCAAGGTCGAAATATGGGAACATGAACGTAATTCTGCTGTATATACAGTTGAATGATCATTACCTATAGAAATCCGTTAACACCAGATCAGACCATTGATGTTCACTTTGACATCGATAGCAATGAGTTTACTGCACGTTGGAAACAACAACTCAAAAATCTACTGAAGCAAGACTATCATTTAGAAAAAAATTACTGCTTTATGGGATTTGTAGAAAACAATCCTAGAGACGTAAAATTTTTATGCAATGAAATAAATCAAGCAATATGGCAAATCAATAGGTTCAACACATTTAACAAATGGCAAGTTGCAGGACTGGATGCTTATCACATAGATGACCACTTCAACGAGGACACAGTGATGTGGCCTGGTAATCTTCCTGTAGGCAAAGCAGACAATGGCGACGAATCAGGCACACTAGGTCTAAGGCTAAAACATGATGCAATGAATCGTTTACACAGATACTTTGAGGATCTACAAGGAGAAGCCTGGGGACTAAGCAAATATTACAAAATTGCTGATTACGATACAAAATACGCCATTAGGCAACTTAATGATTTGTGTCATGAACTTGAATCATATGTGTTGAGTTTACGCAAATCTGTTGTTGAACCACAATGGCAAAGACCTAGTCAAATAATGACTTGGCTTCAAGCACCAAGACAGAATCTTGTATCACAGGATTTTGCAATGTTCGAAAAAAATAGTTTTGATCGACAAATAGGTGGTGTGTATTTGCATTGGGCACAAATTGGAAAAACACATATCGAAGTGTTTAGAGATGAAGATGGTGCACCTGTGGATGATGTGGTATGTTCAACAATTAATGCATTGAAATATTATACTGGAGAATTTGACATTGAGTGGGGCAAAGATGTAACCGAAGCAACTGCGCCTTGGCACAAAGAAGAACAACAACAGTTTAATGCATGGCTGAAACAAAATGGTTTCGATCCTGCCGATCCTAAACTTGCTCTTGGATATATTAAAATTGGCCATTGCAATTTGCAGAAATCTTTTGGCACTGATGATCAATATAAAATCTGGTCAACACTTTCACAACACTTAGATGTGTATAAAATTACAATAGATGATGTAGAAAACACGTTTGATTATGTTTGGTCACAACCAGATTTTAAACAAAAACAAATTGGAATTATGATGCCAGGATACAATCACTCTTCAAAAAAATGATTAAAATTGCTCCACTGTCACGTTTATACAATGATATCATGCCGACATTGTCTGCGTATTATAAAGATGTATACAGTAACGACAACCATGTTGATGGCACCTATACAACACAATGTGCTGAAATTATTTCGCAACACACCAAACAGCACACAGTGGTGACCACAAGTGGTACAACTGCTATTACAAGCATGTTGTTGGCCATTGGCATACAACCAAACGATGAAGTGTTGTGTGTGAATTATAGTAATCCTGCAAGTGTGATGCCAATTAAATTACTAGGAGCAGTTCCTGTGTTTGTGGACATCAACAATTATGGCTGTATGGATTTGTCTAATCTGCCTGTTACCAAAAACACCAAGGCATGTATTGTGACTGGCTTGTATGGCGATTCTGTGGACTGGGACCAAATCAAAGACATTGAAGTGCCTGTGCTTAACGACAGTGCTCAATGCCTTACAACCAAATATCGTAACAACATGGCAACACAGTATGGCGACATGACCACTTTAAGTTTTGCTTTTAATAAAAATGCACCTGTGTTTGGCACATATGGATCAGTTTCAACTGATGATGCCACTCTGTATGGCAAATTGAAAATCATCAATTCAAATGGTTATAACAATGCTGAAGAAGTGCAGATATCACAGATAGGGATCAACGGCAAACCCAGTGAAGACAAGTCAGCACAATGTTTGGCTTCAATGCAAAGATTGGCCAGTTGGCAAAACACCAGAACTGAAATCAATCTGTATTACAAAGATGTGTTTGATAACAAAGGAGTTATGGTCAAACCATCACCAGGCTACAGCACCTCCAATCATCATAAGTTTTGTATTTTTACTAAAAATAAGAAGTTGTTTGCCAAAATGATGCATGACAAGGGCATAGAATGTAATTTACATTACACCTATAATTTTTCCAAATATCCTGCACTTAATGTAGATAATAGAACATATCCTAATACAGATTTTTATGTTGATCATGCAGTGTGTATACCATGTCACCAATGGTTAAGCCATGATGAAATCAACAAAGTAGTTGATACAGTGTGTAAAATAAACGCAACAATTGGTGTGCCATCAGATGTTGACAGTTTGTATTCTTAAACTATAATAGCGTTATGCGTATAGGCTATTGTTGCAAGTATCTACATCATGATAGAACACTTAAACCCAAACTATTAAAGGAAACTGAACAGCCACTCAACTGTAGAGCAACCACTGTGCGTTGGCTCAACGAACACAAAGATCAAGCAGAAGAAAGACTGTGGGATCTCATGCGCCATAATATATCTTCTATACATGAACTGGTCAAATACACTGGTGCACTGCCTCCCTCATTGCGTATGTGTAGATTAAGTTCACCGATATTACCTGTGGCCACAGAAGCCACATGGAAATACTTTTGGTCCAAACCAGATGTGATTGCATACTGTGAAAAACATTTTGCTGAAGTTGGCAACACAGCAAGATCATTGGGTGTGAGATTGTCTTTTCATCCTGGACAGTTCACTGTGTTGGCATCAGAGTCGGATGACATCATTGACCGTAGCATTGAAGAATTTGAATATCATGTTAACATGGCACGTTGGATGGGTTATGGTAAAACATTCCAGGACTTTAAAATTAACGTGCATATATCTGGGCGAAGAGGTCCACAAGGCATCATTGATGTTTTGCCAAGACTGTCGCCTGAAGCAAGGAATACTATCACAATTGAAAATGAAGAAATGAAATGGGGACTAGGTGATGTTTTACAATTGGAAAAACATTTGGCACTGGTGTTTGATATACATCATCATTGGGTCAACTGTGGAGAATGGATCACAGTAGATGATGACAGGATCAAAAGAATCATTGATTCGTGGCGTGGTGTGCGACCAGTGATGCATTATTCACAGCCAAAAGAAATATTGCACAACAAGGTTGACCAGGCAAAACTTTTGGATAGAGAAAAATTATTTGAACAGGGAGAAAACAGAACAACCATTAGAGCACACTCTGATTATTACTGGCATATACCAACAAACAATTGGATAAAACCATTTGGAAAATTGTTTGATATACAGTGCGAATCCAAAGCCAAGAATCTTGCATCATCTTTGTTGGCGGCACAATATGAATTAATATCAATTGGATCACCTGTGTTGTGATTGACAGATTGTAAAAAATAAGTATAATATACACAAAGGAGACCAAACTAATGAAGATATTAAAATGGATATTTGGTGATACTAGTGGACCAACTGCATCTGCGGCTGTGACCACAAAGTCAACAACCATAACACCAAAGAAAACAAAAAAGGTGACTACAAAAAAGTCAACAAAGAAAACAACCAAAAAGACTACTGCTAAAAAAGGCCGTGGTAGACCAAAGAAAAAATAATGAAACTAGATCAAGTAGCAGATGACGTAAATGTCAACGGTGGCAAGTTCACCATAATGGATTTGCCTTATGATAGAAAAGATCTTGAACCAGTAATAAGTCGGGAAACCATAGACTTACACTATGGAAAGCACCATTCCGGATATGTTGATAAATTAAACGACCTTATCAAAGGCACAGAATATGAAGACAAAAGTCTCAAACAAATTATTGTTGAGTCAAGAGATAACGATCAAGCAATATTCAACAACGCAGGCCAAAACTTTAATCATATTATATACTTTCAATCATTGACTCCAGACTATGAAGAGCCATCACAAGAAATGCAAGATCATATTGAAGATTCATTTGACACAATGGACCAGTTCAAAGAAGCATTTGTTGATGCAGGCATGAAAAGATTTGGATCTGGTTGGGTGTATTTGGTTTTAGAAAATGGAGATCTAAAATTTAAAACTTATCCAAATGCAGATAATCCAGTTGGTGAAGATGTTGATATACTTGCCGCATTCGATGTGTGGGAACACTCATACTATCTGGATTACAAAAATGATCGAAAAGAACATCTCACAAGAGTAATCAACGAACTGATCAATTACAAATTTATAGAATCAAGATTGCTAGAGGCATAATGTTCCATGTTTGTGCAAGTAGAACAAACGCCAAATCCAGCAACCCTAAAATTTATTCCTGGCGTCACAGTTATGAGTCATGGAACACAATTTTATCAAGATGAAAGTAGCACTGGTAATTCAATCCTAGCCGAACAACTTTTTCAAATCAAAGGAGTTGAAAGTGTGTTTTATGGTGCAGACTTTATTACAATCAGTAAGCATAAGTTTGCTGAATGGAAATTGTTGAAACCAGCCATCATGGGTGCTATCATTACGCAATTTGCCACGGATAAACCATTAATACGGGAACCACAATTCAAAAAAAATTATGTCGACAACAAGCATGGAGTTAAAGACAGTGACAGCGACACAGTAAAAAAAATTAAAGAAATACTTGATGTCAAAATACGTCCTGCAGTGGCCCTGGATGGTGGGGACATAATATTTGAATCATACCAAGATGGATGGATTGTGTTAGAACTGCAAGGCGCTTGTCAAGGATGTCCAAGTTCCACAGCAACACTAAAGTCTGGAATCGAAAATATGATGAAACATTATATTCCAGAAGTGCGTGGCGTCAGGTCAACTGAATGATTGACCGCAAACACTTTGAAACCACTTTTCCAAACATAGTTCATGAATTAAGATCAGTTTATGATCCAGAGATTCCCATTGATGTGTTTGAACTTGGTTTGATATATGACATTATTTTACAGGAAGACAACTCAGTAGATGTCACAATGACCCTTACAGCACCTAATTGTCCAGTGGCAGGAGAGTTACCACAGTGGATCCAAGAAGCAGTGGAAAAAGCAGGACATGACAAAGTTAGAATAGAATTAACATTTGATCCACCATGGACTCCTGAGATGGTCAGTGACGATGGTAGATTGTATTTAGGTATGTAAATACAAGTATGATAGAAATAACTGTGCCAGCAATTGCAAAAATGAAGGAAGTCTGTGAAGATGCAAGCAAGCCTTATATTAGATTTGGAGTCAAAGGTGGTGGCTGTGCGGGATTTAACTACAAGATTGATGTTGCTGATGAAAAAAAGGATAGAGATCAAGAACTAGCATTTGGCGATGTCAAAGTGCTGGTGGATGAACGTTCTGAAATGTTTATATTAGGCACACGCATTGATTACAAACAGGAAATTTTTGGATCTTATTTTACATATGACAATCCCAATGCACATTCTTCGTGTGGTTGCGGCACTAGTTTTTCAGTAAAATAAAATAGTTAAATTTTCTTTATTTCTAAAGGTTTCCATCTTTTGAACATTACCCCGTGCACCATAAAATTGCAGTAGTATTCGAAATGTTTTTCGATGGGTTTGTATTTTATTTTGTATGTGGCTGGCGCTAGTTCGGACTCGTGTTTGGTATATCCATAAACATCTTGATCTAATAGTACTATTTCTTCTGTTTTGTCATACGAATGTGTTTGCCTTACTTTTTGTATGGCCAATAAGTCTTTGATGTATTGTTCTGGAATCACAGTGTGCATGAATGTTTCAAATTCTTTGAAAAATTGTTCTCTGCAATCATATCCTATTTCTTGTATTATTCCTTCTGTATCTTTACCTGGATATAATTTATAGGTGTCTTTGGTATTGACATGATCTTTAACTGGATCAAAATACTTAAACAACATGCTGTCTGGTTTATCAACAAAAAACTGAAACAGCAAACGATAAAAATCTCTTAATCTTTTGTTTTCTGTTTTACAATAAAAGTCGCAAACTATGTCAGCAAATCCGTATGATTGAAATACATCAATCAACCAAACCAAGATCAGTGCTTCGTTCATATCTTCTTTTTTCATTGTATTTGTTTCAATCACAACTTCTTCATATTCTTCTGCATATTCACTGTGTTTCATGGCACTTAATACTGTTTTCATTCCATACTTTTTTTGATATTCTGGGTCGGCCATTTCAGCACCAGGAAGAATAGTGGTGGGACTAAAATGTGGATATATGTTGTGTTTTATCAAAAATTCTATTTGGTCCATAAAACTGTCAAATGTTTGTCTGGGTAATGGAATCATCAACTCGGTGCACATTGGAATATTTCTTTCATCGCACATATCTTTGATGTTCATGTATGAGTCATGATCTATGTTTTTTCTTTTGATAGCATCTAAAACATCATCGTGTCTGTCTTGAAGACTTAGTGTGAAATGTCTCATCATTTGATTGTCTAATAAAACTTTTGCAATTTCCAAATGTTCTGGAAAAAATTTTTTACTCAAGGTATAATTGATAGTTCTTGGAAATCCTGTTTCGCGTTTTAATTTTGCCGCATATCCGATTATGTCTAAGTCTTTTTTACGTTTTAGTCCAAAGTTTGCATCAGCAATGTGCAGATACTCAATCTTGTTTTCACTGAACCAATCAAGTTCCTGTAAAGTTCTACATATGTCCATTTGATGCACTTTGCCAAGAGTACCATTTCCCCAGTCACAGAATGTGCATGAATATGGACAACCTCTGTTGGTTTCTGTTACCACATTTAATATTATGTCTGTGTCTTTGTATTCTTCTGTGAGTTCATCAAAAAGTCCTGTTGAATAAGGTGAAGGGATGTTATCAAGATCAGGAATCCTTTCGGCCTTGTTGGCTACAATTTCTCCGTTGCTGTCTATAAATCCTATGCCTCGAATATCATGTTTTGGTTTGTTTTTTTTGATGTGAAGTAGTAGGTCTGTGAATGCAAGTTCACCTTCGTGATATATTGCAAAATCAATGTAGGAATGGTCTTGTAGGAAGTTTTTGTCTCTGAAAGGCACACTAGGGCCACCAATCACAGTGAGACAATCTGGATATTTTTCTTTAATCATTTCAGCAAGTTTAAGATTGTAGTTGTGGTTCCACACATATGAAGACAATCCGATCAATGCAGGATCTTCCAGTCTGTCTATGATCTCTGTGAATTCTTTTTTCTCCAGAAAAAACTTACAATGGAATGATTGATCGATTTCCGGTATCGTTTTAGCATAACTCCAAATCATGCCAACGCTGTAAGGATAATACAATATCTTTCTAGCACCAGGATAACACGATGAAAACTGGCACAGATAAATGTTTTGTTTTGACACTATATTTTGACCTCTATTGAACTGGCATCTAATTTGTAAATCTTACGCATGTTGACGCCTACTTGCTGAGCATATTTATGGACATCACATTTGGCACACACATGATGAAAATTATTAGATGCTCTGCTGGGTGTTACTTTGGATTTGTCACGCATGAACTCCTTATCACAGCAGTCACATTTGAAGTGATACACACTACGTCTGCGTTTGAAATTATGAACGTTGCCCAACTTAGATTCGCGTTGATGTAGGTGTATTTCTGTGGTTTCTTTGATGAACATTTACTTTAGGTTTATAGAATATTTAGTAAATAAACATACCAGAGGAGACTAATTATGAGCCAACAAACGATTAACATAGGATCAGCAGCCAATGATGGCACCGGTGATCCGCTAAGAACAGCATTTGATAAAATCAACGACAACTTCAATGAAGTATATGACAAATTAGGCGGAAGCAGTCTATCAAATATTACACTCACAGGATCAACAATAACCAACACGATCACAAACGGGGACTTAACAATTGACGCAAACGGAACAGGCAAAGTTGTGATCGAAGGCGACCTAGTAGTAAACGGAACAAACACACAAATAGAAACAAGCCAACTCACAGTAGAAGACAACTTTCTAGAACTTAACAGCAACAACTCCTCTGGTGCAGACATTGATGCTGGATTTTATGTCAACAGAGGCTCATCTGATGCGGCATATTTCTTCTGGGATGAAGGCACAGACAAATTTAGAGCTGGCACAGCAGGCACATCAGATTCTTCAGCAGTGTCATTAAACGCCACAGCAACTATTGTGGCAAACTTTGAAGGCGACACGTTACAAATCAACGAAATATCATCTGGAGATTCAACAGCAATACAATTAAATGATGGATTAAATGTGTCAGGCACACTGAGTGTTGATACCATTGATACAAACACAATTTCATCAACAGATTCAACAGCAATTCAAATCGACGATGGATTAAATGTTTCTGGCGCTGTAACAATTGGTGGAACTTTAAGGGTGCAAGAAATAGTTGGAGAAGATTCTGTCAGTGTGCAAATCCAATCTTTGGACACAGACATCATATCATCCACAGCATCAGCAGGAATACAAATCACTGAAGCTGTGAATGTGTCAGGCACACTTTCAGCAGACACCATTGATACCAACACAATATCATCCAATGACTCTTCAAGAGTAACAATCAATGATGGCATCAGTATTGGTGGATCAATTCAATCAACAGACTCAACTGAAGTAACAATCGACGATGCTTTACATGTTGAAGGCCCTACAAGAGTAAACGGCTCAGTCAATCATGCATTCCAAATATTAGAAACAGACACAATCACAGGTGCTGGTGGATCAAATGCCATCGAAATCACTGTTGGTGTGTGCTTATTGAACACAGGCAGTGACACAGCAACTTTGTCCATTGCAGATGGTGTTAATGGACAAGTTATACATATTGTGATGGTTGTGGCAGGCAACAATGCTATCCTAGACAACACCAACGGCAACTGGGCAACACAAATATTGTTCAATGCAGTGGGCGAAGCAGCTACTTTACTGTTTGATGGCACCACTGGCAAATGGAACATTGTTAGCGTTCAAGGCGCAACTGTATCATAATACCTACTTATTTTTCATTAGGCACAGTGTTAAATACTGTGTCTAATAGAGCTTACAGGATGTAAGACTTATGCGGACCTCCGCGTAGTACCTAAAACGTACATTGGACTTCTTATAAGGAGAAAACAAAATGGCAACACGTAAATTTCACGCCAAGGTTATAACACAGGCTCGTGCAAGTCACACAGGTCAAGACGGAGATTTATTCTTCGATGATTCTTCCAATCAGTTCTTTATCTCAGATGGCTCAACAGCAGGTGGTGTGCCTTTATCACTTAACTTAAAGCAAAACATTGTGGCAAGCACTGCCGCAACACTAGCTCCAACAATCGCACAGTCAGGTAGTATTTTTACTATCAATGCGGCGGCAGGTTGTGTGGTAACACTTCCAGCGGCAACAGCTGGTTTATGTTACAGTTTCCACTTAGGAACCACTGTGACATCAAACACATTCACAGTCAACGCAGCTTCATCATCTGATGTGCTACAAGGCGCCCTTATTATGATTGATAAGGACAACGTGGGTAGTGTAGTGGCTACTAACGCAGGTGCAACACTTGGACTAGACATCCCGGCAGCGGCTGATCACCAGTTTGTTGCTGGTGCTGACACAAAAGGACGTTTCCTTGGTAGCATGCTCAACTATGTATGTATCACAGACGCTCTTTGGTATGTGACCGGTGTCAACTTCAGTGATGGCACACTCGCAACAGCGTTTACCTAAATCGACTAACATCATGGTGCTCATTTTACATGGGCACCATTTCATCTTCAATTAAATATTTTTTATGCATAGTAATAACAAACCATCAGCACCACATTGGAACTGGAACGACATTGTTTACATTGATGATACCGAGGTGACCTGTTCTGGAGGAATAAAAGGCGCCGCCAAACATGCACCAATGCACATGATCATGGGAATAAATGATGTGGTATTGGTATGTCCAAAGTGTAATACAATGTACGGCAACAAAGAACGCATGGACAGTGTGGGTGTGCAGTCACAGGTCAACGAAGCCAACATTAGAAAAGATAGAATGGCAGCTTTTCAAAAACCAAAAGGATTTTTCAGCTTTTTAAAAATATTCAAGTAGTGTATACTAGTTTATCATGGGTAGACTAAACAAAAAATATTTTGATAGTATTACTGTGGCTTCATATAGACTACATGAAGGCCAAGAACAAGATGGCACTGATGCTAGAATTATTTCCCAAAGGTCTACCAAAAAGTTTAAATTACAAATAGGTGAAGTATCATCTGTATGCACTTTGGTTGCCAAACCAGCCGGAACACTGTCAGAGAATGAATTCAGGATTGCAGTCGATGGTGGCAATGTGTCCAAAATCACTAATAGAGCTTTCACAGTTGATGGTGACAAAAAACCAATCATAGCCGAATAAACCCCTACAATAAATATACAAAATGGCAATTAAATGGCAAACAAATTCTGGCACATTAGCCACAATCGAAGAACGAGTGCTGTATGAACAACAACTTGTCGCTACAGGCAGTGGCACTTTAAGATACAGCATACACGCAGGATCTTTGCCCAGTGGCTTAAACTTGACCAGCACAGGAAATATTACAGGCTTTGCTAATGAAGTTTCATTTAGGACAGAAAAAACATTTGTTATAAGAGTTACTAATGGCACAGACATTGCTGATAGAACATTCACACTATTTGTAGAAGGATCAGATGCCCCAACGTGGGTAACCACAGCCGGCACTCTGGACACAGTGTATGATGGACAATATGTTGATATTCAATTGGCAGTAACTGATGTAGACACTCCAGATTCAACTGCGATAAGTTATGATATTGTTGATGGCAGTTTACCTGACAGTTTGTCTTTATCATCAACTGGAAGACTTACAGGAATAGTATCTGCAATATTAATAAATTCATTTGATTCTTCCCAATTTGGATTTGATGTAGACGCTTTCGACCAATCGCAACCATTTGATCTTACATTAACAATTGGATCCATTGACAGACTATGGGAGTTCACTGTGCGAGCCTCTGATGGCATCACATTCACTGACAGAGAATTTGCCTTAGATGTTAGAGGCACTTCAAGATTCAGCACAGACACTGATCAAATTACTGCTGATGCTGAAAATTTCCTAGCTGATCTATCAGATATTAGAGGACTTTATTTTACACAGTCGGGGATTATTGCAAGCCTGGTTGCCAACAACTATCACATTGTAAAATTAACTGTGGTTGATCCTGATAAAACTCTTGGACTAGACGGCAACACCACAATAAGTTTTGCAATTGTATCAGGTTCTTTGCCACCAGGATTGAGTATTGATACTGAAACAGGAACCATATCAGGAATTGTTAGTAACAGTTTAGTAAGTTTCACAGATTACACATTCACAGTGAGGGCAACCAAAACCAGCACCATATTTCCTGAAGTGTTTACGGATCAATCACTTACACTAAGAATCACAGGCAAAGCCTTTGAAGCATTGACTTTTACTAAACCAGAAAAGGAATTTGTAATTTAATGGCTGTTTACGACTTAGGCACAATTACCACTGGCAAAGTCAGTCTATTTAAAGTTTCAGCAACTTCTTCTGTGGACAATGTAGTTTTAAGCTATGCATACAAAAATGGAAAATTACCTCCAGGCTTATCAGTCAATCCAGATGGAGAAATAATAGGAACTTGCGGTGATGCCACTTTTGAAATGGACAATGGCGAAACCACTTTTGATCAAACCACTTTCACTATTGATAAAAAATATACTTTTACTGTAGAGGCCAACGGACAATTTGGCAATGTATCCGGCACACAACAGTATTCGATTGATGTTGTCAAAGGCCCTATAAAAAATGCCACAAACATTTATGGCACATTACGTCCTGACAACCAATCACTAGATGACTGGCAAGCACTGGTTTTAAACACTAAAGTTTTTGTGAACGATACAATTTATAGAGCCAATGATGAAAATTTTAACACCACCATTCCGAAATTTTTGTTTCTGTCAGGAGTCGAACTCAAACTCACTAGCACCATATTATCGTTAATGAAATACAACAACTACAATTTTAAACTTAGTGTAGGAGATTTTGAACTAGCCTATGCCAAAGACACAGCAGGCAATGTAATTTATGAAATAGTTTATTGTGTGTTGACTGATCCTAATCAAGGAGCCAACGACAGTAAGATTTTATCTCTTGTCGATTTGCCAGCACTCACTGTGCAAATTAAATCTGACTCTCTTGAAATTATTGCTGACGAATCTTTTCCATTGCCAAACAAAACACAAGATAAATTGTTTTCCAATGATATTATTAACATGCAAAATGAACTCAAAGATGGGTTGACCATTAATAACTTTGATTATCTTCCATCATGGATGAAAACACCAGCAAGTCCTGTGAGAGGATGGCGACTTGCCCTACCTATTAGATATTTGAAACCTGGCGAAGGCGAACAAGCACTGTATAGATTAAAAAATGAAATTACATATGATCCAAAACAACTTAACGTGACTATTGATCGATGGGTAATGGACAATAATCTTGGCACAACATTTGACACTGTGTCTGATGTAACCTATACTGGTGATGGATCCTCCACAGTGTTTACCAACGTATACAATGTAACTGCCAAAAATCATCTCATTGTAACTATTGATGGCCTAGGAACAACTGCATACACATTAAATGCAAGTGCCACTACTCCACAAATCACGTTTGATAGTGCTCCTGCTGATGGTACTTCTGTGGTGATCAAAATGCAAAATACGACTTTTGGAAATCTAGTTGATACAACATTTACCTCAACCACATTTGACAGCGATGGCACAAGGTTCATAGGCGAAGCAGTATTTTTTGACACAAAAGACAATAATCAACAGCAATTATACTTCACAAAATCTTCAGTAACTGACAATATCACTCATATTTCAAAACATAGGGAATTAGTGAGAACTGTGTAATAAATAATACAACATGGCAAGTTCAATATCAGTAACAAACATTGATGCTACATATCCTGTAGCAGGTCAAGACAATGATTCACAAGGTTTTAGAGATAATTTCTCTCAAATCAAAACACAATTAAGTACCGCAAGCACTGAAATCACAGCAATACAAGCTAACAGAGCAACAACTGACGCAACAACTGACTTTAATGGTCATGATGTCAAAAGAGCAAATCTACAAGATTGGGGACAAAAAATTGTTGCAAAAGGTTCTGTTTCAGGATCAGTTGCATGCAGTTTCGAAGATGGCAATGTTACTACTTTGACAACCGGTGGCGATGTAACTCTTACATTTACAAACTTCCCTCTAGAAGATGATGCCAGCACAAACACTTTTGCATCAATGAAAGTATTGTTAACCAAAGGAACTTCTACTAATTCGGTCACACTAACAGGTGTAAGTTTTCCAACTGTTGCAAGTTTCAATGAGTCCAACTTAGATTCATCAACAATGAGCACTACTTTTCCTGAAAGAAAAGGCACATTTGTATTTGATGTGTATTCAGTTGATGGCGGAACTACAAAGTTCATAAGCACAATACTCGAATATCCTGCAAGCACCTAATAAATGTTTCACCCTACTTTAGACCCTAAAGGGCTGTCTGATTCAGAGTTGGAATCTAAAATAAAAGATGTTACACTTAAAATAAATCAAGCATCAAGAATGAACAATAGAAATTTTTATGAACAACTGTTAGCAATTAACAACACTCTCCAATTGGAAAACGAGCAACGCAAATTAAAAACACAAAAAAAATCTGCTGACGACGATGATCAATTTGATAATTTAATCAATGTTAAATGATGATGGCTTAGTATGGAAGAGTAGGTTTACCAACTCTTTATTTCTAAACTTAAAACTATGGCCCAACGACACTGAAGTCAGTCTACACATGACTCCTATGACTGATGAACCACAACAGCAACACATTGCATTTGAAAAATACAAATACGTAATGAGTAGGTTCATGCAAGATTCTATTTTTATTACACACAACGAAACTGAACATACCGCTTTTAGTAATCTAAAAAACACAGTGGTTGATTTCTTTTCGCGCCCTATTGATCAAGTTGTGGGTGTCTGCCTTCTTACTAAACTCAATGCAATAGCAGGAGACTATCTACAAGTAACAGCAGTTGAAATTGAATCATATCAAGGAGAAAATTTAAAGTTTATTATCACAACTGACTCTCCAGAATATTCTTTGATGAACGAAAGTGGTATTAAAAATGCATGGTGGTTAGAAAAATCACCACGTTTTTCTAACTTTACCACTAAAAACTTGACATGGGACGATCTTGGCTTTAAAATAGACAACACACATGACAAGTTTAAAATTATTAAAGGTGGCATATGATCACTAACGAATATGGTCAAGTAAGTTTTGATAATCAAGAATTACTGTCAATGTTGTATGTTGGTCAAAATATTGATAATTGTAGGCCAATTGATGAACACGAACAATCATTGCACCAACAACATGCTAACTTGTTTGAAATTGCACAGTTAAACTTAGCACCTATGCCAAGTGTGTCTGCTGTTGATTATCATGGAGCACAATCCAGCAATTGGAAAATGCCCGATGAATACAAAACACTTGATATAGAAAAATTGTTGATGCAGAAACTTGTTACCAAAGGACTTGATACACCACAATACAAACAAAGAGTGTCAGAAGAACTAGAAGAATATAGTAATAGAAACATGACCAATGCACTGCGTTTTTTACACTATTTGATTAATACCTGCACAGAACATAATATTGTTACTGGCATAGGAAGAGGATCTTCTGTGAGCAGTTTGGTGCTTCATTTGTTAGATGTTCACCACATTGACCCAATTAAATACAATTTGAACTACAAGGAATTTTTGAGATAGGAGAAAAACATGCCAAGAAAAATACCAGGAAAAAAAGTTCATTACTCAATGCAAGGCAAAGCAGTTGACTTCGATGCTATTAGAGTCAAGCATGAAAAAGCGATAGCAGTAGGCAACGTAAATGTTAATGCTAGAGGTGATGAAATAGGCAAAGGTGGCAAAATCATTAAGAAGCGTGATGAGAAGTAAAGATGCCAACTAGAGTACAAGGAAAAATTAAACCACTTAAAAAAAGAGTGCTTGTATCCAACATGCACTTTGGAATGCTTACAACCAAGTCAGGAGTTATTTTGCCTGACAACGATGGAACAGCGGCTGGGACACATCCCCGTTGGGCTAAAGTGTATGCAATTGGGCCAGATCAAAAAGACGTTGAGGTCGGCAAATGGGTGTTGATTGCACACGGCCGTTGGACAAGACAAGTATGGTTAGATCAAGGCGATACAGATGTTGATGTAAGAATGGTTGATGAAAATGATATTTTGTTAATCACAGACCATGAGCCAGATGTTAACACAATTACTGCTCCATATAAAGAATAATCATTAGACAAACTTGTTTAAAACTGTTATACTAAAAGTATGAATACACTTTGGGTAGAAAAGCATCGTCCTGACACACTGCAAGGATATGTGTTTCGAGATGACGCACAGAAAAAACAAGTAGAACAATGGGTCTCATCAAAATCCATTCCACATTTATTATTTTCCGGTGCTCCTGGCGTTGGCAAGACAACACTGGCTAAAATATTGCTGAACTTGTTGGAAGTTGAAGCCACAGATATACTTGAGATAAATGCATCTCGAGAAAATTCAGTTGATGTTATTCGTGACAAGATCACAAACTTTGTCCAAACTATGCCATTTGGTGAATTCAAAGTTGTTTTACTAGATGAAGCAGATTACATATCCCCAAATGGACAGGCGGCATTGCGTGGCGTTATGGAAATGTATCATCAATCAGCAAGATTCATACTGACTTGCAACTATCCCAACAGGGTTATTCCTGCACTGCATTCAAGATGTCAAGGATTCCACATTGAGAAAATAGACAAGACAGAATTTACTGCACGTGCGGCAGAGATATTGGTTGGTGAAGGCATTGAGTTTGAACTAGACACACTAGACACATACGTCAAAGCAACATATCCTGATCTTAGAAAGTGTATCAACACACTGCAAATGAATTCAGCAGATGGCAGTTTACAAGCACCTAACACAGCAGATGTTGGCGAACAAGACTACAGGATAGAAATGGTTGAACTGTTCAAAGCAGGCAAGATTACGGAAGCAAGAAAACTGTTGTGTTCACAGGCACGTCCAGAAGAGATGGAAGACGTCTACAGATGGATGTATGACAACATTGAAATATTTGGCGACACAGAAGATCAACAAGATGAGGCCACACTTATTATCAAACAAGGTATAGTGGATCATTCTTTTGTAGCAGAGGCAGAAATAAATCTAAGTGCAACATTAATTAAACTTGCAAGAGTTAAAAATGGCTAAAACAAAATATCTCATTTGCAACTACATCATGGTTCCTAAAAATCCATCTGTCACATCAGTGCCTAATTGGCAAAAAGATCCTGACAATGTTCAATATGACGAACAAGTGTTCTTTGATTCAAAGATCAGAACCAAAGACGAAAGTGCTTCTGTAATTATTAACCTTGAAACTAAGACAATAGAAAAAAATAGATTAGATTCAAAACTAACTTATGACCAATTGCACGATTATTTTTACAAAGCATACAAGCAATACATGGATCCTGTGCTTGCCGCTCTCAATCAAGCTTCATCATAAATCTTTAATGCTTCAGTTACAGCTTTGTGCCTTACAATATCTTCACCCATCAATTGCACATTAGTGATATGACGTGAATGACTGCGCCAAAGTTTGTGCAAGAAGTCAGCCATGCCATTGTTTTTGCCACGATCCGTTTGATCAAGGTCACCTGTGATCACCAGTTTAGAGCCTTCTCCTATTCTTGTTAACAACATTTTAAATTGGTTAACTGTGGTGTTTTGCATTTCATCAGCAATGATATAAGAGTCTTCAAAAGTTCTACCACGCATAAAAGCTAGAGGTGCTATTTCAATTTGTTCCTCACGGATCATTCTGTTGACCCTGTTTATTGTGTAATTTTTATGAAATATGTCTACAAGTGGTCTAGTCCATGGCTCCATTTTGCGTTGCAGTGATCCTGGAAGAAAACCAATTTCTTCATCAGCACCCACTACAGGTCTGGTAATAACTATCTTTCCTATCTTTTGCAGTTTCATTAGATCAATGCCATTTTGGGTGGCTAAAAGCGTTTTTCCGCACCCTGCAGGGCCATGTGCGATAACAATAGACTTTTTATCGTCTTTCAACATATTCCAATATTTGTGTTGATTTGCTGATCTTGGTTTTACTTCATGTCGTGAGTAATCGTCACGAAGGTCGTCAAAGGATAAGACAGTTTTGTGTTTCATTACGTTCTCCGAGTGTTTGTGTCTATGCGAATGCATATAAAAATATTTAGGTGTTTTAAAATTAACTAAAGTATGCACATAATATCTTTGCATGGCGTTGTGTGTCATGCAATAAATACAACACAATGATTGATACCCTCGATATAATACGCAATGTAAAGAAGATATACGCCTCAGATGCAGTTGTTAAAACAATTGTGAACATGGAAAAAGTAATTGACGATGTGAACTTGTATGCTTACAAGAATTGGTCTTTAGGCGAACTAGTAGACGGACCGCATGTGACCAAATATGACACCACTGCAACCTTTATGTGGGAACAAGATTCCATGCCAGATCCAGATGCTGGCAAAAGAATATTGAACATAGGCGGCAAAGTGCATTACAAACGTGATATCAAAATGACTCCAAGAAAGATTGAGTCCTATTCTGATTATAGACCAGGTACTAGAAAAGCCAAGTTAGAGGAGATTCCTGTTTGGTTAGTAAAAATTACACTGCCTAATCAAATCATTGAAGACTTTAATGCAGAAACTCAAGTTTCAAAAACAGTGTCAGGTGTTGCTGTAGACCAATCACAACAGGATGCGGCAGAACTATGAAATCAATAAAAAATTTAGAAATGCAAAATCACGTCAGTGAACTTATCACTATTGATAACTTTCAAGCAAAACTAGGCAATGACGAAGATGTGTCAGTTGTAAAGTTTCAAACAGACAACAAATCAGTTGCAGAAGACCTTGTGCATTTTATAGAAACAGGTTGCTCATTTGTGCTTGATGCTGACAACAGTCCTGCAAAAAATGAAGACGGCAGATACAATATATTTGTTGAACTAGAACGTAATGACGATTTGCCAAAAAAGATTATGGAGCTGGTAAGAGATATTGAACAAGTGTCTGGCATGCTACCATGGAAATTTAAATTTCACAAAAAAGACAATGAATACTCACTCAGTGAAGAAACATTATCCGTGATAGTGCCAACATCATCTTCACAATACAAATTTTTAACCGACGACAACATTGAAGAAGACATCAAATCCTTTTTTGAATCATCCTCTATACTACACAGAAGGATCAAAGGTAAACAGTTGACATTAAAAAAAGCATTTACCAATCATGAAATGGTGATTGAATCTTTCAATAGAGATGTGCAAGGCACATACAAAATTGACAGAGAATCCAATGAACAAGCCTCTTATCTCAATCATTGGCTAGGCGGCGGATACTCAGTTGTAAAAGTTGATGATTTATTTAAAATAACTAAAGGCACCAAGTCAATACTTGCAAAACTAAAGGAGTTTTAAGATGGCATCTGAAAATTGGATTAAATCACTAGAAGCAATACTACATCATGAAGGCGGTTACGTCAATCATCCAAAAGATCCTGGAGGAGAAACCAATCTAGGTGTTACCAAAAGAGTGTATGAAGATTTTGGTGGCAATAAAGACATGAAAGAATTAACAAGAGAAGACGTAGAGCCAATTTATAAAAAGAATTATTGGGACCGGGTCAAAGGAGACCAATTACCAGCAGGACTAGATCTTTGTGTATTTGATTTTGGCGTCAATGCAGGCACAGGCAGAGCTGCCAAATATCTACAAACACTTATTGGCACAGTCGCAGATGGCGGTATTGGTCCTAACACACTTAAAACACTTGACTCTTATGTGGAAACTCATGGAGTAAAAGAAACAATAGAGAATTATCAATCAGAAAGACAAAAATATTATGAGAGTCTTTCCACATTTGATACATTTGGTAGGGGATGGACTAGAAGAGTCACTGAAACTACTGCAATGGCTCTGTCAATGATGAAATAATGTTCGGCACTTTTAAACTTGTGATGGTAGGCATCTTGGTCAGTTCACTGGCAGGTGCAGGATTGTATGTTATGAAACTGCGATCTGATAACGCAATTTTAAAAGCAAATCAAATCAAACTTGAAGAAGCTGTATCATCACAGCAAGAAGTCATTGCACAGCAAAAAGCAGACTTTGAAACAATCATGTCTGCAAATAAAAAATTACAAGACACCAGAGACATACTGAAAGCAGAACTCCAAAACTTAGATGACAAGTTTAATAAAACAAATGCTTCAGGCAAGAAACGTGACATAGGTGATTTAGCTGTCAATAGGCCATCATCAGTCGAACGTGTAATAAACCGTGCCTCAGACAATGCACTACGTTGTGTAGAAATTGCCATGGGATCACCACTTACAGAAAAGGAAATAAATGCAGTCAAGCCAAGTGAAATCAATTCTGAATGTCCTTCCCTTGCTAATCCTAACTACGTTCCTGCTCAGTAGTTGTAGTTCAGTAAAGCAGTTAGAAGTATTCAAAACAGAAGTGCCACGTGCAAAGTTAGACCTACCTGATCCTGAAGCTCCAAAAATCGATGATCTAAATTGGATTATAATCACTTCAGAAAACGCAGATGAAGTGTTTGCAAAGTTAGAAGAAAAAAATATTGACCCTGTGTTGTTTGGCCTCACAGATGATGACTATGAAACACTGGCAGTGAATTTTGCACAGATCCGTGCATACATGATCAAACAAAAACTCACACTTGATCAATATCGTGAATACTACGAATTAGAACCAACTGAATAATGAATGTATTCGTTTTATACTCGCCAGGAACAGGCGGTAGCCACTTAGCTAATCTCATATCAACTGATCCAAATTTGAATAGTAGGTGGAGCAAAGATGATTACAATAAGATGGATGATAACGCTCACACCTCTAATGCAAATCTTTCTAAGCCAATTGAAACTTGGTATAACAAAAACAACAAAAACGTATTTTGCTCACACCTAGGAGAATTTTTATGGTGGAGAGAAAGATATGGACCACAAATTCTTGGAAGAAAATCCTATCAGATTGTTTCCCTCTACAATAACATTGACTTTCCTAAACGCCATAGATTTCCAAGACTACTCGAATGGTATCAATGGGAATACATATATGCTGAGCAATGCGAACTCTACAAAAGACAAAACTTAAGACAAATTCTTAGTGACAAAAACTTATATCATGTGCCTTTGAGTGATCTATGTGATCACGACATAGAAGTTTTTTTGAAAACACATCTCAAACAGTTTAATTGTGATGTGGAATTATGTAAATTTGCACACAAACAATGGATGGAAAAACTTGATATAATTGGATCATAACGGAAATAAGTATTAATATGTGGGAAATGATAGAAAGAATGGCTGCCGATCGTTTGTGGATATACACAGCTTTGATTGGATCGTTGTTTGGATTGGCGTTTTCCACTTATTTTAAATCAACACGCATAGGACTTTGGCTGTATGCAAAATTTGACACAGCCGTTGATTATCTTGTGGATCGCTGGGGTTGGACATGGCTTCAACAGCCTGTAGATGCATGGCGTAAAAAATATCCATATGTAACAAAGAAAATTGATGAACTTGAAGCACGCATCAAAAAATTGGAGAAATAAAATGATTGATTGGATTAAAAACAAAATAAAAGCAAAAGACAGTTTACACGGAGCAGGCATCATCATTGCTTGTCTACTAATAATTGCTTTTGGATCAATGGCAAAAATACTTGCATATGTTGGCATTGCTTATGGATTATGGCAAATTGCTAAGAAAGATTAAATATTAATATGCGTATTGAAGACGACTCAATCACAGAAGATAAAATTATAACACCAGCAGACGGTGGCACAGCATCAAAAAAAGTGCAAGTTGAACTAGAAGTAGACACTTCTGTCAAAGATTTGGGTCCAAATCCTTATGCAAAATTGATTCATCTTGCTCGTGCCGTGGACTCATGGAGAATATTTCCAAGAGTATTCATTACCACATATATCATTTTATTATACAAATGTGTGATATGGTACATGGCACTTGAAACGCCAACCCTAGAACAGTCAGGACTTATCTCAATTGTGGTAGGTGCTGGTGCGGCATGGTTCGGTCTCTACACAGGCTCATCAAAAAAACACGACAAATAACTGTTGTCAATTGACAAATCAACATTATATAATATACTATGGCTATGGATCCATATCAAACTCTAGGTGTTGACCAATCTGCAGACGATCAGCAAATAAAATCAGCATTCAGAAAACTTGCTGTAAAGTATCATCCAGATAGAGGTGGTGATGAGTCCAAATTTAAAGAGATCAATGAAGCATATGACAAAATAAAAACCAACCAAAAACGCCAACAGTATGAAGCGTCTAAAAGATTTGGCGGAGATGGTTTTAATTTTAATTTTTCACAAGGTGATTCTTTAGACATGCAGGATATGTTTGCACAATTTTTTGGTGATGGCTTTAGACAATCAAAGAATTATAGAAGACAACCGCCAAATAGAAATATACAAATTGGCATTGAAATCACACTTGAAGATGTTTACTATGGAAACAGCAAACAAGTGCAGATTGATCAGATCAACAAAGGCATCGAAATAAAAATTCCCAAAGGCATCGCCAGTGGACAAAGTATAAGATACAAAGGTTTAGGCCTACAAAACAATCCAAACATGCCTGCAGGTGATCTACTATGCAAGGTGCATGTGAGACAGCATGAACTGTTTGCGAGAGATGGGTTAAACTTATACGCGGAAAAATCCGTTAGTGTATGGGACGCCATTAATGGAACCACTGTGCAAATGCCAACCATAGAAGGGAAAAATTTAACTGTCAAAGTGCCACAAGGCACTCAACCTGGCAATGTAATGAAAGTTGCTGAGCATGGATTAATAAATGCAGGTGGCAGAGTTGGTGATTACTTTATAAAAATTAATGTTGCTATACCAAAAAATTTAACCAAGGAGGACAGAGATGACATCGATCGAATCTCCAAAAAGTATTCTTAAACTTAACTTAGAAGGGCATCCTTCACTGTTGCAAAAGATTGAACACACTGATATCACACAGGATTTAGAGTGGGACAAAATTTCAAATCTCATGCATGACACTATGAAACAAGCAAATGGACTTGGTCTAGCTGCCAACCAAGTGTCTGTAGGCATAAGAATGTTCACGATGTGGGGCAACAAAACATTTATCAATCCAAAGATTGTTGAACGTTCTCAAGAAACACAACTGCTTGAAGAAGGTTGTTTGTCTTTTCCAAATTTATTTTTGAGAATATCAAGGGCGAAATCAATTTTGGTTGAATATTATGACGAAAAATTAGTCAAATCAGTTGACAGATTCGAAGATCTATGGGCACAATGTATACAGCATGAATTAGAACATTTAGATGGTGTATTGTTCATTGACCATGTCAGTAAATTTAAATTAAAAAGAGCAAGGGAGAAACAGAGTAAAACAAATGATACAAGCAGACGATAGATTAAAAGGGTTATTTGATGAAGCAATTAAGATTGCTCGTAAAAACAATCACGAATACATCACATTAGAACATCTACTATCTGTGCTGTTGTTACAGCCAGAAGTTGTTGATATGGTCAAAGATAAACCAACAGTAAAATATGATCAATTGTTAAAAGACTTAGCAGATCATATTGGTAACAAAATGAATGATGTAAAAGTAAATGAAGATGTGTATCCTAAAAGAACACAGGCCACTGAAAGATGTGTTAATCGTGCATTTACCACAGCCATATTCCAAGGCACAGAAATGGTTAATGTATTTCATTTGCTGAGTTCAATATATTCTGAAAAGGAATCCTACGCCTATTATTACTTAGAAAAAAACTTCTTTCCAAAACGTATCGTAATTGATCACATGACTGATGTTGGCACAGAAAACATGGAAGAACAAAAAGTGTCCTCTAAGCAAGCCAGTAAGATTTTAAAACAATACACAGTGAATCTCAACGAACAAGCCAAAGCACAAAAAACATTTCAATGCATTGGAAGACAAGATGTGGTTGATGAGATCACTCTGGTATTAGGAAGAAAAATTAAAAATAATGTTATCATGATAGGTGATCCTGGAGTAGGAAAGACTGCTGTGGCAGAAGGACTTGCACATATGATTGTGAATGGAAAAGTGCCAGATGTGATCAAAGATCACATTATATATTCTGTAGACGTTGGATCATTGATTGCAGGATCCAAGTATCGTGGTGACTTTGAAGAACGTTTAAAGGTGTTGCTAGGAGTGTTAGAAAAAAACAACAAAGCTATCATGTTTATTGATGAGGCTCATATGATGCATGGAGCAGGAGCTGGCGGACAAGGAGGAGTTGATCTTGCTAATTTACTAAAGCCACATTTGGCGAGAGGCGATTTAAAAGTAATAGCATCAACCACTTGGGAAGAATATCGCAAACATTTTGAAAAAGATCGTGCCTTGATGCGTAGATTTGCAAAAGTCAACATTGAAGAGCCTTCAGTTGAACACGCCAAACAAATAATGATTGGACTAAAGGATCAGTTTGAAGCATTTCATAATGTAAAAATTACTAACACATCTATTGATGCTTCTGTGGATTATTCTGTAAAATACATTACTGACAGGCAACTGCCAGACAAATCAATTGACGTTTTGGATAGGGCATGCTCAAAGGCAAAAATATTTGATGCCTTTAGAGATGTCGAAGTCAAAGATGTTCAAGAACAAGTTGCCAAGATATCAGGTGTCAAGTTCGAGTCTATTGTGCAAACTAAAACAGAATCACTGGAGAACCTAAACACAAATATTAAAACGCAAGTGTTTGGACAAGATGAAGTAGTGGATAAATTAGTGGACACAGTTTTGGTTGCACAAGCAGGATTGAAACAGGAAAATAAACCAATTGGATCTTTTTTGTGTGTTGGGCCAACAGGTTGTGGCAAAACAGAAACTGCTAGGAGATTGGCTGATGGAATGAACATCCCACTTATAAAATTTGACATGTCAGAATATCAAGAAAAACATGCGGTGGCAAAACTGATTGGTGCGCCTCCGGGATATGTTGGATATGATGACGGTGCCACAGGCTCTGGTCAATTGGTAAATGAATTAGAAAAACATCCTAATGCAGTGATATTGTTTGATGAAGTTGAAAAAGCACACAGAGATGTGATGACAATATTGCTACAGGCAATGGACGATGCTGTGATTACTGCATCCAACGGTAAAAAAGTTAGATTGAACAATTCAGTGATATTAATGACATCAAACTTAGGTGCAGAAGACATGCAGGCTAACACACTTGGATTTATGGATAACACCACTCATGATGGTGAAGTAGACATCAACTCATTCTTTTCACCAGAGTTTAGAAACAGGCTGGATGCTGTGTTAAGATTTAAAACATTGTCCAAAGAAGTCATGACAAACATTGTTGAAAAGTTTGTTCAACAACTGGATAATCAAGTGAATGAAAAAGGAATTGCAATTAAATTAGATGAAACTGCAAAAACACAACTCATAGAAGAAGGGTTTGATGAAAAAATGGGTGCTCGTCCACTACAGAGAGTTATCAACAACAGAATCAAACTGCCACTATCAAAGAAGATATTGTTTGAGTCGTTGCAAGATATTGCACTTACTATTTCATACAACAAAGACAAAGACGAATTCGTCATAGGAGAATAAATGAAATCAAAAATTATTGAATATATGATCAAAAACAATTATGTAACGAACAATTGCATGGTGAATGCCACAATAAATGCTCCAGGCATAGGAGGACAACCGGTCATAGTAACCAAAGATCTGTTGTATGAAGATTGTGCTCAAACACCCAAAGGCACTGTTTACATCAAAGGCTGTGATCCAGAAAATCTACATGAATACATCATAGGAGCATCTAAAGTGCATCAACTTAATGGCATGGATGAAGCAACGATCACAAGACTCTATCCAGAGATGCAATAAATATACGCATGCCAACAGTATCAACAACAGTGCAATCACAAGTCGACGCATCAGATTCAACAGCCGCAACAGTGTCAGATAAAGTCAAAGCAGACGGCTACTTTGGAAATGCAGACGGACTTCATACAGTGGCATACATTTGTTCGTCTGATTTTGTAGGAACAATTAAAATGCAGGGATCTTTAGCAACTGATCCTGACAATGCTGTTGATTGGTTTGACATAGACGACACAGAAGTAGGAGATGGTTCATCTGTGGTTGCTACCACATTCAAAAACTTCACTGGCAACTTTGTGTGGTTAAGATCTTCAGTGACTGTTACCACAGGATCTGTAACCAAAATCCAATTAAACTTTTAGTATGAGCAACATTGTTTGGTTGCACGTGGAATCCACCACAAGATGTAATGCTTGGTGTCCTTTTTGTCCACGCAACAATCAAGGTTTTGGTCTTGCATCACATGTGCAAATAACAGATCTAAATCTCAAAAGATTACAACAAGTGGTTGAAGACAGTCCTAGTTTGCACACAATTCAGTTCTGTGGTAATCTTGGCGATCCTTTGGCAGCCAAAAATTTTGACAAACAATTGGAATGTGTATTAAATTATGACAAAATTACAAATGTCACTGTAAACACAAACGGCAGTCTAAGAACAAAACACTGGTGGAAGCAGTTGGCAGAAAAAACCAAACACATTAATCTTGAAGTATGGTTTGCCATTGACGGCACTGAACAAAATCACAGCTATTACAGGCAAGGCACAAGTTATAACAAAATAATTCAAAACGCAGATACGTTTATACAATCTGGAGGGAGAGCTATATGGCAATTTATTATGTTTGCACACAACAAGGATGATGTGGTTGAGTGCTATAACTTGTCACAAGAAATGAACTTTGCTGATTTTAAAGTGCTTAAAAATATCAGAAGTGACAAAAAAAGTTATCATTACAAGACAGGCCAAGAACTTGCTATCAAAAATGTTGGTTTTGATAATTCTCTAGAAACATTTGCAAGTGATCCTGGTGTCACTGTGTTTGAAAAAAATTGTATGCACCTAGCATATCCTAGCATGTATCTGTCTGCATATGGCAACCTACATCCATGCTGTTATGTTTACAACAAGTCATACACTCCTGAAGATATCAAACATACGTTTGAAACCAAAAAGTTTTATCCAAAATGTTTAAAGCATTGTGGTACTCAGATCAAAACCCGTTAAAAAAACCTTTCTATAACTATTTGCATGAGTTATGTATCAGGCAAAGTGTGGGGAACCACAGAACTAGTTGAACGCAACGGTGTGCTTGAGTTTCACAGAATCGTTACCAAAGCAGGTGGCGTGTGTTCTAAACATTTACATGAATACAAATGGAATGGATTCTTTGTAGAATCAGGATCGCTGTTAATCAGAGTGTGGCAAAAAGACTATGATCTCTGTGATGAAACTGTGCTCAAAGCAGGTGACTACACCAAAGTAAAACCAGGACTGCTACATCAATTTGAATGTTTGGAAGATGCTGTGGCATATGAACTGTACTGGGCAGAATTTCCAGAAAAAGACATCTGCAGAGATACTGTTGGTTTTCAAAAATAACACATTGACACAATGTTTATTTGTAGTAAAATAAATGTATGCAAGATGATATTAAAATACACTGCACTGACAATGATCAGTTAGTGGAAGCACGAATAGTCAATCACACAGACGGATGGTTGACTGTGGCCCTACAACCAGGTGACATCAAACTGGATATGAAAAAAACCAAACCAGGATTATATGTAGGAAATAAAAGTGGATACGAATTTACCTATAAAACATAGTGTCAACTTTAGTGTAACTTACACCCACAATTGGATCAAACATCCATTGTATTTGGAAATATTGGTCAACGATCATTCAATCAATCTAGATGTGTCTGGCCATACACACAATACACTTAACAAAAAAGTGATACTAGCCAAACACAATGTAATAAAATTTAGGTTATTCAACAAAGACCACGATAACACTGTGGTCAACGACGCTGGACAGATTGTTGAAGATTCATTCATTACACTACAAAAACTTGTGATTGACGAAATCAACCTAACACAGATTCTCGAAAGATCTTCCACCACAGGATTGTATCAAAATGCCACCACAGAATTTGCATTTGATATGCCTATAGAGCAGTGGTTACTGGAGAAACTTTTTTAATAAATAATTTATCATGCATGACGAATCCTTGAGCACAGCAGTTACAGAATATCTTTTCAATGATGATGACATGTATAGAAGGCATTTTGTGCCCATGCAACAATACATGCGTAAAAATCCAAACAATCAATCACGTGTCATGGAACTTGTTGATAATGCATGTATGAAGTTCAGCAAAGCGTCTAAAGTGCCTTATACTGCAATCACACCAGAACTTAAAAAGCAAGTTGCTATAAATGTATATCAAGAAATGATTGACGATGAAACTCACAGAAGTAGAACATAGCACAGCGGCATTTGTCTTTGGTAGATTTAATCCTCCCACAATAGGTCATAAAAAATTGTATGACAAACTTGCATCTGTGAGTGACGTGCATTTTGTATTTGTGTCGCCTACACAAGACAACAAGAAAAATCCATTATCAAGAAATCAAAAGATTGCAATTATAGACGCACAGTTTCCAGAAATGGCAGATAGAATAATCAATGACACCAGCATTAGAACAATCATTGATGTGATGAAGTTTTTAGAAACAGCAGGACACAAAAATGTAACCATGGTTGCTGGCAGTGACAGAGTCAGTGCATTTGAAGATTTATTAAACAAATACAATGGCAAAGAATACACATTTGACACCATCAATGTTGTATCAGCAGGCACAAGAGATCCAGATGCAGACACATTAGAAGGTGTATCAGCATCCAAGGCACGTGAAGCCGCAGTGCAAGGAGACTTTGATGGCTTTGCCACAATGTTTGCTGGCTCTGAAGATACCAAAAGAAAAATTTACAACACCCTAAGACAAGCCATGGGCATTAAAGAATCACTGAAAGACTACATCAAACAGGTGGAAACCAAAGAAGCACCACGTGGCACATATTTTACCAAGACAGGTAATCTTGTCAAAGGAAGATTGAGCAAAGCGGCTAAGGCACGAGGCGCTAGAGAAACTGATCCCAAAGACAAACAAAGATCAAATGTGCCGCCAGTAACGCAACGTAATCCTGAAGAAGCTGCCGGTGTTGGTATTGTCACCAAACAGAATACCACAGCAGATGTTAACAAAAAAACATTGGGCAAGATTATGAAAGCATTGCGTTTAAAATGATACTGTATGAACTAGAAACCACGGTTAAATCGCCTATATTATATGTTGACATGGACGGTGTGGTTGCTGACTTTTATGGACCATTTAACCAAATGGCAGGAGTGTCATCCTGGAAAGATGCATCCAAAGACACTGTGAGTAAGGTGTTGAGAGACATTGCCAAACAAAAAGATTTTTGGATTAACCTTGATGTGTTGTCAGATGTGCCCAAGTTGATGTCTGCAATAAAAGTTTTGTTCAATGGACAATACAAAATACTTTCCAAAGCATTAGCCGGTGATAAACGTGTGGTTACACAAAAAAAACAATGGGTGCAAACCAATTTACAACCACAACCAAATGAAGTTATCATAATGACAGCCACTGGAGACAAAGGCATGTATGCAAAACAGGCAGATGGCACACCAAATATATTAATAGATGACTTTGGCTACAACATCAAGAAATGGCAGTCTGCAGGCGGAATAGGCATCCAGCATACCAATGGCACGGTAAATAATACAGTGAAACAATTACAGGCAGCGTCAAAAAATGAGACTACACGAGATTAATAATAATATATCTGAAAGCATGAGTTTTCATGCATACAAAAAAAATCCAGGTGAAAACTATTTCAGCATGGTCACTGGTGACGAAGACAGATATCAAGATGCTGTTTATGATCGTGGCTTCGACGGTGATCCCAAAGATTTTGCTAATCCAAAATACAATCCAGAACATGCACTTAATCTATCAAATGTTAATGCAGGAGAAGTGTTTGATGCACTAGGTTATGATGTGTATAGCGGCAGTATTCCTATAGATGAATTCATTGCCCGTGCAACACAATGGTTGCAAAAGAACATAGGCAAACCATCCGCGGCGCAGGATGCTGAAGTTGAAAAAATGCCAGGAGGCATGACTAGTATATCCGGCGGCAAGCGACAAGGTTACTTCAATGATGTTATCATGCGTATGAACAAGATTGCACGTGATGGCAAGGCCATGGGCGCCACACACGTGGGTGCTAACTAATAACTTTTTTGCATAGCTGTTATGCACACAATCCTGCCAATTTTGCAGTAAAACACATGTAACAAAAATTAAATATATGTGTACATGAAAAAAATATTTTTATCAGTTATTATAACTTACCTACTTACTTTTAATACTTTGACAGCACAAGATGACAAATGGCACGCAGGCGACTTTGCCAGAGTGGTGTCCATGTGTAATACATCTAATGTGTTGGAAGTAATGGCAGACTTGATGGCGGAAAAGACCAAAGAAGATGATGAACTGGCTGATCAAGTATGGTATTCTGCATTGCAGTTAGGCGAATGTGTGTTTGACGGCAGTTACAGATATACTGTGCAACTGGTCGAGAAACTTGCTGTGTATCCTGATTTGTATGGTGACAAACAAAATGGAGAACTGTGGCAGGCCACTGTGATGGGGCCCACTGGAAGATTAGTCTCTGTGTATGTTGGTTTGCTGGAGAGTAAAGCCTCAGATGGCTTAATCGACCAGTCTCTCAAACCACGCATACAATCTTAATAGTTAAATACACGCATGCGATTACAAGAGTTCGCCAAAATGGGTTACAGTAATTCGACTCTGCGTTATCCTTACAGGGTAAAGACCAAAAATGGTAAAGTTGTGTTGGTCAAAGACCCAAGCAAAGGACTTAAAAAATGAGATACACTGACATAGGCACAAGAATCAACGAACAGAATCGCACTTGTAATAGAGGCGATGCTCAAGAAGTTGTGTTGGCGTGTGCAGTTTATTTTAGGTTATTACAAAACAAACCAATCACTGAACAACAATTAGTTGCTTTTTTAACCAAACTTCCTAATGTTACTCCTATTCAAAGACAACAGAAAACTAAACAGGATGTTTTTAACCTTATGGTACAAGCAAAACAAGACGTAATTGATTGTGTTATTGATAAGTCTAATTACATGGGTGGTATATTCACAGGCATAACAAAGCAAGCAATCAATTATGCAAATGCACAAATTGTTGAGCAAGTAGAGTTTATTCACAACAATAAAAGAAAAGATTCTGTATCTATTGATGTTGTAGGCACACAGGGTGCAAAGATTGACATGTCAGCAAAGGTAACTTATAAAGACAATGAAGGCAACGAAATAACTGAACCTTTATCTAGACTAAATTTAAGTCTCAAAGTGGCTAGCAAAAAATTCGGACAAGCATCAGGATTTGGTAAAGTTCCATTTACTAAACTGTTTGGGATTCTTGGCTTTTCCAATGAGGTGCAGTCAGTTATTGCAAAGCATGAAAAAAAGTTTAGTCAGTTTGAACAAATGCGTAAAAATGATACACTACAAGCAATTGAAATTGGCAAACCTGTAGTTGCAGACATATATTCAACAATGACTAGAATAATGAAAAAAGCGTTTGCAAATGAACGCACAGATGAGAAAAAAGAATACAAGTTGTTAGGTAATCTAGCAAATGCAATACAAAAAGAATTTGTAGGAGATGACGACTTTGTTGACGTTGTTGAATTCGACGACAAAGGATACAATGTCCTTTCAGCCAAATCTATTAAGGAACTAAAGAAAGCCATAAAATCTTCAGAGATTGATGTGCGTTATATCCAAAAAGCAGTGAATCCTTCTATACAAGTGTTTGATAGAATATCTAAAAAACTAATTTTTGAAGTGAGATCTACCTTTAACAAGTATGGATATCTGCGTAACTTCCTTGATCAAGGCCCATTTATGAGCAGTTTCAAGGCTCGCTTCTAATAAATACTCACATGTCAGTAGATAAGAATTCAGTTAGTTACATGAAGCAGGCTCTTAATGCGATTAATTTAGTAGAAGAGCCAAAAACATATCAAGAATACTTGGATCAGCAGACAGAAGATGGTCACACAGACACAGATTCTATGCAGGCCAAAACAGCACAAATAGCCAAAGATGCTATGGCGCTGTATCAAATGTTCAAAGACAGACCAGGCGGTGAAAACTTAGACACTTGGTTGACCAACAAGATTGCTGTTGCAGCTGAGAAATTAACATCTGTCAAAAATTATCTGCAAAATCCAACACAGGATGAACCAATGGAAGATGATCTAGAAGAAAAGCATGGTGGCGAACACAGCACCACAGGAAGATCAATGACCAAAGGCGAAATGGACAAAAGAGAAAAGGTTGTAAAGTCAATGAAATCAGACAAAGCAGGTTTCAAAAAACGATACGGTAAAGATGCTGATGCAGTGATGTATGCCACAGCAACAAAAATGGCAATGAAGGATGACACACAATCCATAGGAGAATCAACAATGAACGACAACAAAAAACAGAAACTGAGTGAGGGCATCAGTATTCAGACAGACACACTGGAAGATCAAATTGCTCTTATGGCTATCTTAAAGAATGCAGGACTTGACCCACAACAGATGAATATCCAAAACAAACCCTCAATGGATGCACCTGCTATGGACATGAATCCTGATGCACCAGACATGGATGCACCTGACATGGATGCACCTGAGCCAGAAGCAGAAGCATATGACAACGAACCAAATGAAAAGTTTTTAGACAAAGACGATTATGAACTCAAAAGAAATGTAGTGCCAAACAAAGACATGGGACCTTCAGCGGCATCAAGAGGCGACAACCCACTGCCAGAAGATGCAGAAGTTGATGAAGCCAAACATGGCAAGCCTGACTACTTAGACTTTGACAAAGATGGCGATAAAAAAGAGCCAATGAAAAAGGCACTCAAGGACAAAGAAAAAAAGAAATCAGAAGATTCAGATTCAGACACAGATTCTTTAATTGCTGAATTAAACAAACAATATGAATTAATGTTGATTGGTGGCAAACAAGCACAACTAGGATTAACTGCTTCAGCCAGAGTGATTGCAGATGAAAACATGTATGACGGATCACGTTTTGTGGTTGCAGAAGTTGTTGGCAAAGGTCATGAAGGACTTGTTGCTGAAGATGGGGCATGGGAAGGTGACACCACACCATACAGAGTTGCATATCACATAGTAGAAGATGAAATTGTTGGACAAGTAGGAGCTGGTGAAGTTCCATATCTATCCAGAGACGGCAATGGGTCATTTCCAATCAAACACAATTTAAACAACTTGGATCTCAATGATGCAAACTTCTTTGAGAATTATGTTGACGCTGTTGACAAGATCAAAGCCATGTATGAAGATTTAGGTTCTAAACTGTTTGGAGAAGTAACTTCCACATTCGGTGGTTGTGAAATGGTTAGAAATGACTAACAAATACGCAGACACACTCAAAAACATCACCAACAAGTTAGATCTTATTGACCTCACAGCATCACCAGAACGTTCAGGTCAACTCTACAAAGCATTAGATGACATTGCAGCTGAGGCAGAAAAACTTGGTGAAGCAGATGCAAAAAAAATCCTTGCTATCAAATCCAACATCCAAGAAAGTCTTGCAACACTGGGTGCTGAAATCGATAGTGCAGATGATTCATTTACATTTGAAGGATCGAAATATTACATTACAATATCAAAGGCTGGAGAATAAATGAGCGACCTGGATAAAGTTTTAGACCAACTAGTGGCCGGTGATGAAGCGGCTGCCAAAGAAACATTTCATTCAATGGTTGTGCAACAGTCACGTGATGAATTCAACAAGTTGCAACCACAAGCATCTACTGATGCGCCAGTGCAAGAAGCACGTGAATTGGATAGTGCAGACAAAATGGTTTTGGCCAAACTGATGAAAGAGTTAGACGGTTATAAATCAATGGTTGCTGGTGAAACAGATCGAGA